GGTCGCCTAGCCGGAGCGGACCGGCTAGGCGACCGCCAGGGCCGCCTCGGCGGCGGTGCCGCGGATCGCGAGCACCTTGTCCAGGCCGGTGATCCGGAACGTTTTCAGGAGCCGCTCGCAGTCGCAGGCGACCGCCAGCCCGCCGCCTGCCGCGACCGCCCGTTTCAGCGCGCCGACGATCAGGCCCAGGCCCGTGGAATCCAGGAACTCGCAGCCCGACAAGTCGATCACGATCCGGATGTTCCCCGACCCGAGAACTGTGCCGACCCGCTCCCGGAACAGGGGCGCTGTCCACGCGTCCAGTTCCCCGACGACCCCGATCACGGTCACCTCGCCGTCCGTCCGGGCCGTCATCTTCAGGACACCCGGATCTGCTGGCAAAATCGGCATTAGCCCGCACCTCGATTGCGGTCAGGCCCGGTCGCGATGCTGACACACGCGGCCGGGCCGCTTATTTTGCCCCGCCATCTTAAGTGCGGACAGGCACCGTTCGCTTACTGCCCGTAGCCGGATTGTGCGGCTGGCCGGAAATTCCCCTGACGCAAAGGACATCTGGTGACTAGTCACGTCTACGCCCACCCCGAAGGCAAGGGGCTCGGGGAACATCACGCCGGCGAGCACGGAAGGGAACTGCCCGCCGAGATGCGGGACCTCGACCTTCCGCCCGGCACGGAGGCGGACCACATCGCCACCGACGAGGACACGGGCGCGGTGATCCTTGCCTGGACCGACCGGACCGGCACGCCCCGCAACTCGGCGGTGTCGCCGGAGTTCTTCGCCGCTCACTTCACCGAAGGGGAGGCGGTCTAGATGCCGCTCGCAGCAGGCCAGCTTGTCGAGCACGGCGAGCAGATAGCCCTCGAAGCCGTCTTCCGCAAAACCCAGTCGGCCGCGGCGGGCTCGATCTGGCTGGCGCTGATCACCGCCGCGCCGAACGCCACCGACTTGACGATGGCGGCGCTGACCGAGTTCTCCACGTCCGACGGGTACGCCCGGCAGGTGTTCGGCCCCGGCGCCGCGTCGGCCGCTTCCCCCTCGGTGATCTCCAACGCGGGCACCCTGACCTACGGGCCGATCACCACCGCCGGGCCGGGCACGACCACGTGGGCGGTGCTGACTGACGCCGTGTCGGGTACGACCAGCCTCATCCTGGCGGCGTTCCTGCTGGCCAATGCCCGAACCCCGCTCGTTGGGGATAGTTTGACCGCCGCCGCAGCCGCCTTCACTTGCACGCTTTGAGCCGGTTTATGCCATTATGGCCGTCCACCTGATCGAGCCGGTCTCGCCCAGCCTGAACATTCCCCGCGCCTGGCCGTGCGGCGCGATCACCGACCATCTCCAGGCCCTCTGCGGCGCCACCCCCGCGCTCCTGTACAGGCGTATCTGCCTGCACGGGCACGCCCGGGACCTGTACCTGTGCCGCCCCCATGAGCAGTCAGCAGGCAGCCTCATGGCCGCGTGCGCGGACTGCTCAGGGGACCGGACGCACCCGCACCGCTGCCCGGTCGCGCTGGTGCTGCTCCCCGAAGTTCCCGGCCTGATCCGGGCCGCCCGCTGACCGGAATCGCCGGGAGGTAACCGGGTGGCCTGGTCACGCCTGCAGTCCGCCTCCCACACCGTCACCTCCGGCAACGGCACCGTCACCTTCACTGCAGCGAACCTGTCATCAGGCAGCAAGATCATCTGCGCGATCTGCGTGTCCAACTCCTCCGGCGGGGTCGAGCCCGTCACCGCGGTCAAGGACGGCTCGAATAACGCGCTGACCAAGCTCGTCTCGGTAGTCCTGTCCGGTGCCGTTTTCGTCGAAGTCTGGGCGATGGACACCCCCTCCGGCGACGTCGGGACCAAGCCGACGATCACCGCGACGGTCAGCACGAACTTCGGCGTGACCATGCTGGCCCAGGAAGTCTCCGGGCTCCTGGCCGGCAACACCACGGCGATGATCGACGGGACCGGCGGGAAGAACCACGGCACCGCCAGCCCGGCCACCTCCGGCGCCTACACCACCGCCGCCGCGAACGAGTACCTGCTCGGCGTCTACGGCGACCCCGGCGACGGCGTCACCGTCACCAACGCCACCGGGTACACCGCGGACGCCGCCAACGTCAACGCCAACGGCTCCGCGACCCTGTTCTGCTCCTACAAGAACAGCACCAGCGCAGCCGAGTCGGCGTCGTGGTCCCTGTCCGGCTCCGCGGTCGACGGCTGGGAAACCATCCTCGTCGCGTTCCAGCTGGCGTCCGGGGCGACCGCCTGGACGCTGGCCGGGACCGGCACGACGACCTGCACGTCCGCCGGGGCACTGGCCTGGACCGCCGTCCTCGCCGGCACGGCGCCGGCTTCCAGCTCGGCTGCGGGGTCGCTGGCGTGGCGGGCCGCCCTCGCCGGAACCGCGTCGCAATCTTCGTCGTCGTCCGGTTCGCTGGCCTGGTCTGCGGTCATCTCGGGTACTGCGGCAAACTCCCCTGCCGCCACTGGTGCCCTCGCGTGGACTGCGGCGCTCGCGGGCACGGCGTCACCGGTCAGCACGGCGTCGGGGGCGCTGGCGTGGCAGGCCGCTCTCTCGGGCACCGCGGCTCCGTCGTCTTCCGCCGCGGGCTCGCTTGCCTGGACCGCAGTCGTAGCGGGTACCGCCTCAACGGCTTCATCTGCGGCCGGGGCGCTCCCGCTGGTCGCGATCGCCGGCGCGTCGGCTTCGGCATCGTCCGCGGCCGGGTCACTCGCGTGGGCCGCCGCGCTGTCCGGCACCGCTTCCAGCGCCGGTTCCGCATCGGGCAGCCTCGCGTGGTCTGCGGTCATCGCCGGGTCGGCTGCCTCCGTTTCGTCGTCGGCTGGCGCCTTCGCCTGGACCGCGGTCCTGGCCGGGACGGCGTCGTCAGCGTCGTCGTCGGCCGGGGCTCTCGCGCAGCAGATGAGCCTCAGCGGCACCGCGCCGTGCACGTCTGCCGCGGCGGGCAGCCTCGCATGGCTGACCGTCATCTCGGGAACGGGCTCGACCGCCAGCAGTGCCGCAGGCGATTTCGGAACACCCGGATCGCTCGCCGGTACAGCCGCAACCGCTGCAACCGCAACGGGCTCGCTCGCCCAGGCGATGGTCCTGGCCGGGACCGCCGCAACCCCGGGCACGTCCGCCGGCGACTTCACGCAGGCGCTGAGCCTCGCGGGTTCGTGTGCAACGGCCAGCACCTCGGCCGGGTCGCTAGCATGGCTTGCCGTCCTGGCTGGCTTGAGCGCTTCGGCCGCCGCGGCTTCGGGCTCGCTGGCATGGACTGCCGCTATCAGCGGGTCCGCTGCCTCGTCCCCGTCCGCTTCGGGCGCTCTCGCCTGGACCGCCGTCATCGCGGGAACAGCATCGGCGTCGTCTTCCAGCACTGCCGCCCTGTCCGGGCTTGAAGCCCTGGCGGGAACAGCGGCATCGGCGGGAATCGCGTCGGGGGCGCTCGCGCAGATCGCCGCGCTGACCGGGCCTGCCGTCACCGTCTCCGGGTCGGCCGGGGCTCTCGCCTGGACCGCCGCCCTGGCCGGCACCGCTTCGGGCCATTCGGGCACCGCTGCCGCGCTGACGGTCGCGGTCACTCTCGCCGGCACGTCGGTCACGGTCAGCGTGACCGCCGCGGACATCCTGTCCGGCATCTTCCTCGTCGGCGCCGCGGTCACCGTCTCGGCCGCCAGCGGGTCGTTCACCCTCACCTTCACCGCCCTGGTCAGGGCCGGCGGCATCGTGACGGCGTTCGCCGCCGGTCACGTGGTGCAGCAAGCCAGAGCCGGTCCTGTCCGCGGAGAGATTACGGCAGGGGCGGTGACCTAGATGGGCCTTGCCCGCATCGTCTCCACCGACCCGGTGCGCAACGTGCTCATCAGCATGCAGGCACTCGAAGACGACGCCGGGAACCCGCTCAACCCGGTCACGCTCGCGCTTCCGGTGACGGTCGCGTTCGTCCCGGTCGGCCAGAGTCCCGACGCTGCCGTGTTCCTCGCCGCGAACTGGCTGATCGCCGCTGACGGCACGTACCGGGTCCGGTGCCAGATCGGGTCAGGGGCAACCGGGGTGCTCGCGCCGGGGCAGTATCAGCCGTTCGTCCGGGTCGTCACGGGCGGGCAGACCATCACCGTTCCGGCCGCTGACGTGCTCGAAAGCTACTAACCGTGACCGCGCCGCAGCCGCCGGGCGGCGTCCCCTACGTCGACCCGACCGAAAACGTGGTCGCGCTGGTCAAGTCCGCGATGCAGCGCCAGGACGACATGCGCGACCTGGTTGCCTCGCACGCAGCCGAGGTAACGCGCCTCGCCCGCGAGCACGCCGCCGAGATGGCCAGGCTCCGCGATGTGAAGGACTCCGAGCTGCGGCAGGCCGAGACGGCCCGGATCGACGCCATCCGCGCCGTTGACGTGGGCGCGGTGAACCGTGCCGCCGAAGTCGCGGCCACGCAGGCGAGCGCCCTGGCCAACCAGCTCATCGCCACCGCCGAGGCGTCCCGCGTCCAGGTCGCCGCCGCCGCGTCGGCCGCAGTCACCTCCCTCTCCGCAGCCCTTGAGCCGATTCAGAAAGACATCAGGGACCTGCGGGACGCGCAGTCGCGCGGGCAGGGCGGCAAGGAACAGGTCACCGAAACCCGCGAGGTGCGCGGCGAGACCAGGCTGAACCTGGGCGCGGTCGTCGGCATCGCCGTGCTGGCGGTCGCCGTGCTCGGGCTGCTGCTGGCGTACGCGGCGAAGAAGTGACCGGCGTGATCCCGGCAGAGGCGGGAGGGCCCGGTGAGCGCCCTGATCACCGCGGGCATCTCCGCTGCGGCCCTGATCGCCGGCGCCCTGCTGACGTGGCTGACCACGCGCCGTGCCTCGAGCGGCAAGGTGTCCACCTCTGAGGCGTCGGTGCTGTGGGACCAGGCTCAGTCCATGCGCGCCGAACTGGTCGCCGCGCGGGACAAGGCCATCGAGCAGCGGGACCGGCTCATCGAATCCCAGGTCGGGGAAGTGCTGCCGTCGCTGTCCGCCATCTCGACGTCGCTGCGGCAGATCACCGAGAGCCTCGGACGGCTGGAGGCAGGCAATGGCCCGGACTGACCCCGCCGCCGAGTTGCTCGCGAAAGACCGGCGGATCGACGACCTGGTGGCGCAGGCCGAGGCCCTGGTGAGCGACCTGAATGCCACGGTGGCGGACATGCGGCGGATACTCGCGGCGGCGCAGGCGAACGTGGAACGGCAGAAGCAGATCAGCGCGGAAGGGGAGCCTGCGTGACCGATCCGGACGTGGCGGCGCTGACCGCGACCGGTGAGCAGCTCGCGGGCGCGTCACGGCTCCTCGCCGCAGCGATGGACCGGCTGTCCGGGGAGACGGCGGCGCTGCGGGAAAGCTCGGGGCCGTCCGCCGAGGACCTGCTGATCTCCGAGATCGCCATCGCCTTGTTCCATGCCCTCGATGCCGTCGTCGTGGTCGGGGAAGACGGCCTGATCGCGCTGATCAACTCCGAAGCCGAGCTGCTCACCGGCTACCCCCGGTCGGTACTGCGGGGCCAGCCCGTCGAGGTGCTCCTGCCCGAACGGCTCCGCGACCAGCACGCGGAACGGAACCGGCCCCTGTTCATGTCCGAGCCCCGCACCCGGGCCATGGGCGCCGCGCTGGACCTGAGGATGCGGCGCCGCACCGGGGAAGAGGTAGCCGTCGACATCCGGCTTGCCCCGTTCGTCACCAGTCTCGGCATGTTCACCGGGGCATCGATCCGCCGCAAGGTCGCCAGTGCCTAGCCCGGACCCGGTAGCCGAACTCGCCGAGCGGGCCATCAGCATCGCCGGGAAAGCTGCCGCAACGCAGGCCGCGATCGTGAAGCAGCAGGCCAGGAGCAAGAAGGTAACCCGCTGGCTCGCCGTGTCCGTCGCCCTGGACGTCACCCTGTCGATCGTGACGATCTTCCTCGCGGCCGGCCAGATCAGCGTGTCCGACTCCATCCGCAGGACCCAGGTCAACGGCTGCGCGCTCGGCAACGGCTACCGCACCGCCCAGGTCCGGCTGTGGGACCACGTCATCAGCGTGTCAGTGCCGCCGCCGCGCGAGACCCCGGCGGAACGGGCGAGACGGCTGGCGACCGTGCGCGCGTTCCGGGTGTACGTGCACGGCGTGTTCAGGCCGGTTGACTGCGCGAGGCTCTACCGGAAGTGACCGGGACGCGGGGGAAGGCGGGGCGGTGACAGCGAACGGGGTGAGCGCAGTCGCGGCGATCCTAGCTGCCGCAGCCGCTCTCATCGCATCGGTGAACGGGGTCCTGCAATGGCGGCACCGCCTCGAGGACGACCGGCGGTTCGCCGAGATTCACTCCCGGCTCGGCCCGGAAGACGGCCAGTGACCGGGATGCACCGGGGCGGCCGGGCACCTGAACCCGCCGGCCAGCCGCTAGGAAGGGAAGGCCGCGGGATGCTCATCTACGGCGTAGACGTGGCCTCATTCCAGGGCACCCCGGGCCAGTGGCGCGGCGCGGCGGGGAACATCGCGTGGGCTGCGGTCAAGCTCACCGAAGCCGGCCCCGGCGGTTCCCTGTACGTGAACCCGGACGCAGCCGCCGACTGGGCGTATCTTGCCGCGAACAGGAAAGCCCGGATCGCCTACCTGTTCGGCCATCCGTCCGTCAGCGTCAGCGTCACGGTCTCGCTGTTCGTCACCGAACTGCGGAAACTGGGGCTGCGGGACGCGGACGGCATCATGCTGGACCTGGAGCAGGCTGACGGCCTGGCGCCCGCTCACGTCGCCGCCTGGGCCGCCGGGGTCATGGCGGAACTTGAGAAGCAGCTGGACCGCCGGCCGTTCCTGTACACCTACCTGTCGTTCGCGCAGGACGGCAACTGCGCGGGCCTGGGCGCCTACCCGCTGTGGATCTCCGACCCGTCGAGCCGCGAAGGGCACCCGCGCGTCCCCCCGCCGTGGTCGCTGTGGTCCGTCCACCAGTACTCCACCAGCGGGCCCGTTGACCGGAACGCCGCGAACTACCCGGACATGGGCGCGATGACCAGCGCCATGGGGAAGCACGCCGCCGGCTGGGTGATGCACAAGACCCCCGGCGGCCAGTCCCTGATGGCGATAGCCCGCTCGGCCGGGACGCTGCCGTCCACGATCCTGCGCAAGACAGCGGTCAGGGAAGGCACCTACGCCGGGGACCTGACGGCCTATATCAACGCCGGGGACCTGTCCGCGCCGATGCCCGCCGGGATCTCGCTGATGCTCCCCGCCGGCTACGTTCCGCCGCCCCGCAGCCACGTCGCCGCGGGCAGGACGTCGGCAGTGACCCGCTCAGTATCCCGGGCGGTCGCCGCCGAGCCGCTGCTCACCTCAGCCGGGACTGCCGCAGTCCTCGCCGCCGCGGCGGCGTTCGCCCGGAACCGGTTCGGGCTGCACCTGACCGCCACCGAACTGCACGCCACCCTGACCGCCATCGTCGGCATCAGCGGGGTCGTGGCCACGGTCACGACAAGGACGACAGGAACCCGCCGGGTCACGGTAGGGGCAATCACGACGGTCCTGGGCACCCTGGCGACCGCCGCGGCCACGTTCGGGGTGCACCTGTCACCTGAGATTCTGGGGATGGAAATCCCGGCAGCGGCCTTGCTGGTGGCCCTTCTGGCGCGGATGCACGTATCGCCCGCACGGCCGCCGGAACCTGCCACCTGAACCCGCCCTTCGCCGCCTGAAGACTGCGTCCCCGTTCCCCTGAGCCCTTAGCGGCCGGGGGGACGGGGGCGTTCCATCGTCGTTCACGCAGGGTTCGGCATCAACCGGGTCGGGTGATCCGCGCACCCGCCGTTCGGGTCGGCGGGAGATGATGGCCGGCAGCACAAGCGGCCGGTGCCGTTGTCGTGGAGGCAGAAACGGTCCCGCGCCGGAATCCCGGCGTTCCTGATCCCCTCCGCCAGGTCACGGCTGTAAGGGGCGTCAGGGTCGAACACGGGCCGGGCCGGCGCGGTCCGTCGTGCTGGTCTCGGGGACACGGGGGGTTCCTTTCGCGGGGGACGTTCCGTTCAGGCGAGGCGGAACCGGCACCGGGGCCGCTGCCAATTCCCGGGCCGGTCCCGCCTCCGGGGCAGGACCCCTCCCTGCCGCCTGCCGGAAACGGCGGGAGGCCCGGCCCCGGGACACGCCCGGAGGGGGAGGCGTCCCGGGGGCCGCGCGGGTCCTGCGGCTAAAGCCCCCGGAACCGGGGGAGGCCATCCCGGCACCGGAGGAGGCTCGCGCTCGTCATGACGAACCGGCGGTGCCCGGAGGAGCCCGAGCAGTTCCCCGGCCGTCTGTGCTGCCACCGGCTGCCCGTCCGCTGCCCCGAACGCCCAGAAACGGCGCGTGTACCACCCGTACGTCACCACCCAGCCGGGGCACCTGGCCTCGACCGCCCGGCGCTTCCTCGCCGGGCGTCACCGGGCACCGCCGGGGACAGGCCGCAGCGCGGCCAGCACCAGCACGGCCACCGTCACGTCCACTAACGGCCTCCCGGTCCCGGGCCGGGGCGGCGGCGGGTCCGCGCTGGCGTAGACGAACGGTATCCCGGCGCCGTACGGTATCCCGGCGCTCGTCACCGCCGTCAGCTCATCGGCCCCGGCCCGCGTCTCCGTGCCGTCCGCCAGCCGCAGCGCGCACAGGTCAGGCTCGCCGGGCCGTTCCGCCACGGCGGTCACCTCCGCTACGGCGCCCCGGTACCTGACCATGACCCTGCTGCCGTCGCTCACCGGACCGCCTCCGGGCCTGTCACCGCCGGGCCGAACGCCCAGCCCTGATCGTAATCCGGGTGATCGTCCCAGCGGGCCGCGCACAGCCGCCGCCACTCCCCGGCGGTCAGCCACCCCAGCATCGAGGCGTCGGGAATACCCGTCGCCGCGGCCATGATCCGTCCCAGCAGCGCCATCTCCGCCGCGTGGCGCCGCGAATCAGCCCAGTCCAGGCCCTCCCCGGGCGGCTCGGCGATCCGGGCCGCGACGAACGCGGTGATGGCAGTATCAGCAGCCACAGTCATCCCCCCGCCGGAACGGTGACCAGGTGGCCGGCGTCGGCGCACTCCCGGGCCTGCCGGGCAGCGATGGCGGTCATCCGGGGGCCGGACGCCGTCGTCACGGTCCCGCAGTCCGCGCAGGACCACGAGAAGCCGCCCGGGGCCGCGGGGCCTAATGCCGGGGACGCCGGCGCATCACTGGTCATGCCGTCCACGGTACCGCTCCGGGCCGCTCCGGCGCTACCCGTCCGTACCGGGTCGCGCACGGAGCGCTACCGGAGTTACTGTGAGGCATGGACATCGACTATGACTCGCCGGAACGTCCCAGCCAGCAGATAGCCGGGTGGATCAGGGGACGCATCGAGGACGGAACCCTGACGCCGGGACGCCGGCTCCCGTCCGAGGCCGCGCTCCAGGCGGAAACAGGGTCGGCGCGGACCACGATCCGGCGGGCGGTGAAACTGCTGCGCGACGAGGGCCGGGTGACCACGGTGCCCGGTCACGGATCCTTCGTCGCGCAGTCACCGTCGGCCGGCTGATCCCGGAAGTCGTCATTGATGGCGGCGAGATGCGCGGCCAGGATGTTGCGCACCCGCTCGTCCTGCAAGGCATCCAGCGCCTGACTGTGGCCCGCTCTTGCCACTTCCTCGGTGGGGTACCTGCCGCCGAGCAGCAGATCGCCGCCTTCGCCCGGCAGGAAAATCATCGTCTCGAAGATCAGGGGCCCGGAACCGGAATCGAAGTCGTAATTGTCACCGAGCCAGACCGTGGAGATCCACCAGTCCTCCACCCAGTCCTGGGCGACCACCTTGTAGGCGTCGTCGTGCTTCAGGCGGTCATACGTCGCGGCGTCGATCGGCTTGCCCTTGCGGTCGAACCACAGCGGGTCGCCCCAGTGCGGATACATCACGCGTCCGGCTCCCGCCATTCCCCAGTCTGGGTGTTCTTGTTCCAGCCTCCCGGTTCGGTATCGTCGGCACCATCCCATGCGGCGGCAGCGAGTACGGCCCGCGCGAACGAGTCCGGTCCTTTGCCGGCATAGCACCAGCCCCGGTCATACGTCATCGGGCACGCCTTCGGCACCCGGGCTATCCGCCAGTTGTAGATCATGCGGATCACGTCGACGTAGTGGGTTGCCGTCTCCTTGATGCGGTAGCCGCCGTCGCACGGCACCAGCAGGAGCGCGCCGCCGTTCAAGGCCCGGTCTCCGCCAGCGTCTCGCACCGGGTGAACTTCACCAGCCGGGCCGGGCCGCAGTCCCTCAGCCTCGCCGCCAGCAGCGCGTCCGGTTCCATGCCCCGCGCGCGCTGCTCGTCGGCCGCCAGCAGCGGCATGATCCCGTAGGCGGTCGGCATCGCGATGAACCCCTCGATGCCGACCTTGTCCCGGCCCAGCCACGCGTAGACGGCCCGCGTGTCCGGTGAGCGGTCGTTCTGCGTCTCCGAGAGCGATTCCCTGTCCGTGTCCACATGACTACGGTACGACACCGAGCGCTCGCGAGCGATACCATTCGGGGGATGCCTCCGCACATCAAGGGAGACGCCCGTGGACATCCCTGTCACCCGCGAAGTACTCAACTCCCCGTGCCGCCAGATAGCCGCGTGGCTGCGGAAAGAAATCGAGTCAGGCGGGTTCGCGCCCGGCCAGCAGATGCCGACCGAGACCGAACTCATGAAGGCAACAGACTGCGCCGCCACGACAGTACGCCGGGCCGTCCGCCTGCTGCGCGATGAAGGGATCGTGGTCACGGTCCCGGGGCGGGGAAGCTACGTCGCGGTGCGCGAGCAGGCCGGCTAGGTAAGATCAACTCCAGGATTCCCGCAGGGAGAACGCTCAAGGGCGGGATGTCCGGTACCCCCTCGCTACGGCGGGGCATGTGACCGGCGGGCGGCTACAGCCTGAAAGTGGTCTCTTGTTCTCCCGACACCGATAGAACCGCCCCGTCGCCCTCAGGGGTGGCGGGGCGGTTCGGCTGTCCAGTCATGGCAGTTGCCGCAGTACCCCTCTGCGATGTCATTCGGGTTGAAGCTCGTCATGCCGCAGACCGGGCAGGTGATCGACGGCGCCGGGGTCGCTTCCGTCATTTACGCCGCCCCCCTCGCCAGCTTCGCCAGCAGCCTCCCGTAAGCCAGCGCATGTTCTGCTGTCACTCCCCCTCCGGTCTCCCAGTCCGACACTGACTGCCTTGAAACTCCCAGAGCCCTCGCTGCCTCGGCACCGGACAGGCCCGCTGCTTTCCTTGCCTCCCGTGCCCGGCCTGACTTCAGATCCGCGCGGATGAGTGCGGCTAGGGCGTAGTCGGCTGGGCGCACAAGATCATCTTAGCGGTCAGCGGCCCGTCAGTTCAGCGTCAATTAATCGTCAGGCAGGGCAATTCAGGCGCGGGGATAATTCAGATTATCTATACAATGAGCCTCATGGGATCTATGGACGCAGACCTCCCCGAGGTACTCGAAGGCGTACGCGACGGCTACGGCATCGGCTGGCTGTCACGCGAAGACGCCATTGACCTGATCGCCGGAAGCGCCGACTGCGACCATGCGGAGGCGGGGCGGTTGCTCGATGCGCCCGAGCCGCAATACGGCTGGACGCCCCGGCTCATGCAGGGCGGCGCGGCATGACCGAGATCGCCCTCGCCGGCAACGCGCTGCCTGCCGTCCTCGAAAACCCGGCGGAAGACTTCGCGGGCGCTACCTTCGGCTGGCTGGCCGGGCTCAAGAGCGTCCACACCCTGAACGCGTACCGGCGCGACCTGATCGGGGTCGGCACGAACGGCAAGCCCGCGAAGATGCAGACTCCCGCGTGGCTGCCGTGGTGCGCCAGTAACAGTCTCGACCCGCTCACCGCGCGCAAGCGGCATGTAGCCGTCTACGCCAAGTTGCTCGAAGCGGACGGCCACTCCCCTGGCACCAGGGCGCGGAAACTCTCTGCGATCAGCAGCTGGTACGACTACCTCATCGGCGAGGAAGTTACCGAGCGGAACCCGGCCAAGGCCACCGGGCGGCCGAACATAGACCGCGATGTGTCCCCGGCTACCGGCCTCAGCGTCGACGAGATAGACGCGCTGCTCGACCAGGCCGGAGCCGACAGCCCGCGGGCGCTCGCGCTGATCTCGGTCCTGTACTTCGGAGCGTTCCGGGTCGGGTCGGTCCTCGGTGCCACGATCGGCGATCTCGGCTGGGATCAGGGTGAGCGCAGCCTGCGGCTCATACTCAAGGGCGGCACCGAACGGCGGTACGTCATCGAGACTGAGGCCAGCGACGCGCTTGGCGCCTACCTGGCGACTCGCGGCGAACCGGGTCCGCATGAGCCGCTGTTCACGACTCGCACCGGGGTCGCTCTGATAGAGCAGGACGTGTGGCGGCTCGTGCGTCGGCTAGCGCGGCAGGCCGGGATCAGGTCGTGGCCGAAGTTGAACCCGCACTCACTGAGGCACTCCCACATCACGCACGCCCGCGATGCCGGCGTGGCGATGGAGATCGTTCAGGACACGGCAGGGCACAAGGACGGCCGAACAACGCAGCGGTATGACCGGGCCAGGTTCCGCCGCAACAAGCGATCCGGGACCGTCCTTTCCGAGCGGCGCCGGCTAGCGAGGGAGCAAACGTGATCAGCCGGATGCCCGGCGAGGATTACCGCGCCTACCGACCAAAGGCGAATGCGCGTTCGGTCATTGGCATCACCATGAATGGGTGCAGAGCGGACAGCAGAACACCTTGCCCGGGTCGGTCTCGGGCTCGATGCCGTACACGGCCAGGTGCCCGTTGTGGCCGGCCAGCAGCTCCGCCGCCGTCGCGAAGGCATGGCCGCACTCCATGCACCAGCGGTAACCCGGGATGCAGGGTTCGTCTACCTCGTGCATGTGGCAGTGGAGCGGCGAGGCGTAGCACAGGCTGATCTGGTGCGGCCCGGTGATAGGTCCGGCGATCCTGACGGTCTCACTCATCCCTGGCCGTCCTCAAGGGGAACGACAGCCGCCGCTTCGGCCTTCTCGCGCTCAGCGGATTCGGCGTCCCGCGCGTCCCTCATCCCCTCGCGGTGACCTTCGCTGAACCCTTCGGCGCGGACCTCTTCCAGCATTCTCCGCAGCGTCAGGCGGCGGCTCAGGAAGTCAAGGTCAGGCTTGTCCAGCTTGCCCTCTAGGTCGAAGATCCGGTCGTAGATGGTCACTGCAGTTCGCCTCCGAACAGGGCCGGCTGGTCAGCGTCCGGCAGAATGACCGGCTGTCCTGATCCTGGCGGCGGCGCGTCGGCGTCGCAGTACGCCCGGCCATCGGCGTAGACCGACCAGCCGTAGGCAACCGCAGCCTGAGCCGCAGCGTCAAATGAACTGACGTGCACGCACCCGGTGTCATCGTCCTCAAGCTCTGTCGCGCACGTGTCGCAGGTGACCTCCCAGCAGCCCAGGAGCGGGCGGGGGACGATGGACCGGAGCACGATCGTGCGCGGCTTGTCGAAGACGCCCAGGTGCGCCGTCTCGCAGGAGAGGCAGAAGCCCTCCGTGACCAGGCCGTCGCAGCCCAGGTGGAACCAGCCCCGGCCGGTCAGCGACTCGCAGTCAGGCTTGCCCCAGTGGCCGCTGTAGCCGGCCTCCTTGTCGGTGCGGGTATCGCCGGCCCAGCTTGCCAGCCAGCACTTCTCGGTGAGCTGCCTAACCGGCATCGGCGGTCTCCTCCAGTTCCCTGATCACCCATAGCCGAGCGATCTTCCTCTTATGGCACCTCATCTGAGGCTCAAGAAGAGGAAGATCGCTGCCGCCGAAGCAGGGTTCGGTCACCGCAGTTCGCCTCCTCGCTGCCACCGGGCGAACGCCGCGACCTCGTCCTGGTCGATCTCCGCGCCGGCCCCCCAGCGTGCGGTCAGGCATCCTCAAGCCTCCCTTGCTCTGGTTCGTCGTAGGCCGCGTCTTCCGGGCTGTCCCAGGCGTCGGCCCACTGCCGCGAGACGTACGCCCGCGTGTCGTCGTCAGCTTCGTCCGGGCAGTCCGCTACGCCCCGCAGGCATCCCTCACCGGGCCGGTTGGGGCATAGTTCCTGGTGGCAGCGGTCAGGCATCGTCGTTCTCTTTCGCCGGCAGGTCTGGCAGTGGCTCTCCCCTGGACAGCTTGCGCAGCACGGTCCGCGTGTCGGTGTACGGGCCTTGCACCGGGTGCGCCTTCCACTCGTGGCCGTCGCCGCACCGGTAGAACGGGTCCGGGTCCAGGTGATTCGCTGGACGCCGCGTCGTGGGACCCCAGCAGGCCGGGCAAAGGCGGTTGCTCTCGAAATCATCAAGGAGCAGGATGTGCCGCGCCGCTGCCCTCAGCGCGGCCTTCTCGATCACCGGCAGTGCCGCCTTCAGTGCGGCCCGGGCCAGCGCTTCGTCTGAGTCCAGCCAGGTTGATACGTCGCGGCCGGACATCAGCTCGAAGCTGACCGCGTCGGCGGCGAGGGGAAGCGCGCCTCGGGGGATGGACTTCAGCAGGCCGGTCAGTTCAGCCATCCTTGGGCCTTCCTTGCTCTGGTTCAGGTTCCGGGGCGGTTACCTGAAGGTCCGTCTTCGCCGCCAGCCGCTCTTGCCGCTCCCGCTGCCACGCCGACGCTCCGGGCATACTCAGCCTGAACTGCACGGCCCGGTACCAGCGGCGAAGCCGTCTCGCGTTCCGCTCGGCCGACTCGACCAGTTCGCGCGTGACCAGCGCGTCTGACCATCGGTGCACGCCGCCGCTGCACCCTCCGTCGCACCAGACGTAGTGCATGGTGTCAAGCTCCCGGTTCTTGCGGGCCAGGTCGTACTCAAGCTGGGTGACGATCCGCCGCAGGTCCTTGATGCGCGCCTGGGCGGCTGCATCGGCGAGGGTCGCGAGCGCGCCGCACTTAGGGCCGTGCCGCAGCGCTCCGCCGGTCAGGGTCGCGCCGCAGCCATCGCAGTACCAGCCGGGATCACCAGCCAGGTAGCTCGGCCGCAACTGCTGGGTGCTCATGAGCCCGAGCCGTTCCCGGTCAGGCTGGCCAGTCCCATCTCGCCGCACCGGGGAAGGTGCGTGATCGTGCTCTCGCTCAGCTCGGCGAGGCATCCCGCGCAGTGCCAGACGGCGTTGTCCGGGGACAACTCAAGGCGCTGGGTTACCGGGAGGGACCAGATGCGGCCTCGCTCAGTCGCCGCGCCCTCGCGGAACGCCGCGCCGTAGGTGCAGGTCGCGTGCGGCCCCGCGCAGCATCCGGGATCATCGCCGATGCCGGTCCAGTGCGTAGTTCCGTCATCAGCCGGGTAGCGCCTTCTGAGGTAGTCACCTACCGGCGTAAGGGATTGCGGTGAGGGATCAGTCACGGCGTGCCCTTCAGGGTTGCCTGCCAGCGGTCAAACTGCGCTAGCGACGGGCAGAACGAGACGGCGAATCCGTCGTGGGTGCGGAAGCGGCCGAGCATGTCCCCTGCTAGCTGCTCAAGCTCGGCTATCCGGGCCGTTGACATGGCGACTGCCTCAAGGACCGTCTCGGCGGTGATGGCGGTCATCTCGTCGGCGACTTCGTCTTTCAGCCGCTCGGCGAAGCGCCGCAGCACTGCCTCAGCCTGCACCGCTTCCCGCGTCCTGCCCTCGAAGCGGCTCCCCGGTCCTGACCCTTCGCGGTCGTAGTTGCGCTCGATCTGGACCAGCATGGCGGCGATCTCCCCGGCCAGCGTCATGAGTCACCTGCCAGCATGTCCGCGAAGTCGCCGAGCGTTCCCGCTATCTCCAGGGCATCGTCAGTGCCGACCTGGTTAAGGCCGGTGGACGCCTCTCGCATCATCTTGACGATGGATGCCCGCTCGGCCACGACGGCTGCCGCTATGGCCAGCCGGATCTCTGAGCATTGGAACGGGTTATGCGCCCAGTGCGATGGCACGTCGTGCTCTTCGTGGCAGCCGTCCGGGCGAAGCTCGCAGTCGTCGTCGCACGGCGACGGGCACTTGATCGCGGCTAGCCAGCGCTTGCGCTCGTCTGCCCGGATAGCCGGCATCACTCCCGCTATGAGCCTCGCGACCTGCTTGTCAGGCACGGCGGTCCACAGGCAGGAGATGGTCTCGCCTCGGTGCGCGAGGTCGTAGTTCTGGGCGGCCAGGATCATCTCGTCGGTGATCTCTGGCGGTACGGGCAGGGAGTCAGTCACCGTCGCTCCCCCCGCACGTGCAGCCCTGATATGGCGTTCTGGACGGCTTGCAGCGCTGAGGTCAGTTGCATGGCGTACCCGCGGGCGTCGCCAAGGTGGTAACAGGCCATCGCGACCTGCTCGTCAACGTCCCGGCCCTGAGCGTCACTCAGGATGCCGGCCTCGTTCTGGCCGGCGAGGAACATGACGAGCTGGTCGAATAGCTGCGGCATCCGGCCCGTTCCGGAATAGAGCGCGGCGGCGACGGAATCTACGTCGGCCGGATACTTAAGGCCGGGCGCGTCACCGAGCGTGGCATAGTTCAAAAACCGGATCAGCTCGGCTATCTGGTCGGCTGCCGCCCTGGTCAGGTCCGGGCTGTGGGGTCCGTCGTTGCTGAATTCAGGTGCCATCGGGGTTCTCCTTCGCAGTTAGTGCCTCAGTGATGGCTGCCCGGTCAGGGCACCGCACCAGCGGGACGTGATCACCGCAGACAGCGCAGGACAGGTAGGTAGTGGCCTCGCAGTCCTGGCAGTTGTCAACGCTCGCAGCCTCAATGGCGGTGATCGAGAAGTGCCGGTGGTTCTCGTGTACCAGGCAGGTGCCGCCCAGGACGACGTAGCGGCCCGGACGGTGGCGTTCCAGTACCGCGTCCAGCGCGTCCGCCATCCGCTCTGCGTCGTGGCCCGTGCACCGGACACCCAGGTCGGCTGCGCAGTCGGCCTCAGTGTGGTCGTCGGTGATCTGGGCAGCCATCTCGCGGATGGTGCCCAGTTCGGCGGACAGGTCGGTCACCTTGGTCTCAGGCATCGTTCTCTCCGGTCAGCGCGGCCGTGATGTCCCGCCGTTCCTTGCAGGGGAAGGGCTCGAAGTCGTGGGGGCAGTTCTCCCAGGCGCGGGCCATGACCGCGTAACCGGTCGCCTGCGGCACCGGGCTCGGGAGCGCGCCGTAGGCATCTTCCACGCAGGTACAGAACTCGCGGCAGGTAATGCACCGGCCGTAGCTGTCGTCCTGGTGGTGCGCCAGCCCTGCCCGTACTGCCCTGAGCAGGAGGGGTATGTCGGCCAGTGACCTGAGAGCCTTGCCGAGATGTTCCAGCGCTGTCGGGTAGCTGGAGTTCCTGAAGTTCCCCGCCGCGTCCCAGCGCTGCTCTGCCTCTGCCAGATAGGTGACTACGGGGTCAGCTATCTGGCTGGCTGTCAGGTTGTTGTCAGGCATCGTTCACTCCTCGCCGCAGTAGCACTCGCCGGCAGGGCAGCCGCGATTGCAGCCGCTAGCGGGCTCAGCCGGGGTGTCAGTGGTCATCGGGGTTCTCCTCGTTCAGGTAGGCGCGGGCAAGCGTCAGCGGGCCGGGGCTAAGTGCGTGCAGGGCCCAGACTCCGGACTGCTCTGCCTGCTCGGCCAGGGCGTCAAGCCAGTCAGCGAGCATCAGCCCGACGTGCGGTCCCATTGACGCCATGTACCTGGCCAGAGGCTCAGGTATCGCGCTGCCGATGAACTCGGCCTCGTGCCAGTCCTCGTGCTGGTCGTGGACATAGACGGAATGGGCGACGAACGCCTGCCCGGTCGGCTCGTGCTGCCCGGTCGCCATCTCGGTGCTGTCGTCGAAGGCGAACGGCACCGGGACGGGACGCGGCTCGGGGAACTCGCGCCATTCCGTCTGCTGGACGACTCCCCAGGGGAACCACTTGCCGTTGCCGTCGCCGGTCAGTTCCTTAGCGGCGGTCGCTTCGGCCCGCATTCGCTCAGCGGCGCGGCGGAGTACGGATGAGGGAGCTTCGCTAGCTGGCATGTCAGAACCCCTCGATGAACTTGCGAAGTTCGCCCGGCCGCTCAAACTCGCCCGTCATGGCCAGCGGGGTCATCAGGTGAATCACCACGTCAACCGAGCCGGCGGTTTCGGGGTGCAAGCCGAGATCCTGCACCAGCGAGGAGATGGCACTGGCCGTGTCCCGCTGGTCGGCGTACTCAAGGGCGCGTTCCTTGCACCACGCCAGATGCTCGGCTCCAGTTAGCGGCTGCGCGGATTCGGCCGGCTCGGTGGTTTCGGTGTCAGGCATCAGGCTCTCCTAGCTAGCTGGGCTCTAACGGCGCTCTCAACGTCATCGGGGAGGGGCCGCAAGCCGAGCGTTCCCTTGTGCGGAACCGGCTCGGGCAGGACCTGAACCTCGGTCAGCAGCCAGTGGTACTGGTCATGCGCCGACCACGGCGAGCAGAGGTTGACGCATGCTCCGTCGTATTCGGTGCACGGCAGGTCAACCCCGTCCCAGTCCTCGGGTTCCGGGCAGATGTGGCGGCAGCCGCTGACGTGATGGCAGCCAGTGATCCGCGCTACCGAGCCGATCGCGCCGAGGTGGAACTCCGGCTCGGTCAGGGGCGGCTCTCCGTGCCAGTCGAAATCGGGCGGGAACTCAGCGTCCCGGTCGAAGCGCTTCGAGGCATGCAGCGCGATCACGGTGCCGATCACATCGGGCGGGCAGGCCCAGGTGCGGTTCTCTACTCGCTTCCAGTCCATCCGCTCAATGGCCCACAGCCACGGCTGGCGGATGCTCAGGCACTTCATGACGCCAGCCTCTCCGCAGCCTCGCACTGCCCTGCCGCTCGCCGTGCTGCCCGGCTCAGTGCCTTGTCCAGGGCGTCCTTGCTGATGCTCAGCCGGTCCGCTACCTCGGCGCGGTCAGTGACCCCGATCACGGCGAGGTCCGCTACCTGGGCCAGCACGACGCTGCCCTTGCGGCGGCCCGGGATGATCACGCCGTGCGACTGTGCCGCCGGATCGTCGATCTCCTCGTCGTCCCAGGCAAGCGGCGGTGCCCAGCCGGCGGCAAGCGCGTCCCGTCTCGTCCGCTCCGATTCGGTCCGGTCCCGTGCCGTGACGACGGGAGGGCGGATGTCGCGGTCGTACAGTTCGCGTACCGCCCGGCGGGTCTTCTCCTGCACCCGCCTGCGGGTCAGCAGTTCGGCGAGGCACTGCTTGGAGATGCCCAGCGCCGCCGCCAGCATCGGCCTTGTCCACCCGTACGCCATCAGCGACTGGAGCCTGCGGACCGTTCCCGTGGCGTCGGCAAGCAGGCAGTCACGCTGCCGGGCCGACTCGACGGTCATGGCGAGGAGTTTCTCGGCCTTGTCGTGGCGGATGCGCTTCACTTTCCCCTGCATCAGCTCGATGACCCGCGTGTGACTGACGCCGGCTACGGCGGCGGCCTGCGACGCCGTGACCCCGGCGGCTGCCTCCAGCTCCTTCAGGTGCAGCCGCACCGGCTCGGCGTCCGCGTACGGGTCCCACCGTCCGTAGGCGATCTGCCGCTTCCGGCCAGCGAGGTAGTCGTGATGCGCTTCGGCGCATTCGGGGCGGTCGCAGTCCCGCAGGTAGCAACCCCGCGTTCCGTGCCCGGCTGCCGTGCCGGCGCTCACGGCCCGGCCTCCAGTTCCGTCATCTTGGCCAGCACGTCGCGGGTCCATGCGAAATGCAGCGAGCCGAGCCAGATCCGGAGCGCGGCACACGCGGCGCAGGGAGGGCCGTCAGCGGCCAGGACCGAAACCGCGAACTCGCGCAGCAGCCTCTCGGCCTCAGCCTTCAGCGGCACGGGGTCGTGCTCGTCACTGGAGAGGCGCTCGCGCGGTCCCGGCAATGACGACAGGAGCATCAGCGGAGTGCCGTTGCCCCGGTCCACGATCGCGAAGAACGGGGTACTCGTGCCGAGAACGTAGCCGCCGAGCCCCTCGAAGCTGTTGTCCTCCCAGCGGATCAGGTCGGTCACAGGGCACCGTCCTGGAGCGACTGAGCGGCCTTCTCAACGGCTTCCAGCGCCTCACCCAGAGACGAGACAAGGAATGCCCGGCCGGACTCCGGGGTGACCTCGTAAGCCGTCCCGCCATGCCCGGCGGTGATCTTGCGGACCTTGAATGCCCCGTCAGGTGACTGCCAGGAGACAGCGCTGACCTGGTCCAGGTAGGTGGTGGTGGTGAGTTGCATGGGTCAGCCTTCGTCCTCGGGACCGACGATGTTTCCGTTCTGGTCCTCGACTTCGCTGAAGTCCCAGTTGTCGGCGATCTCAAGGCTGTACTCACGACCCCAGCCAGAGCACTGGGCGCAGATCGTGGGCATGTTCGCACTGAGCGCCTTCTCGATCGCGTCGTCGCGGTCTTCCGCATCGACCTCAACCGACGTGCTCGCAGTTGCCGTCAGGTAGACGGTGTACTTAGCCATTACTCAGCCCCTTCCGTTAGTTCCAGCAGTTCGGCGCGGTACTTGCCGTGTTCGCCTGAGGCAGTCCAGAACCACCCTGCGGCGGCCTTGTCGTCGTCAGCCAGAGCGGCGAGAGCCAGTGCTTCGAGGACCTCAGCGAACTCGGCTTCCTCATCGGCGGCGCAGCAGAAACAGCCGCATTCCATCCACTTCGGGTGAGCGCATGAACGGCAGGAGCGCTCGGGGTCGATGCGGAGGTCTTCGAGGGGGGAGGTAGTCATCACTCGGCGTCCGTGGTCTCGTAGATGGCCGTGACCTCTGCGACCGCCTCAAGCGCAGTGACGCAGGACGCGATTCGCCGGGCACTGGCACTGATGTCGTCCGCATAGAGGCCAACGGAGTCGCTGCGGCCGGCGTCCAGCCGCGCGAGCACGTAGCCGACGTGATCCCGGATGCGCTCCGCGTTCTCCCGGATCTGACTCTCGTGGCGCTTGCGGACGTTCTTGATCGCGCGCTCCTGGAACTTGTCGGCCATCTCAGGCCACCTCCTGACCGGTGACCGGCAGGCGGCAGAACACGCCCGGCCTGAGCAGGCCCGTGGCCTCGGCGGCTGTCCTGAACCTGATATCACTCGCCCCGGGCAGTTTGCGCAGCACGCCGGCGATGGGCTCAAGGTCCGCGCTCATGCTGATCGGGAAGGCGAAAACCTCGTAGTAGCTCGCGCACCACGCGGCGCATTTCCGGCCGCGCTGGTCCTTCGGCGTGACGCGGGCATGGGCCTGCGAGTGGAACGGCAGCCCGAGTAGCTTGTAGTTGACCATCCGCTTGACCTCGGCCGGCATCATCCGGTGATCCATCACGCCACCTCCTGGAATGTCTCGTAGATCTCGCGCTGGGCAACAGCGCACATATGTTTGCAAGGTCCGTTTGCGCGGCATGTGCAGTTCAGTGCGGTCGTCGTGTAGACGGTCGTCCCGTCGCTGCTCTCCGTTGCCCACAGGCCCGGGCGGCTGGCGCGCTCCTGCTTGCCCGCCGCGATGAGGGCGTTGGCGTCATCGACCTGCTTGCCCGAGTAGGGCGCGGCGGCGATGCGCAGCGCGGACTCAAGGGCTTCCCGCTTCCGGTCGGCGCGGTCGAGTCTCTGGCAGCGCCAGCCCATTCCGGCGGCGATGCTGGCGGCTGATCGCAGGGAGCGGTGGCATCTGCCGCACTTCATCGCCCGGCCTGCTCTCGCATCGCGCGGGCAGCGTCAGCGGCGCGGTCGAGGTCCCGCAGTGCCGTGGAGCCCAGACCAGCCGCGCTGGCTACCGCCTGGAAGTCGTCGCACTCGATCAGGGCGGCGATGGCCAGGATCACGCGGTCAGCCCTGGTGGGGGTGACCTTCTTGCTGCGGACAATTCTGGCCATTCAGTGCCTCCCGGTACTTGAACCGTGCATATGCATGCTATACCCTTGGGACCATGAACCGCAACCCCTCCGATAGACCTCGTGCATATGCATCCGATACCGTTGGCGGCATGCCGAGCCGCGCCCAGGAGACTCATACGACTAACCGCGTGCTCCGGGTACCGGACGGCATCTGGGACGCCTACGACCGGGTGTGCAAGCGGCTCGGGCGCAACCGCACCGAGGATGTGCTCGGCCACATGAGGCGCACCATCCGGCGGCACGGCGACGACCAGGACAAGGCCGACCTTGCGCGGGGCGAAGCCGAGATGGCCGCCAACAGGGCCAACAAGGGCGGCAGGCCGCGCAAAAGCGGTTAACCCGTTCACGGCACATCGCCGGATACCTGAACCGCCCTCAACCCTCCGGCAGTACCGGCAGCGGGACAGGAGAGGGGGTCATGCGGCTATCGACTCTGCTGAGATGCCGGTAGCCATGGCCAGGACGTGAGCGGCCAGCAAGGGGGGAACCGCGTTGCCAATCTGGGTGAAAATGGCTGTTTTCGTACCTTTAAACGGATAGCCGGGCGGGAAGGACTGCAACGCTGCGGCCTCCTCGGGCGTGATCCGCACCGAGTCGACCGCGAAATGGGACTCGCCGCCACTCCCCCGCCCCTTGTGCCCTGGCCAGCCTAGCCGCGGGTCGCCCATGACTGAGGTAGCAGGGCGCTCGTGAACCCATGCCGCCCAGTTGGACCGGCCACCGAAGAACAGGGTTCCAGCCGGCTCGTCAAGGCTCCGGGAGCATGCGTTGTTGTTGTTGTTGTTACGCAAGATCCACTGGTTACCGGATTTAGCTGTTAGCGCGGGCGCGGGCGCGGGCGCGGTCTGCGGGTCCGCGGTCTGCCGGTTGCCGGCCTTATCCTGGCCGCGGTTGGTGTGCAGAACCCATTGCATATTCGCCGCCGAGTGGCCAAACTTCAGCGCTGGCGCTGGCGCTGTCACGTCACGGACGCTGGCGTTCGCCTGCGCGTCGATCCTCAGCGCCCACCGGCCCGAGTCGCGCTCCGACTCGAGCGCCTGGCGGTCACGGTGACCGAACGGCTCGGCTCCCCCGGTGCTCGTACCGCCCGCGGTCACTGCCGGGCTCGGCCTGCCGTCCGCTCCCCATCCCAGCGCCTCGGCCATCGAGACCCACGGCGAGCCGAACAACTGCATCCCTTTGCGGGGGTCGTAGTGGGTCGGGACCGGGCGGGAGACCTGGCGGACGCGGGAAGCGATCAGGATGGCCCGGATGCGCGTTTGCGGGACGCCATAGTCCGCGGAATTCAGCAGCCCGCACCACGCGCTGTAGCCCATCTTCCGCAGTTCCTCGGCGTACACCTGCCACAGCGGCAGCACCGCGGGCACCTGCTCCAGCGCTACCCACTCGGGACGGCACGCGGCGATGTACCGGGCTGGCTCGGCTACCAGGGACGCTGACCGGACTGTCTGCCAGATGGCCGCGGACCGCTCAGCGCGGGTGAGCCTGCCAGGCGTCGCGGTCGCGGTGATGCCGCGCTCCAGTGCCCTCGGGCTGCCTTTCCGTGCGAGCAGCCTGCGCTTGAACGCGGACTGATAGTCACGCTGCCAGGCGTAGGCGTCCAGCCGGGGCGGTGCGTCGGCCGCCCATGACGACGCGCGCAGCAGCCGGGCCATCTCGCGGCGGCGCACCGCCCGCGTGGCCCGGCCGGCCAGCAACTCGCGGATCAAGACCTCAAGGACGCCCAGCAGCGCGACGCCCCCGCGCTTGCCCGCGGCGCTGAACGAAATGCAGACCGGCGAGCCGACCACGGCGCAGACCTTGCAGCCGATGCGGCTCAGGCCGAACTGGGCCACGTCGCACCTGACCGTCCGGTGGCCGGCTGCGGCCCTGGTAGCGCAAGCCCACTTGTCGAGTTCCAGCCCGACGTGGTTACGGATTCCGAGCATGCGCATGCCCTCGGAGAGCCCGCCCGGACCGCCGAACAACTCCAGCACGACGCCGTCACTCACCTGACTTCTCCCGCTTCGCATACGGCCCCATCCCCCAGGGAACCCGGTACGGAGGGTGGGCGATCGCTTCTGCGCTCCGTGCGATCAGGCCCTCAAGGGCAAGCACCTGGGACCGGGTTGCGGACGGGCAGAGCGCCCTGATCGCGGCCCGGAGTTCGGCGCTGGTCACCGGTCCGCTCCCGCTCTGCTTGCGGCGGTTGACTGCACGGCGCGCATCAGCGCCACGAGCCTCGTCTGCGGAATCGGCTCGGCGTCCTGGCGAGGCGCATGCCGGGCGACTTCGAGCAACCCGCCGGCCAGCACCAGAAGCCCCCATGCGGCAGGAAGTTCCCCCGGCTTCACGATCGATGAGTCAGGCACGACAACCCACCAGCGGTTCATGTACGGCGTGAACTCGGCGGCCTTCTCCGGGTCTTTCAGTTCGCGCAGCCAGTCCGACCGGGACACCTTGACCTCGTGGCCGTGCAGGTCGAACCGGCCCGACTTCCACGTGTCGACCGCGATGAAATCGGCAGTGCGGCGGGCGTCGAAACTGGCATGGGACCGGACATGCTCGGCGGCGACGTAGCGCCGGCCGTTGCCGAGTACCGCCCGGTAACGGAAGTGCAGGGCGTCCAGCATCGTCCGCTCAGTTGCGCGGGGTACCTCGTCGCCCGGCACTTCCGCGAGTTGCAGCGCCATGCAATCCGCGTCGCCGATGAGCGCTTCCTGGCCGGATGTCACCGGGTGCCTCCCGTGCCCTGCCGCGCCGTTTCGCGGGCACGGCGCTTATGGGCGTCAAGGACCGCCTGGTGCAGCGTCCACGCGCAGAACCCGGTGAACACCGCCTCGGCGGCAACGAGCGGCACGTCGCCCATCAGGATGCTCGCAGCCAGCCAGCATGACGACGCGGCAAGCCCCGTTCCGGCCGCGGCGGTCTCCGGGACCCGGGGCCGGAAGATCCGGGTGACCCAGAGGACAGCGCTGGCCAGGGCAAGGATTTCGGCGGCTGTGCCGAGGATGGCGGTCATGGCGCGGCCGGAACGTAGGCAAGCGCCTTCGCGTGCATGGCCTCAAGCTCGTCAAGCGCGCCGTCTTCCTCCGCCATCTGCCGCAGGACCGGCAGGCCCGAGTCGATCGACTCCAGCACTTCGGCGCGGGTCGCTGTCCGGCCCCGGGCGTACCACAGGCACTCAGCCGGCTCACCCAGCCTGAACAGCACTCCCCCGCCGGACTCCCGTGGCTGGCGCTCCACGGTCCATGACCGGTCGGGCGCGACCCAGACCAGCGCCACGCCGGGATTGCGCGAGATGGAGATCCCGGCCGGGACGACCACGCCGTCAGGCTGGTGCTTATCGCGGCGGGTCATGTTCGGCGTGATCAGGAAGGGGCAGTGCGTTGCGCTGTACTCGGCGCAGTCGCGGTGTGCCGGCGGCTCAGCCGTGACGCGGTTCACGGCACACATCGGCCCGATCACGAACGCCCGGTCCTCGCCGCGATCGAACGGCATTCCGCAGACCCAGCAGCGTTTCTGCTGCATCGCGCAGTTGATGGCGTCATGGCCGATCACCCGGAAATCGGGCTTTCCGCCGATGGTCGCCACGAACCATGGCACCGGATAGCCGGCCTTGTTCACCGGCAGTGCCGCTATCCGGCCGGGCATCAGATCGGCGCTGGCTGTCATGTCCTTGCCTCCTTCGGTGAGTTCTTGTCTGTCAGGGCGGTCACCGCAGGTCGCCTTCGCCTTCGATCAGGTCGGCCGCATCGGAGTAGGCGACGGACTGCGCCGGGTCGGACCCGCTCAGCCCGGCGGCCTTGTCCCGCAGCAGGCAGATGATCGATGCCCGCTCATTCGCGGCGACGACGGACTGGAACTTGCGGCGCTGGTCTCCGGCAAGGAACCCGGGTACGTCCAGACGGGCCTGAGAGCCACCGTGTGCGTTTGCCGGGTCATCCAGTACGGGACCGGGGGCGTTCGCGGCTCCTGGGCGTCCTGGGGGCTGCGCAGGGGCCATCCCGCCGAGTTGCCGGACCGTGTCCAGCGCTCCTGCCGCATGTTCCCGCATCGCCGCGATCTCGTCGTGCAGGTCCGCGACGCCCGGTTCGGTCATCCGCTCATCGAGTGCCAGCCGGGTCAGTGCCGCCACGGCCTGGGCCAGCTGGACTTCGGCTGTCTCGGCCCGGTTCGTCTCCCTGATGGCCGAATCGAGGACCGCAGCGCAGGACGTGCACGTGGTGCCCCAGTTGAGCGCGTTCTCAAGTTCAGCCAGCCGGGCGAGTTCCGGCGCGGATCCGGCGCGTGCCTCGTCCAGCAGCCTCAGCAGGAACATCTCCGCCACGCTGACCGTGCAGTGCTGGGTGGCCGGCTGGTCGTGGTCGTCTCCGCCATAGCAGGCCGCTACCGCGTTCAGGATGCGGCGGGGCATCTGCTCCGGGTTCAGGCCGGCGAGCCATTCGGGCCACGCGATGCGCTCAGCCATTGCCCCGCACCGCCTTGATGCGGTCCAGCGCCCACGCACCCGAGATCCGCCCGCTCAGCTTGCACTCCGGGCAGAAGAACGCGTCCAGGTCAAGGCTCAGGTCCGCCAGTTCAGTGCATCCCGGATGTGCTACGCCGGTCTTCGGCTCCCCTTCAGCGGGGAAGATCTTTCCGGCGGGAGGGATGACCAGGAGGCAGCGCCGCTTGCTTACCGGGTCAGTGAAGGGCTCGCGGGTGATCGTGGCGGTCACTTGGCGCTCACCGCCTCAGCGGGGTGAGCCGGACCGCCCAATGTGGAATCCCAGACATCATGCGCCCTGGCGGCCAGTTCGGTGATCGACGGCCCAGTCGCCGCCGCCCCGGCGGGAGGAGCCGTGACAGCACCGGCCGGCGCGAGCAGTTCACCGTTCACCCCGCAGTCGTCGGGGAGGTGAACCGGATCGGCGGCCAGCATCTTGCCGAGCATGCCCCGCCATCCGGGGTAGCTGCCGGAGTGCTTCGCGGCACTTGTGGGCCACGTCGCCGACCGGTCCCTGACCGCTGCCGTGAGCTTCCCGTCCGCCAGCCTCAGCTCGGCCGTGCCGTTGCCGGCGTCCCTGAGCAACCGCCGCAGCGCCTTCGCGTGCTTCGCCGGGAGCATCGCGTCCTGGTCGCCGCAGCCGCCCATCACGAACACCCTGGCCACGCCCATCGAGTACCGGTCGGTGGCGACCAGGTACAGCCAGCCGCCGCTCGCTTCCAGGTTCACGCACGTCAGCGCGGGTAGCGTGTCATCTTCCCCGCAGTGCGGCAGGACCGCTGTCAGCGCCCGCCGCAGCTCGTGGGCCGGGACTGAGATCGCTTCTGTCATCGTGCATCCTCCGTGTCTCGCGTCATCTCGGCCCGCTTTTCGGCGCCGATCTCGATCAGTTCTGCCGTCAGCCGCTGGTACCTCAGTTCGGCCGCCAGCCGCTCGGCGCGTGCCTGGTCCATCTCGGCCAGGACCCGGGCCAGCCGGGCTTCCCTGTCAGTCAGCGCGGTCATGCCGCCGGCTCCCGGGCCGGATCCCGCGCTTCCTTGACGACCTTGAGCTTCACCGGGTCCGCCGCCTCGGCCAGGACCACGGCAAGAGCCGCCATCTCGTGCCAGTCCAGGCCGTTCGCGACCCGCTGCACCCCCGCCGCGCTGCCGTTGCGGACGGCGGTGACGAACTGGAACGCGACGCCCTTGGCCCGCTCCACCGCCCTGGCGCGCTCAGCCGGGGTCAGGCCCCTCGCGGCGGCGATGGCAGGCTCCAGCGGCAGCGCCCTGTGACTGGTCATGCCGCCGCCTCGTATCCGCAGCCAGGCACCGCGCACACGGCCCGGGCAGTCCAGTCCCCGCACTGCCGCCACGCCAGGGTGTCCCCGTGATCGGGACATAGAAAGCCGGAGGCTGAGGGCATCAGTTCGGGGAGCATCACGCAGCCACTCTCGCCGCGCGCTCGAACTCGCCGACCTCGGCGTAAAGCACGTCCCGCCGGACTGCGCGCGTCTCGTCGGTGTCGCTGCTCAGCCAGCAGGCCCGGCGGCGTTCCATCTCGGCCAGTGCCGTCACGCTGGGCCGCCGTGACGGGGGGCGCCGGTAGGCATCGGCTGCGGCCAGGATCACGTCGGTCGCGTCGTTCAGGTGCGCGGTGGCGGCTGCGGGCGCGACCGCGGAAAGTGCCCGGCGGACGGCTGCCTCAAGCTGCGGGCGGTTCACTGCGGGACGCCTGACTTGCGTTCCGCGATCCGCGCATGAGCGTCCGCGAGCATCGCCGCCGCCTCCGGGCTGGCCTTCGGGTCGGCGGGAGATTCCGGCTTGCGGGCGGTCGGCTTCGTCACCTCGGCCCTCAGGTCACGCGGGGTGGCCTTCGGGTCGCACATGTACCGGACCGCGGCGAGGCAGGTTCTCGGGAACGGCCAGCCGTTGCCCGCCGCGGCTGCGAGAGCCCCCGTCAGGTCCCGTTGGTCCCAGTCGGGCCGCATCCCTGCGGCCAGGTCGATTAGCTCCGGGGTGGCGGTGCGGATCTCGGTCATGACCGGTCCCCCGTCTCGCCGTCGACGTGCCGCCTGCCCGCGGCCAGCGAGGCCCGCGTCTCGGTCAGCAGTTCCGCCAGCGCCGCCGGCTGCCCGTGCCGCCGCTCCCGCTTCGGTCCGCCCGTGATCGCCAGCGGCTCCGGGCCGGCCGGGAGTTCGCCGTCAGCGGCGCGGCGTACCGACTCGGCGAGCGCGGCCCTGTGGGCAGGCGGGTCAAGTTCCGGGTCGGGCGCCGGGATCACCGAGTGCGCGATCCGCTCGTTGCGGACCCGGCGCACCTCGGCGCGGATCTCGGCCGGGGCAATGAACGGCTGCCGCTTCGCCACCACCTGGACGGCTAGCTTGCAGTCCGCCAGCGGCAGGTCGCCGAGCAGGTCATGCCATGCGTCGGGGGTGTACTCGTCCATCGCCTGATGCGGGCAGCACGCCCTGACGTAGCGCACCAGCAGGACCGTTTCGGTGGGTGTCATGCGGGTTCTCCTTGCCGTGCCTGAGCACGGCTCAGCGCGCGCTCGGTCCATTCGTCGGTTGCTTCCTGGCGCTGGCTGCCGCCGCGGTGGCGGGGGGCGGAACGCTGCTCGGCGTTGCGCATCCAGTTCCGCCAGGTGGCAACCCAGTCGACCTTGCGGCCGTCCTTGCCGGGCTTGCCGCGCCAGTGGTCGAGGAACTTGTCGTGCTCGAACCGGGCATTGACGTGGGCGCAGTGCTGGCGGAACCAGGTCTTCATTTCGTCGGTAACGACGAAGGGCTCAGGCAGGTACGTGCCGAGTTTTCGATCCCGCGCCGGCAAAGAACTTGGAGCTTCGGAGGTAGGAGCTTGGAGAAGACGTTGGTTACTACCGTTACGTACTCCAAGCTCCCGCGCGCACGCATTGTCCTTAGCCGCACCCTCGGCCCTGCCGTTGGCCGAACCCTCGCCCGTAGGGTCGGCCGGAGGGTCGTCGCTTGGGTCCGGCTCAGGGTAAGCCTTACCCTTCGGCTTACCCTGTTCAAGATCTATTATGAAATCAGCGACCAGGGTCTTGACCTGCTCTGATGGTGACTCGCAGACGGGCAGGCGCTGCAGCTCAGTCAGCAGGTGGGCACGTATCTTGGATGACTCGATCTGCTCGGCGGACTCGCGGGCCTGCTTGAGCAAGTTGGGCTGCTTCCACGCGCCGTCACGCCGGATCATCGCGCGGACCAGCAGCTCCCCGGTGTCCTCGTCGGTGACGACGAACATGCGCCCGGCCGTCTCCAGCGCCTTGAGGTCCGTTTCCACGTCATGCAGCGACAGGCCCGCGGCCTTGCCCGCCCAGCGCCGCTCGCGCAGCGGCATCACCCCGCAGTAGGACAGGTCGTCCTGGCTCAGCAGGAACATGTAGAGCCGCTGGGCACCCGCCGGCAGTGCCAGGAAGTCCTCATCGCGCCAGATGGTCGTGAAGATGCGCGCTTCGGTGCGGGGCATCAGGCCGCCTCGCCCTCTTCGCGCATGAGCCTCGCGGCCTCGGTCACGTAATAGTCGTCGCTCAGATGCTCGGCGAACTCGGCGTTCTCATCCCTAGCCCGCTGAACCCATTCGTCGTAGTCGCGTCGCGGCAGCATGGCCATCTGCTGGCGTGCGCTGGCGAAAGCTATCTCTCCGGTCGCGAATTGCGCTGCGCTGACTAGCGCCGTGTCGGGGCGCAGCGAATCGCCGAAACGCTCGCGGTAATACCTTTCATGCTGGCGGATGAAACGCAGCCCGATCTCGGGGGGGAGCGCCAGCATCAGGTCCCGGAGCGTTTCGCGGAGTGATGCCCGGTCGCGCTCAAGATTGTTAATTACGAACCAGAGGATTCCGGCGGGGAAATCTTCTCCCGACCGGTCCCGGCAGTCGCGCCTCGCTATCTCCACATCGCGCTCGTCCCGGCCACCGAGCATGTCGCCACACCACTTGTCCAGGGCATCCCGTGCCTGTCCGCTGGTGCTGTCCGCCGCGCCCGCCGATGCTTCGGCCAGCGGGGGAAGATCCCGCGCCAGTGCCTGCAGTTCGCCGACTTTCTTCCACGCGACACCGCACATGTAGCGGAAGGTGTTATCAGGCGTCACGCGCCTGCGGCGCATCGCAATACCGATGCATTCCTCAAGGACTGGCATCGGGAGCCCGGCGGCCATGAGCGAGCTGACCGACTCGCGCCAGCCCGGATCCCTGGGCACAGGCAACTTGCCGTCGCCGTACGTCCAGGCGTCCCAGACCTCGGCGAAACGCTCCTGCGCGCCGGTCACTTCCTCGTCGCGGGCAAGCGTGATCTCGGCGGCGGCGGCCATCGCCCGGGACCAGCGAAGCGCATCCTGCGCCACGTCGGCGATCGTGGCCGCATCGGGCGGCGTGGCACTCTTGCCGTTATTGCAAGGCTCGCAAGCGGTAACGAGATTGGCCGGGTCCTTATGACTCCCGCCAAGGGCGTCAGGTACTACGGCATCGACCACGAGCCTGGCTTCCGGAGCGGTCGCGCCGCAGTACCGGCAGGCGAAGTTGTCCCGCCTCAGTACTTCGTAGCGGAGCCTCTTGCTCACGGCCATTCCGCGGTCCCTCCTGAGCTTCGTGGTAAACGAGGGTGGACACTTAGCTACTGTACATCTGTGTAGGTCATGACCATACCACCTACGGTGTTATAGTGGAACCAAGCCGCTGTCCTGCATAGCGGTGCGTGCCAGGTACTGCCGTGCACACGTGCAGACGTGCGATAGTGGAGGGCGTGAGCAACGCCATGACGAAAGTTCTGGAGCAGAGGAAGGCGTTCGACAACGCCCGCGCCCAGGCCCGGGAGATGGTCGACAGGGAACGGGCACTGCTCGGCCTGTCGATGATCGAGGCCCGCGAGTCCGGCGGCGAGTCACAGGCGACGATCGCCCAGCAGATGGGCGTCGGCCTGCAGCAGGTCCGCGCGTACGAGGCCGCTTACCGCCAGTGGGCAGAGAAGCACCCGGACGAGACGCTGACCTGATCACCGGCTCTCACCGCCCGCGATCCTGAGTCCCGCCAGCGCCGCCAGTTCCCTCGCGATGGTCCCGTCGTAGTAGTCGTGCGGGTACCAGACGCCTGCGTCGAATCCGGCCGCCTCAAGCGCGCAGAGCCATTCCCGCTGCCCGCGCGTCGGCTTCTCGCCTTCCCGCTTCAGCTCGCGGAACATCGCCGCACCGGGCATCCCGGGACGGACTGCTCTCGCGATCACCCAGTCCGGCCACCCGCCGTGAGCGCGCCGCGAATCGGAGTTGTGCTGCCACAGGAGCCGGCCCGTGAAGTCACCGGCCAGCATCATCCGCAGCGCGTAGTCAAGGCTGCCCTTGCCGCCGTTCTCCGGCATCGCCTTAGCGAGCACGTCGGCGGCGCGGCTAGCCATCACTGCCCCCGGTCATGACGCCTCCAGCGCTAGTTGCGATCCGGTATCCGGAGGTTCAGCGGGGGCGATCATCAGGGGCTGGCTGAGCCGTCGCGCTGCCTGCTCGCACCACCGCTCATCGGAGTCAATGCCGATAGCCCTCATGCCGAGGTCGCGCGCCGCGAGCAGGACCGATCCTGATCCTGCGAACGGGTCCAGCACGAGCCCGCCCGGCGGGGCAACGACAGACAGGAGCACGTGCAGCAGGGGCAGCGGCTTCTCGGTCGGGTGCACGCCGTCACGCACGGCGGCGAACCGAAGCACGTTGCCGACGTCGCGCCGCTGCGGGTCAGACGGGTTGCCGGCCGTCATGTGAACGATGAACTCGTGCTGGTTGCGGAAGATCGTTCCCATGCCGAGTTTCGCCTTGTCCCAGACCACGATCGGGTGCTGGCGCAGGTCGGCTGACTCCAGCGCGGCGCTCAGGTTGGGTGCCATCCGCCAGTCGATGAACGTCAGCGCGTGACCGCCCGGCGCGAGGAGCCTGCGCCACTGAAGGCCGCACTGGCGCATGAGCCAGATGAACCCCTGGGTGCTCATCGCGTCGCCGTGAATCCACTCGTCGTCGCGCTGCGACCGCGTCATGGACTTGCGGAGGCTCCGGGCGTTCTCCCGCCGGCCGCCAGAGTTATAAGGGGGGTCGGTCAGGACGGCTGCCACGGACTCGCTTGCGAGCGTCGCCATCACTTCGAGGCAGTCACCGAGATACAGCGAGCACCGCTCGTCGCTCCAGTACGGGGCCGGGCTCACTCTCCCGCCCCCCTGCCGGCCATTGCATCCGGCAACAGTTCGCCCGCCTGTATCCGTATGCCGGGTGCTATCTCCCCGGAAGGCCAGCCGTCACGGGCGAACTTCGCGGCGACGGAGACAGCGATCCCGGCCTTGACGAGGACGGCCATCCTGCGGGCTATCTCAAGCTCGCTCCCGGGCCACTCCAGGCTGCGACCCGAACCGGGCAGGGGGTTGCGGGGGCGCACGTAGCCGCGTGTCACCCACCAGTAGAGCTGCCGGTGGGTGAACCCGCAGACGGCGGGAAGGCAGCGCACGCACGCGCTGAGGCCCTTGCAGCGGGCATCCGAGCCACACGACTCGCACAGGGCGGTCTCGGTCAGGGTGCCGCCCATCAGCCGCTCACCGCCCGGTCGGGGCGCTCGGCCTCGAACCACCGCTCATAGCGGCTGCGGGTCACCTGATCGTCAACGCCCACGGCGGTAGCCGCCTCGTACTTCCCGGTCCCTGCGAGCCTCAGCCGGATGTACTCGGCTCGGCGCTCGCGGGCCAGTTCACGGGAGTTGGTGAGGGATTTCACGCTGTTGCCGCCAGGGCCTCAGCGACCGCGTGGGGACCGCCCATGATGGCGTCCCAGATGTCTCGCACGAACCGGGCGTCACCCATCGCGGTATGCCGCTGGTCCTCGCTCACCTTCAGTCCCAGCGCGGCGGCCAGGTCATCGGACTTCCACGGCGGAAGCAGGACCGTCCCCTTACCGGCGAGGTAACCGACGATCAGGTTTTCCGCGTCGCAAAGGTGGTAATGCCAGGACGGGCAGATGCCGTGCGCCCGCATCCTGGCCGCGTAGACGTCGGCGTCGAAGTTCGGCACCGCCCCGATGAGGTGCGCCCCCCGGGTGATGGCTTCGAGTTCGCGCATCGCATCGCTCTCGTCGCAGTACTCGGTGACCTCGGGCTCGCGGTCCAGCCGGGCCTGCGGGTGCCGCTCGAAGAACCGGCCGATGTTCAGCGCGATCAGGTCCGCGTTGCCCAGGTCCAGGTCGTCGGCGTCGATGAACCAGTGATGCTCGGCGTCCGGCTGCCCCGGCTCGCGGACGATGGCGGCTATCTCCCACGCGCGCCGATCCGGCCGCAGCGAAGTGGTTTCGCAATCCGTGAAAACGGTCCTGCTCATTGCGCTCTCTCCTGATGAACTCCACAGCACGGGTGGTCTAGGTCGGTACGGGAAAGGTCAAGCAGCTCACCGAGCGGGTACCGGGGACGGGTCCGGTCCTTACGGGAGATGAGGCCGTGCAGGATTCGCGCGGCCAGCAGGACAGCGATAGCGGCGATCACGACGCCTCCAGTCCGCCGAACAGGTCCCCTTGCGAGAGGCGGCGGGCGGCTAGTTCGATGTATTTCTCGTTCGCCTCGATGCCGATTGCGCGCCTGCCGCTACAGCGGGCCGCGTCAAGAGTGCTGCCTGATCCGGCGAACGGATCGATGACCAGCCCGCCGGGCGGGCAGGCGTAGGCGATGAGCGGGTCAAGGATGCCGACCGGCTTCTCGGTGGGGTGCAATGCCCGGCCCTGCAAGTTCCTGATCCTGATAACAGAGAGCGCGAGTCGCAGTGAATCCCGCTGCACCTCTGACGCGTGGATCTGCCCGCGATGGTCGCCGCCGGCCCTGCTCCTGTACATCGACGCCGAACGCGGTGCACCCTGCTCGCGAGGTACGTCGTGATGGATGGCCGCCCAGCCATCGCGGTACCAGTGGGCAATTACCTCGTGAACGCGCTTGAAGCGGTCGGTATCGAAACCCGAGCCGTTCTGCTTCTCCCAGATGAGATCCTGGCTGAGTTTCCATCGCGCGAACTCATCGCGCTGGTCAAGGAACATCCGCAGCGACCCGAAGCACCACAGTGACTTGGTGACGAGCGAGGCGGCATCGAGCCAGCCGGAAGGCCACCGGTCCCACGGCAGCGATGTTTCGCCATAGGGCGGATCGGCGACAATGCAGTCGGCGGTCACGCCGAGCGCGGGCAGGATTTCCCGGCAGTCACCGAGGAACAGGTCAACGTCAGGTGCTGACCAGTACGGGACAGGAGTCATCGCTGCCCCCGCTCGTCTTCCGGCTCGCGGTCACCGGCATCCGCAGCGAATTCGGCCTCGCAGGCGGCGATGACCGCGCGTTCGGCTTCGGTCAGCGGTTCCCCGTGCAGCGGGACATCACGGGGCAGGTCACCGAGGCGCCGGCATGCCGCGCTGACGACGACGAGGGCCGTGAGCATGGCCGCGACGTAGATCAGGAGCCAGGTCACGCTGCCTCCTCTCCTGGCCGCGCGACCTCGTAGCCGCCCTCTGGCGTCAGGTGAACGAGGACGCCTGACTGCTCGCCGTGGAGCATCAGCGGGATCACCGGGTCCGACGACTTGCGCCAGAACCCTCTTGCGCGCATGTGCTCGCTCCTGGCCTCGCACAGGCCATGACAGCCGGTCAGCGAGTTGCCGCAGAGCAGGCAGCCGTTCGTGATGCCGTTCCGCTTGCGGGAGCCGCCGATCATCCGGGCCACGATGTGCTGTACCTGACCGCCGTAGCGGCCTAGCCAGATGTTGCAGGACTCGCACCGGGCGTCGTTCACGTCCCCGCCACCGGCTCGCTTGCGTACGGCAAGCCTCACAGTCGCGCTGAACCCGGTCTCGTGGTCGGACTCGGACAGGTGCCAGCCTCCGCAGCCCCGCGTCTTGCACGGCTTCACGCTGCGGTCGTCGTCAGCGTTGCCGGGCAGCAGCAGGGCCTTGGCCAGCGCCTTCTCTGCCGCTAGCTGGCTACTGAATCTCCTCTGGCCGCAGCCGGGATTCAGCCTGCCGTTACGGTTCATCCGGTCACCGCCGGATAGCCGGCCAGGCTCAGCCGTTCCGGGTTAGTGGCCCGGGAGCCGAGATCGGCCCCGTACCGGACATGGGCGAACGTCTCCCCTACCGAGGTGATGACGCCGGCCTCTTCCGGGTCGTCGGGGTTAAACGGGCTGTAGATGACCCTGAACCCGGCGGCAAGCGCATCGGCGCATTCGGCGAGCGTCATGCCGCCCCCTTGACCTTCTGTGCCCACAGGTCCGTCAGGCGCTCGCTCAGCGGCAGGACCGGGCCGGACACGTGGTCGGCGGTGATGAACACGTACTCGCCTTCAAGGTGCTTGCCCCGGGCCTCGGCGCACAGGAAGTTGAACCGGTCTCCCGCGATCTCGCCCGCGCACTCGTCGGCGATGGCCTGGGCTAGCTGGTATTTCCGCTCGTCCTCAGCTAGTTCCGGTGGTTCGGGGTACCCCGGCCCGGTTGCTCCTGTCGTGCCGGCCGATGCAGGACCGGGCCGGGGCACGCCTGGCGATGGAGCCGCGATTGCGAGCGGCTGGCCCGGCGCGGGCGGAAGCTGAGCGGCCCACCCGGCTTCCTCAAGCTCTCCCGTGGCTACCTGGCGGAACGTCTTCAGGATCTCCAGCGCCGGGACCGGGTATTTCCTGGTCTGGCCGTTAACGACGTCTACCCGGTGGTCAATCCACAGCCGGGCCGGAAGGAACAAGTTTCTGTCACGGCACAGCGCCATCAGCTCGGCCTTGCCGATCAGCTCCCCGGCCGCGTAGAAGCCGCCCGTGTCCAGCCGCCACACCCCGACGTCGGGCAGGTCGGGCAGGACAAGGGAAACCCGGGTCTTCAGCCCGCACGCCTGAGGCGGCATCAGCTTGGACAGCCGGGCGCGCTCCCGCGCCATCCGGTCTACTTCGTCTTCGTCATCCGGGTCTTGCGCATGCGGGCACAGGCAGGATCCGCCGGACTTCTGCTCGTGCTGGGAGTCGCAACGTCTCTGGCACCCGCCCCCGGTCCACATCTCGTACCACTGGGAGATCGCGTCAGCGGCGGGCGGGATGGCGACCATGATCTCGCTGACCGCCGTGATCACTTCCCACTCCTTGCGGCCCCGGTTGTCCCACGGGCACACCTCGCCTTCGTAGGCCAGTGCCGCCGCTTCCACCTGGAAGCGGGACGGCGAGGTGAAACGGAGTGTGTCGAGCTTCACCGGCCGGGTGATGTCCCTGCCGGCCTTGTCCTGCTTGCCGGTCTTCACCGCCTGGCCGAGCCTGATCCGGCCGGACTGGTAGGCGCGTCTTTGCAAGTCGAGTACGGGCATGTCAGGCCACCTCCCGCTGAATGGATTCGCGAACCGCATGGAGGACGGGCAGCAGTTCCTCGCCCTTGAGGTACATCCGCCGTGCGGCGAGCATGGTCCGGATCTGGCCGAGCAGCACCAGCCCGATGCCCTTGACGGCCAGCAGTTCCTCAGCCGTGAATCCCGCCACGGTGGCCAGTTCGGCGTCAGCGCCCAGCGCCCTAGCCAGCGGCGCCAGAGCCCGCCCGTAGCCCTCCCCGGCCATGTCGCAGATCCGGGGACCGGGCATCGTGCCATCGGGACGCAGTGCCCTGATCGACGGTCCCGGCTTGCCCTTGGCTGCCTGGCGTTCCTTGCACCCGTTCGCCATCGCCAGGAACCTCTGCCACGCCGGCTCGTCATCGCGCGCGGACACGAGCTGAAGCAGGTAGCCCTCCGGGTACTCGGGCCTCAGGTGCAGCACCGCGCCGCAGTCCGTCTTCGGCATCGGCCGGAGCTCGCCCAGCCCGACCAGGCATTCGAGCATCCGCCGGTAAGCGGCCAGTTGCTCTTTCCACGTGGCGTCCGGATCGCGGCCCGTCTTGACGTCTATGCAGATCGTCAGGACGTTGCCGGGGCACGCCACGATCTCGTCGGCACCGTCCGGCCCGGTCCCGAAGCTGATCGCGTACCCGTCCAGCTCGATGATCAGGTCCAGGGTTCCGGCCAGCCCCAGCGGCTCGTGGTAGACCTGCATCTCCGCCGCGAGGATCTTCGGGGAGCCGAACGCGCCGATGAAGTTGATGAACCCCTCGACCATGAACGCCGCGATATCGGCCAGCGGCTCGCCGTCGTAGAGCGCGTTCTCAAGGTGATCGGGCAGCAGCGGGAGCGGGACGGATGCACCGGTTCCGGGCGGCGACGCGGCCCACAAGGTCAGCGCCTCGACCACGTCGTGAACGTAGGTGCCGCAGTCCGCCTTGATCAGCCGGACCTGCTCGGCGGCGTCCGCCCCCAGCGCTATCGCGTCCTTGCGGCCCTTCTCCCGGAGCGTCTTCAGGAACAGTTCAAGGTTGTCCGCTGCCCAGCCCAGGGCCGACGCGGCGTACCAGTCCCGCAGGTACGCCTTGGATTGCGTGGCGCCGATCAGGTAGGTAACCGAGTCGAGCTGCTTCCCGTTGCGGGGGTAGGGATAAAAACGCTCCCCGGAGTTCTTGTCAGTGACCGGCGCGAGGCTGGCCGGCTCTGCGATCGCCATCACGATCCGACCTCATCCGGCACGTCCACGCCCCTGGCCAGCAGCGCCCTGCGGGCCTCGTCCGCCTCGCCCGCCGCTACCTCGATGGCGGCTTCCTGAAGCGGCAACCCCAGAGGGAGGTCTTCCTCGGCGAACCGTTCCGACCAGTGCATGGCCCCGGTACCGAGAGCGTTAAGCGTGCGCAGGCATTCCGCGAGGTGGTCCCAGGCCGCCTGGGTCTCTTCGCTGGTGCTGGCCGTGGCGGTGCTCATGAGCGGTCCTTAACGTGGTAAGCCGGCTTCGGTTCGGCGTAGCCCAGCGAGACGATGAGCCGCCGCCAGCACGCGAGGGCGCGGTCCTTGGTCCATCCGAGGGCCTCGCCGATCTCAGCCCACGAATCGGTCTCGGGATGCTCCGCCCGCGCATGGGCGATGACCACCCAGGACTCCGGCACGTCGCACAGCCGCTCGTCGTCGAGGATGATGCGGGCGGTGTTCCGGTCGCGTTCCCCAGCCGACCGGGAGCGCTCGTCGTTGGCCCGCGCGAAGCCCCGGAGCATCGCCGGGACGGTGACCGCGCTCATGACGCCGGCCCGTTGATCAGGTACTCGCGGGCGCTGGCCATCTCGGCGGGAGTGCCGTTGGCGGTCGCGTCAGCGAGGCGGTCCCAGGCGGCGTTCCGCTGGACCGGGGAGAATCCCCGCCATGACACCGGGTCGGGCACGGGGTCGGGCTGCCCGAAGTGCCTGAGCCCGCCGAGGCCGGCGAACTTCGGTCCCTGGAACATCCCGGCGCTCACGGCGTCCCCCCTTGCTCCGTTACGCGCGGCAGCACGGCAGTCATCGAGCAGTCCCAGCCGTCCTCTTGCCCGGCGGGCATCACGGGCTGGGCTGGCTCCGGGTCGTCACCGGGCAGCACCGGATCGGCTGGCGTTACGGGCACGGAACCGGCCATCCGCCGGTACGCCCCCAGTTGCCTCTGCCATGAGGGCGGCAAGGGGCCTGTCTCGGGCTCCGCGACGATCGCCGGCTTGACTTCCGGGCGCATCACCGGCCCGCCGTGCCGTGCCGCGTAGACCGCGATGGCCTCCCACACCCCCCGGACACGGCGCCCTTCCGGCAGCGGCGGGCCTCCCGGCTCCCCCGGCAGCGGCCCGTACAGGACCGTCAGGCCCAGCGCTTTCAGGGTCTCCTCGGCGACCGGGGTATCGGACACCTGCGTCGTGGTGGTCATGCTGCTGCCTTCCTTGCTGCGAGCTTGGCGGTGACTTCGGTGACGGCCTGAGATCGCAGGACCGTCCACGCCTCGCGGTCGTCCCGCTCCACGGCTGCGGCCATCGCGTCCCTGGTCCGCTTCGGAACCGCCCGCTCGCAGCCCGAGCACATGAACAGCGGGGCGGGCAGGTTCCTGCGGCAGCACGGGCACTCATGGCGGGTATCCGGCCTCTCGGCGGCGCTGGCGATGTGGATGGCGGGCATCAGGCAGCACCACCCAGCCGTGCACCGGAGCGGCAGCCGTAAGGCGAGCAGCCGTCAGGGTTGCCCTGCTCGGCCATCTCCTCATCGGCGATGATGTCGAGGAGGTCACCCTGGCGGGATTTCCACTCAGCCGAGGTGACCCGGTCGATGGGCGCGATATCGAGCGGCACGCGCGACGAATGCAGGAATGCCTCGCCGTTCAGCGGGATGCCCTTGCCGCCGCCTTTCCGGATGGCGCGGTCAAACTCCACCGCGTCCGCCCATTCGGCGGGATTGTTGTCGCGGAGGTCGCGCCATTGCTTGTTGCCGTGGAACGGGCACCCGATGCATGCGCTCTTGGCTACCGAGGTCCAGCCGCGCGACCGCAGCCACCGCTCGCATGCCTTGCGGTCCATGCCAAGGTCAAGCAGCGGGTACGCGGCCCGCTGGTACAGGACGCTGTAGCTGTCGTTAACGCGCCCGATCTCGTCAGCGCTGAAGCCGACCCACTGCTCTGCTACCCGGCCTCTCGGAACTCGCCTGAAGTCGGGTGCGTTAGCGCCGAGCAGTTCGCGGACCTTGCGGCGGATCGGGGCCAGCTTGTATTCGCTGGTGCACTGCCGGCGCCCCATGCCGAGGCTGCCGTCGGCGTTCTTGATGAAGTACGGGATCGACGCGTATCGGTGGACTGGGTCGATCGTGTCGGCCCGGAGGTTGCCGCTACTGACGCGCAGCACGGGAAGCCCCGCACTTGCTGCCGCTTCGGTTACAAGGTCAAGGTGGTCGTAGACCCGCTTCGGCTCCCAGTCGGTGTCGGCGAAGATCGCGTAGTCCAGCTTCGGCAGGATGCCCTCAAGCGACATCAGCAGCAGCGTGGTCGACTGCACTCCGGCACCGAGGCTCAGAACACGGATTGCTGGCTCGGCGGCGCTGGCGACGTGGATGGCGGGCATCAGGCACTCCACGCGGCGAGCATCGCGTCAGCGCTTGACCGCCGCGCCTTCTCCCGGTCAGCGGTCTCGAACCCGGCCAGGACCGCCCGCATCCGCCACGGCGCGTCCGCGTGCTCGGTCAGCCCGGCCTGCCCCGGGTCCACGGCGGAGGGCCGGTTGCACGTGGCGTACACCATCCCGGCGTCGGACAGCCACACGTGCCAGCCCGGGTAGTCGGCGTTCAGCGCCGCTACCTCGGCCAGCGTCTCGGCTGTCGGGCCTGCCTTCACGGGCAGGACGGGCCGGACGGGCTGACCGGGCGCCGGATGGCAGGTCTGCCTGCGCAGGAGATCCGCGACCTCCCGCTCGCTGTACAGCCGCCGCCCGCCCGGGGTCCTGCCCGCCGTGAGCTTGCCCTGGCGTGCCCAGCGGGTCACGGTCTTGGGGTCGACCCGGAACATGGCCCCGACCTCGGGCCCGGTCAGCTGACGGCCGACCTCGGCCTCTAGCGCAGCTACCGTCGCTGCCGATCGTGCGTGCATTGCCTGGTCCTCTCTGCTACCGTTTGTCTTGCCTGGGGCCTCTGAAGCCCTCCCGGTCCCGTCCTGTTTGCCGCAGGGCGGGCCGGTTTTTTTCGTGCCCTAGGCGGCCTCGGGGGCGGCTTCGCCCGGCTGGTCAGCGCTCTCGGGCGGCTTGCGATGCGGGGCGGTGAGTGCGGCCCAGAAGTCGGCCTGGGGCTGAGTGAGCGGCTGGTCTTCCCTCGCCGCGTCTTCCCTGGCGGCCTCGGTGACTTCTGCGACGGTCCTACAGGTGGTCATGACGCCACCGCCTCGGCCGCGTACCGATGGCTGTTGTGCTGCGGTACCTCGGCTCGGATGGCACGCCGTTCGGCGGCACGAGCCTCCGAGATCGACCCGTACCCCTCCTTCGTGATGCGCGCGACGTCGGGCCACCAAGCCGATTTCGCTGCGTGCCGCTTCATCCGTGCGGCATATCCGGCAGTGCTGCCGATGTAGAGCAGCAGGTCAGCCTCGCCGAAGCAGCGGTAGATGAAGCTCCCGGCGGCCTTGTCGGCACACCGGACGCACGCTTGGCCGCTGTGGGCGCTGACGTCCGCGAGCAAGATCACGTCGTTCGCGCCCGAGTTGCACAGCCACTGAGCGCCGTACTGGATGCGGTCGCCGTTGAGAACGGAAGCCGCCGCGCCGACGTGATGGACGAGCGCCCCAACTCTCGCCACGGCCAGCCCGGCCTTGAGCGTCACAGGGGAAACCAGAACCCCGCTGCTTACGTACGGTGCGCGCCGCCGCGAGTGGGCGAATTCGGTGAGGGGGTGAGTCATGACGCCTTTACCTGCGCCTTGCCGCCGCTCATGTAGTCCGTCAGTGCGCGCTCGCTGACCCGGAGGTGGCCTTGCGGGAAGGCACCGAGCCGGGTCACGGGGAAGGCGCCCCTGAGGACGAGCTTGCGGAATGTCTCGCGGGAGATCTGGAGCCGCTCGCAGACTTCCGCTCTGGTCAGATAGGTGTCCAACGCTGCTCCTGTAGCTGCCGGTTCCTGCCTTGTCATGAGCGAGACTAGGCATGTTGGGGCACAGAGTCAAGCGGGAACCGGCAGGTCGCGGCAGGTTCGCGTAGCGGGAAATGTCGCCGTGAAGTGCGGCCAAGTGCCTTGACCTGCCCAGACACGCGCCACCATGATTAGGCGCATGCGACCAGAGCCCACGCTGGGCAAGCGAATCCGCCGTGCCCGCGAGCGGAAAAGGTGGACCCAGCAGCGGCTAGCCGCCGAGCTGAGCGTCGGGGTGCGGACGGTGAACGACTGGGAGAACGGGCGCTCTCAGCCGAAGTCCTCCATCGGCGCGCTTGAGGAAGTTCTCGGCATCAGCCTGGATGACGACAGGCGGGATGCGGGCCTGAGCCCCGCCGGCCGCGCGATCCTGCTGGACGAGCTGGGGCCGGAACGCGGGGCGCAGGCCATCGCGTTCATCGAACGGAACGAAGCTGAGCCTGAGGACCGGCCGCACGCGACGGATCCGGGCGGGTCGCGGCATCGTAGGCACGGATGACCTTGCGGTAGTCCTGCTCGGTCGGCCCCGTGTCCTGCAGCCGCCTCCCGGGCCTTTCCCTCGCCGCGAGCGCGATCAGCCCGGTCGCGATCACCAGGTTCGCCCGCACGCCGGCCAGGGTCTCCCCCGCCGCGGCAACCCACAATGCGGCCGACGCCCATCCGAGCGCCGTTCTCATCCCCGTTTCGAGCCTGTAACCCATGTTGCGCGTGTCCTCCCCCGGTCGGCACGTGCCCGCCGTTTGCAAGCAGGGCGGCCGGGGTCCGGAGTCGCCCTTCAGGCAAGCTCACGATATGTAATCAGGTCGTCACGCAATGTGCAAGGCTTACTTTGCAGCACCGGACCGATTACCCGCCCATTCCGGAAACGGCAGGTCAGCCGCGCGGGATCATCCGGACGTCCTCGGTGCGGAACCCCGGCCCTTTCTTCGACGACGGCAGGACGACGACCCGGAAGTAGGCGGCCACCAGCGAGCGGCGCACCGCCAGCGGCAGGCCCCTGAACTCCTCCAGGGTCAGGCCCGCGTACCGGGTCCTGAGCCGGGACCGGGCGTCGCCCGCCGACAGGTCCCTCAGTTCCGCCAGCGTCGCGTTCACCCGGTCCAGCCGCTTCAGCAGCGCCGGGACCGACCCCCGCGACGGGTCGGCGAGAACCTCCTCGATCTCGCGGCGCTGCGCGTCCGCCGCCGCGTACCGCTCGGCCAGCCCCGGCGTCCGCGGCGCCGCCGGCTCCGGGTTGCCTTCCTGGTTCAGCAGCGAGACCACCCGCTGGCTCACGTAGGCGTCGAGCATCACCCGCGACCGGTAGGTCTTGCGGCAGCCCGGCCTGATGCAGGCGTAGCCGACGTTCGGCGGCCCGTCGCCGCGGACCCGGGTGTGCCGGATCTGCAGCGGCGCCCCGCAGTCCCCGAACCCGCACTCGGCGATCCCGGACAGCAGGTAGCGGCGCGAGTTCACCGCGTACCCGTACCCGGCCGACCGGTTTCCGAGCACCGCGCGCAGCGCCTCCCACTGCGACCGCTCCAGCACCGGCTCCCATGCCGCCTGCTGTACCCCGTCCGGCATCAGGCCCGCGTACCGCGGGCGCTTGAGGAGCTGCGGCAAGGTGGCGTAGGTGAACGGGATCCCGGTCTGGGTCACGATGCCCCGCGCGGTGAAGTCGGCGGCGACCGCCCCGGCGCCCTCCCCGCCCAGGATCCGGGCGGCGGCCTCCCGCAGGTTCGCGGCCTCCGACTCGATCATCGTCAGGTTGTCGCCCCGGAAGCCGTAGGACCGGCCGCCCCTGCCGCCAGGGCGCACCTTGCCTTCACGCCGCATCCGCTCGTACTGGGTGATCTTGCGCCGCGACGTGTCATAGGAGGAGCGCTCCTGCGCGGCGGCCTCGATCCACACGATGAACCGGTCGTCGCCGTTGTCGAGGTTGCGCGTGCCGGTCGGCGAGGCCAGCCGCAGGCCCTTGCTGTCGGCCAGCTCGATGAGTTTGGCGAGATCCTGAGGCCGCCGCACCAGCCGGTCGCCGTGGTAGACCACGATCGCGCCGATCAGGCCCGCGTCGACGTCGGCGAGCATCCGGTCCCAGGCCGGGCGCTTGCGGTTCTTCTGCCACGCCGACTTGTTGTTGTCGGCGTACACGTCATGCACCCGCCAGCCAAGCCGCTCGCACAGTTCCCGGCAGATCCGCTCCTGGTCCTCGACCTTCGTCGTGTCGCCCATGACGGCCAGTGACATGCGGCAGTACACGGCGGCGCTCAGTGCCTCACTCATCGCGGCATCGTATCTGTGCAGGCATCTCTGCCGATACGTCGGCAGATGCCCTTGCACAGGTACCTGAGCGCGGGACATTCTGGCGCCAGCCACGCCGTTTCGCCCGCCAATCGCTGCGTGCCCGCCAACGCCGTGCGATAGTGGATCCAGCCCGGCCAGGCGGAGTCACCCCCGTGCTCCGGTCCTCCGGGCGGAAGCCGTCCCTCCGCGGGGCAGGAACCCCTTATCCCCCGGTTCCGGGCCTGCACCGGGGCGGCGAAGCGGATCAGCCCGCCGCCGCGATCGGGGAGTTCGCGGTAGCGGGCTGATCCTTTTCTCGCTGCGCTGCAGGGTCACGGTAGCAAGAGCGCCGCCCGCCCGCCAGCCGCGTCCCGGGCGGCTACCGGATCACCCTTCCCGTCATCCGCCGTCTTGCTACGCTGGCTGGCGCGACGATTTGCCACCGCCGCACCACTACCGGAAGCACCCCCGGTTCCCTCGTTCCGCGCCTGGTAACAGCGGGCACGGCGCAGAGGGGCCGGGGGTGCTTTTTCGCGTGCTAGGCAGCTTCGCCCGCTACTGACTGGCGAGCGCGTCCGCCAGCCGCCGGACTTCGTCGCACAGGGCCAGGGTCGCGTAAGCCTGAGCTTCGGCGACTTCCCGGTCCCGCTCGCAGGGTGCCGCGTCATACTCAAGCCGGCCGTCCAGGGCGTCTGCGGCAATGTCGTAGTTGGTGTTCGGCTGGCCTGCCATCGCAGCCTCCTTAGCCTCATGGGCGTGCAGTTCGTCAAGTTCCCGGTCGTAGTAGCTCTCCCGGTCCACGTAGGCATTCATGGCCGCTCGCCTCCTGTGTCATCCCCGGACACCCCGAGCATGCCGCCGCAGATCGCCTCGGCTATGTCGTGGGCGAGATCATGCATGTCCGTCCCGGTGGTCAGGTCGATGCCCGCTTCCTCGCTGGCGATCCGGTAGAACATCGCCGGCATGCGGATGACCGAGACGACCGCGCCGGCCGCGTCCGCGCCGTCTTCCAGTGCCGGGTAGGCGGCGACCGGAGTCCATTCGTCATCCATCGCCATGCCGAGGACCGAGTCTTTTGCGCCGGGTGCCGCCCGCGCTATCCGGTTCAGGTGCTCGCCGCTAGCCGGCCTCGGCAGTTGAATAGTCGTCCCGGTCATCGCTCCTGCTCTCCTTCGGTGCCGCCCTGAACCGGCCACATCTCGCCCAGGTTGAGCGTGAAGATGAGCCTCGGGTCCGGGTCGGTGTCGTAGCCGTTGAGGAGTTCGGCCCACTCGTCGGGGCCGTAGCGCATCGAGTAGAACACCACGTCATCGTCGCTGGGCACGTCGGCGGCGTTGATGGCGAACATGCCGTCGCCCATGCGGTAGTGCCGGTGGTTCAGGAACCCGGTCATCCGCCAGTAGTAACTCAGACCGTCCCGGTAGACCGGGTAGGTGCCGGGCTGGACGACCACCTGAGCGGCGGTCTCCTTGACGTGGTCCGGCAGCCACGGGTCTAGCGGGTAGATCCGCGTCCGGGTGATTTCCACGGTGCCGATCTGGAAGCGTCCGGTCCGGGTGGTCGTCTCGGTCATTTCTGCTCTCCTTGCTGGGTTCCCTCTGGTGAGTTGCCATGTGATGCCCGGTACTCGGTCACGGCTTCCTCAAGGACCACCTTGAGCGCCACTCCGCGCCGTTCTGCTTCCGCCCTTGCCCAGTCACCGATGCTCGGGTCGTCGGGGTGGAAGGCGAGCATCGGGTTCTTGTGCTGGTTAGGCACCGAACGCGACTCTCGCATCGGCCTCGGCTGCGTCGATCGCGCCGGCGATGGCAGCGAGCGGCGCGGCATTGTCGAAGCGGGCCGACCACATCGTGACGCCGTTCCGGTCGAAACCGATCACCGCGACCCCGTCATCGACGATCACGCGGACAGTGCCGAGCACGGAATCCAGGACGGTGAATGTCAGGTCGGCGCGGATGAACTCGGGCGCGTCCTCCTGCGGCTCGTAGCTGCGGCGGGCGAGTTCGTCGATGAGTTCGCTGGCCGCGATAACTGGTGTTGACATGGCTGGCATCTCTTGCTCCTGTCCTGGGTGCTTACCACCATATTGGCATAGGTGGTTAGCACCTGTCAACAGGGGAGATCATCGGAGATGCGCCAGCCCCGGCTACTCCCGGCTCGTCCGGGGACCGGGGCTGAGGGAATGACAGAATCAAACCGTCATCGGCGCTCTACCTCACGCCTCAGGCTTCTCCGGGAGCCGCCGCAGGATCTCCGCCAGCAGCTCGCCGTGCCCGTCAAGCTTCGCCTCGATTGCTCCCAGTCGTTCCCCGGCCGCGCCCAGCGCCTCGGAGTGCTGCCTGAGCGTGGCATCGATCGAGTCCAGCCGCAGGCCGTGCCGTGCCAGCATCTCGCCGTGATCGGAGAGCATCAGGCCGTGCTCTCCCTGCGTCAGCCGGATCGCCCGCACGTCGGCATGCAGGACGCTCAGCCCGTAGGCCACGGCGTCGATCTTGCCGGGCAGGACATGGCGGGCCAGCGTGTCGAGATCCGGTTCGGGGAGCGGCTCGGCGGTCATGGGAGCAAGGGTAACCCGCAGCGTCCCAGCGGGCACGGTGCCGGGATAAAACGCGCCGAGCGGACATGCGGGACTCACGAATCCTCGCCTGACGCCGACGCCAGATGAGCGAGCGACAGAAGCTCGTAGGTGTTCACCTCACGGCTGCCGCGCCCCTTGCGCCTCCCTGTCACCCTGATGGCGCGGGCTGCCTCCAGATCGCGGAGTGCCTTCAGCGCCGTGGTGCGGCTCACGCTCATGGCTGCGGCAATGTCCGTGACGCTCGGATGCTCGCCGGGCTCGTAAAGCGCCAGCGTGGCGTAGGCGAGCTTGGCGGACGTTGACAATGTGCGGTTGTCCCTGACCGCGCACAGCCGCGCAAGCCGGGGACCTTCATGGGCGGGCGTCATGCGGCCAGCACTCCTGTCATCTCGGCCTCCCAGTCTTCTTCGTCGCCGGCGTTGGCCACGTGGGTGTCGAGGTACGGCGCGTCGCGGAACGGCTTGCTGAGGTACTTCACCGGGTTGCCCGGCCGCTTGCGGCCGATCAGGTGGTACCAGAGCGCGGCGCACTGGCTGTCCGTGAGGTAGTCGGCTTCGTCCTGGCCGTAAACCTCGGCAGCAGCGAGGCGAACGAATCTGATCGCGTCAATTCGCCTGACCGAAGGTCGGGCGCGTCGCGGGACCAGTGAGTCATCACCTTCTTTTAGGTCTTGATGTAGTACAGGTCTTGATGGTGGTGCTGAGCTGGCACCTTGGGGTGCCTCATCTGGCACCTTGGGAACGAGCCTCAAGGTGCCGTCAGCGGCACCTTGGCTTTCGGGCACGGCCAGCGCCCACTCCGACGCCAGCGTGTAGCCGGCGCCCCGCCGCCCGCCGCGGCGGGTCTGTTCGAGGATCGCCACGGGCTCGGACTGCGCCCACGCGAGGGCACGGAGTACCGTCCGCTTGCCCGCCGGGGTGTCCTCCATGAGCTGCTGGACGCTGCAGAACCCTTTGCCGGTCACCCAGTCCAGCCGCAGCGCGAGGCGTTCGAGCACGACCTGCTCTGTGGCTGGCGGCCGGTCAGGATGGTCGCGGATGGCTTTCAGCCAGGACTCGATCACCGGCCGGCGCGGCTTGTCGCGAGCGGGGTGCGCGGAATGTCAGTGCCGGGATGTACCGTGTGCATGTCGCACCGTGTTCTTTCAGGGGTTCGGTGTTGACGCGCCCCGTGCTCTGTTGTCAGAGGCAGAGCCGGGGCATTTTCAGTTCTGAAGGGCAGCCTAGCGGTCAGGCCGGGTTTTCACCGGTCTCGTCATCGCGGCCGGCATGCCGGATACGGTCGGCCTCATCTGAACGGGCGCGCAGTCCGCTCACGAGCCGCCCGGCGGCTTCGGCTTTCTCCCGGGGGTCTGCCAGGAGGCGGATAGCGCTCAGCGCCGCGTCAGCCGCCGTGATCGCGGCGTCGATCTTGCCTTCCGTGCCGTGCGGCAGGACGAAGCTTCCCTGTGGCGACGTGGAGATCAGCCCCTCGTCGCAGAGCAGGCCGATTGCCTTCGCCGCAGTGGCCGCCGCCACTGCCCAGCCTTCGGCTATCGCGGCGATAGACGGAAGGCGTTCGCCCGCCCGGCGCTGCCCGCTGGCGATCTCGTCGCGGTAGTAGCCGGCGATCTGGACGTACGGCGGGGCGGGACGGTCAGCTCTGGGCATCCGGACTCCCAATTCCCTCAGGGCGAAACCGCTACGGCGGTCGCGTCGTCGCTGACCTTGAAGCGCGGGTAGCGCACCCGTCCGGCGTCGTCCGCCTCGTGCTTGCGGACCATCGCGATCAGGTCGCCGGGGTCTATTGCCAGCACGTCAGGCCACGGCATCCCGAACATGTCGGCCAGCCGCGAGGCGCCGTCCGTCATCACCGCGAGCCGGTGCAGGTCCCCCAGCGGCGCCGACCCGGTTACCGCGTGCGCCGCCGCCTCGGGATCGGCTGCGGCCACCCAGTAGCCGCCGGGCCGGTTGCGGTGCGCGGTGCGGGCCTCGCCGATCCGCTGGCCAACAGCCGGGCCGGTGACGCTGATCCCCGCCACCGAGTCGTCTACCCGCTTGTCGGAGATCACCCGTACCCCGCCGGGCTCGCCGAGAACGACGCTGATATCGGCAAGGACCAGCCAGTCGGCCCGGCCGCCCGTGAGCCTCACAATGCCCACGGCGGCTGAAGGTGCGCCGACTGTCCCCAGGTCACAGGTCCCGGCATGCTGCGCGGCTACGGCGCTGATGCCGCCCGCGAGCGCATCGGCGAGCGGAAGCCCGCCCGCGATGATGCCGTCCATGAGCATGCCGCCGAGCCGCCGGACGTACCAGGGCGTTCCGTGGCCGCAGCCTGACTCGATGCCTGCCCGTACCGTCACGCCGTCGAGCACGACGACGGCTTCCGGGGCAATGCCGAACCAGTCCTCGTTGGGGACGTCCGCGTCGCCGGGCTCGGTGGCCATCGCGGCGCGCATCATCCCTCCTCGTCGGGCCGGCTTGCCTGAGTGCGGTTGCGCGCACTGGCATGCAATTCGAGGTAGGACGCATTGAATGGCGCCCACCACCGCGAGTCGCCTGCGCCTATGGCCTGGGCCAGCCGCTGGCCTGGTTCGGTGCGCAGTGCCGCTACCGAGTTCTCCCGCCACGTCTCGGTGTCATGTCCCTGCGCCTGGTACTCGGTGGCCTGCAGCAGCGTCTCGATCTTGTCCGCGTCGTGGGCCAGCCGCGCCTCGCGGGTCACGTTCGCCTCGTACTCGGCGGTGAGTTCCTGCACGGCCTTCGATGCCTCGTCGGGCATCTTCGCGACCTGGTGGGCCGTGATGGCTTCGGGGTCCGCCGTGGTGACGTAGGCGCGGCCGACTGAGGGAACGTCGCCGATCCGGGTTTCGTGCGCGTCGTGCATCAGGCCCAGGGCGGCAGTGCGCCCGACGTCGGCACCGTCCATCGCCGCGAGGATCAGGCCGATGACGCCGACCCGGAATGAGTGCTCGGCGACGCTCTCCGGGTGCGGGATGCCCAGCAGCAGCCAGCCCGACCGGGGCTGGTGCTTGAGCTGGCCTATCTCGAACAGGAACATCGCGGTCCCGGCCAGCGGATGCTCCTCGCCTTCGGGTGCGGGGAGGCTGGCCAGGTCGCGGACGAACACGCCGCTGCCCATGCGGGAGCGGACGAAGCCCTCGTCGCGGAGCGTGCGGATCGCCGAAGCCACGGTCATGCGGGACACGCCGAAGAAGGCCGCCAGTTCCTGTCCGGTGTCAAGTTGCGAGCCTGGCTCAAGTTCTCCCGTGAGGATCGCCGCGCGGATCGAGGCCGCGATCTGGACGTGCGGATGCCGCTTGTCGTCGGGGTCTATCGGTTGCATGCGAATCATGGTATCTGCCTAGGCCGATTCCGTTCCTGCGGCATAACCCCACCCGCTACGCCCGAGTTCACCGGTTTTCACTGATGAACAAGCCTTGACGACTTGGCTAGCACTACCTACTATTGGCCTAGGTAGGAAACCGAATGGTACTTGCAGCCAACAGGGAGCAGCGTTGAGCACCAACGGCACCTCTGCGGATGTCCGGAAGTTGACGGGCACCGATGGCGAGTTGCTGCCGATCAAGATCGCCTGTGACCGGCTCAAGATCTCCGTCGCCACTTACAAGCGCCTGCACCTAGCCGACAAGGACGCGTGGCCCGCCAAGCGGGTCGGCGTTCAGTGGCGGGTGCCGGGCGCTTTCGTCACTTCCATGACGGCATGGCCTCAGGGCGGCCAGTCATGAACTTCTCCCCGATAGCCATCCCGCCGCTCTGCCGCTCCTGCGCCCCCCGGTCGGCCGGCTTGAGCATGACTTCGGTCTGCGGCAACTGCGGGACCGTCTACTGGTCCGCTGACGGCCACTCCTGCGGGACCGCGAACTTCCCCCTGAACGCAAGCAGGGCCACCGCCGCAAACGGTGACCCTGCTGATCCGAGTCCGCATCCCCTAGTAAGGACTGACTCAAGTGGAGATAGTACCCCCCGTCCCCGTCACCAAGATGACAAGGACGCAACTGCTGGCCGTGATCTCCGAGCAGGACGCGATGATCGCGGCGTTCCGGCGGGACATCCGGATCATGGGACGCAGGATGCTGGCGGACCGGGACCGGGTCGCCAGCGGCTCGCAGTGCATCCTGTCGCTAGTCCGGTGAACATCCGGGCCTTCCCCGCCGTCCCGGTCCTGACGGTCGAGCCGGCTACCGAGGCGATGCGCCTTGACCGGCCTGCCGCACGCTTCGCACTGGTGGAGCGCTACCTAGGCGAAGTCAGGGTCGTCACGACCGACGACCAGTGCCCGAACGGCATCGGCGCCGCAGCCGCCGCTTACGCAGCCGCCTGCGAGACCGCCTATGACGGGCGGGTGGCGTCATGAACGACCCCGAGGTCATCGCCTGGCTGGAAAGCAGCGAAGGCGAGCGCTGGTCGGAGGGTAACCACCGGCTTGGCTCACGCGACGGAGGGGCAGGCACGACCGGCTCGTTCGGCGAGGTCAAGACCGACCACGAGTCGTGCGACTGGCACGGCAACTGCCCTGACCACGGAGGCTCCCGATGAGCGCCCGTGAGCCGACCGAGGCCGAGATAGAGCAGGCCCTGGCCGACGAGGAGCAGCGCCACGCCGACCACGCGGACGGCGGCTCCCAGTACTGGGAGGGCTGGCACGCGAGGAACGGTTCGGCCGCTGAGTGGATGCGCGAGACGGACCGCGCATGGGACGCGCATCTCGCTCAGCGCGACAGCCGGGAGGCGTCATGATCGCCCGGACCTACGGCAACGCCAAGCGCAGGCCGCTTGCCCGCTGGAACTGCGGTGACTGCGAGTGGACCGGCGTGCGGGGACTGACCCTGTCCGCCTGCCCCGCCTGCTCCGGCACTGCGGTCGCCAAGCGCGACGAAAACCGGGAGGCGTCATGACCAGCTACTACATGCTCACCCGGGACATGGAGCCCGGCGCGGTGATCTGGGGCATCCTGGGCGACGGCACGATGCGGATCATCGCCGCCGACCCCCGTCACGTGCCCCCGTCCGGGGTGCAGGCGTCCTGGCGCATGGCCACACTGTCCCCGCTCGGCGATGCCTACCCGGATCCGGATGATGCACGTTTCTGGATCTGCGACCAGGGCTGGCAGGTAGAAGCCACCGAGCCGCTCGCGCAGTCGCCGGACAGCGCGTTCCTCCACGTCGCCGGCTTCTGGCAGGGCCTGCTCGACCGGCTGCGGATCAAGGTCCCCCGCGCGCTGTGCGGCGCCTCGCTGATCGCCGAGCCGGGCGACCCTGACCCCCTGGATCTGCTGGCCTGCCCGAAGTGCCGCTGGCGCAGCGACTTCAGCGTCATCGCCCGTATCCGGAACCGCTGGCGCTACTGCTGCTGGTGCGGCGAGCCCGCCAGTGCCGGGACGTTGTGCCGCCAGTGCCGGGCTGCGCTCGCTGCCGCAGTTGCCGAGGCTGACAGCCTCGCCGAACTTGAGCCCGCCTGCGATGCGTGCGGCGGTCCGCAGGCCGAATATGACCTGCTGGGCGTCGCCGACGACGGCCGGATCATTCACGGGTCGCACTTCCACGACTTTGACGACGAGTACTACCAGCGCCGTGCGCCCTCTGCGGCGATGCACTCGATCGCGGCCGGGACGACGTACGACCCGTCCGCGATGGATAAGGCATGGGACGAGAACTGGCGCATAGGCGACCGGTCACCCGGGGCGGTGCCGTCGTGAGCGCCGCCGGGGACGGGAACGGCTTCGGGCGGGCGGTCGCCGACAACGGCATCCCGCTCGCCCTCGCGCTGATCGCGTTCGGCGGCTCGTTCGACCACTGGACGCGGCTGGCATCGGGCCACGGCCAGCCCGGCGTCCTGGCGCCGCTGATCGCCGTGTGCGTGGACCTCGGGGTGCTGATGGCTGCCCGCGAGCGGCAGCGCGACATCAGGACCGGGCGCAAGCGCCGCGGCTGGATGTCGTGGCCCACCATCGTGATGATCTTCGGGATCGGCCTGACCCTGGCCGGGAACCTCGCCGGGGCGCAGTCGTCGGCGTGGGGGTACATCACGGCCGCGATCCCCGGCTTGTTCCTCATGCTGGCGATCTCCCTCATGGAGCGGCGGGCAGCCGAGGCGGCCCGCAAGGGCCTGGCCGAGCGTCAGGCGATAGCGGCGGAGGCCGAGCGTCAGGCGGAGCTTGAGCGTCAGCGTCAGGCCGCCGACCGTCAGGCGGAAGAAGACCGTCAGGCGGAAGAAGAGCGTCAGCGTCAGGCGGCCGGGCGTCGCGCCGCCATCGCGGAGCGTCAGGCGGAAATCGTCAGGGCCGCCAGCCAGTCCGTCAGCCCCGTCAGCCGCCTGCCGGTCGCCGGCGGCCACGCGCGGGAGCTGGCGATCACCGCCGGGCAGTGCATCCCCCCGGGTCCGCCCGGGAGCAACAACGGCGCCGCCCAGGTGATGCGCACCTACTGGGACACCGAGATCCAGGCGGGCAGGCCCGCGCCGTCCGGTGCCGACCTGGTCCGCGCGGCCGGGCTCTCGGCGTCCAGCAGCCTGGGCCGGCAGATGCGGTCCAAGTGGCTGCCCGAACTGGATGAGACGGCACGCGAGACGGAAGGAGCGGACAGGTGACCAGCCCGGAACTGAGCCCTGCCGGAACCCCCAACGCGGGGATGCACATGCAGGCATGCACCTGCGCGTGCCCGCGCGCGCGAGGCGGTACCCGGTGACTACCGCTGCCGCGCGCGCCCGGTACAGGGAGCGCATGACCGCCGCGCAGTCCGCCGGCGAGGAGATGAAGGCGCTGGCGGAGGCGACCGCGCTGGCTCGCGCCGTGGCCGCCGACGCGATGAAGATCCCCCGCCGGGGACCGGGCCTTGTCCGCCAGCTCACCGACCAGCTAGCCCAGCTTGCCGAGAAACTCGCGAGGGTGTCATGACCAGTTCGCTGCCCGACCTTGACTTCGAGTTCGACCTTCGTGACCCGGGCGAGGCTGACGGGTCCTGCGGCGGGCCAGGGCACCACCGCCGGCATGACGCTCCGCCTGACGGCTGGCATGACACTCCGCCTGACGGTGCGCCTGACGGTGACCCTGGCGCCGCACTGGCGCTGCCTGACGCTGACGTGCCTGACGGCGTGGTCCTGAAGATCGGCGGCGGCACGGTCGCCCTGCACCTGGCGGCCATGTGCTGGCAGACGGCGCGGAAGACCGTCACCAACCCGCGCGGCCCGTGGCACGCCTCGCCCGAGTCACTGGCCGTCCATGACGCCTACCGCAAATCCCGGGCCTGGGTGCCGTGCTGCGAGCCGTGCCGAAACGCAGCCCGGGCGTGCACCCATCACGGCAAGTACTCCGGCCCGGCCGGCAACTGCTACCACCTGACGGTCGGACGGCTCGGCGTGACCGCCGGCTACCTGCTGGCGTGGCTGTTCGCCCGCCCGATCCGGCTCGGCGGGGCGGCGGCCTTCATCGGCATTGCCTGGCTGGCCTTCCACCTCAGGTAACGATCCCCCCCGAAAGGAACCATCGCAATGAACATCATCCTGGCCGCCGGGGTCACCCCGGCCGGCCTGACCGGCGGCCAGATCGCCGGCCTGTCAATCGGAGGGGCCGCCCTGCTCGGCGGCATCGCCCTCGGAATGCACCGCAAGAAGAAGTCGGCGCGGATCATCGGCTGGCTCGCCTTCGCCGTGGGCATCCCCCTGGCCGGCCTGCTCGGCGGCTACATCGCGGGCCTGACCGGCGTGGCGCACTGGATCGAGATCGGCATCACCGGCCTGATCACCGTCGAGTTCATCCACGACGGCGTGAAGAAGTTCGGCGGAACCCCGAACCGGATCCTGCAGCCCACGTTCGGGCTGCTCCTCCCGGCGCTGCTGCTGCTGACGCTCGGGCACAAGGCCGCCGGGGTGCTCGGCTTCTTCGACCACATTGCCGGTGCGGTCGTGTCCCGTATCACCGGCCAGTAAGGGAGCCTTTCAGATGATGGTCGTCCTCATGCCGATGCTGGTGGCGTGGCTGGTCGTGCACGCCGCCGGCAAGGCCGGGATCTGGCAGGCCGTGGCCGAGGGCCGCACGGTCCGCGCGGCGGTACTCCAGGCCCTGAAGGACAAGGGAACCAAGGCGGGCGCGGCGCTCGCGAAACGGCTTGAAGAGGACCGCAAGCGCGGCGCCTTCTACCCGGCGTTCTGGGCGTGGGCGGCGATGAGGACCGCCAGGGCCGTTCGCGCGGCGATGCGCCGCCGCAGGCTGTTCCGCAACGGCGCCGGGATCGTGCGCCGGATCGCCGGAGCGGCATGGCGGGGCGGGAAGTACGCCTACGGCGAGGCCAGGAAGCGCCTGCGGGACGGCGAGCGCCCCCGGCTGCTGCGGATCGGGGTGTGCGGCCAGTGCGGCGGCATCGCCGCTGTCACGGCCCTGAAAGACGGGCTGTGCGGCTCATGCCGTCCGGGTGCCAGCCGTCCGGCCGTCGCAGAGCATGCGGAGGAAGCCCCGCCCGCCATGCGGGACGGCGACTTGCCCCCCGACGACGAGATTCCCGACGCGGAGATCGTGGGCGACCCGGAACCCGGGGCAGTCCCGGCGCCGCGCTGCGTCCGCTGCGGCAAGCCGCTGGCCGGCTTCGCGTGCGTGAATCCGGGCTGCCTGCTGTGCCCGGACTACCAGGGCCTGCCAGTCAGCCGCGAGGGCGCAGACCCGGCCCGATGGAAACTGCCGGTCAGGATCTGCTCCGAGCCGGGCTGCAACCGCCAGCTCATGCCCAGAAGCACCTGGTACGTGGTGAATGCCACCAACGCCGACATCTGCCTGTACTGCGGGTACGGCGGCACGAGCAGCAAGGACGGCGTCATCACCCGCATCCCGGCCCGCTACCCGGACGGGGCAGTCAGGGAACGCCAGCCAGCCGAACTGGCCGCCGCGGGAACCCCCGTGGACGCGGACGGCAACGAGATGCCGCTGACCGCTGGCGACGCCGAGTTCCTGGCCGCCGAAGCCGGCCGGATCGCGCAGGAGGCTGCCGCCCAGAATTCCCCGCCGGATGCCCCGGCAGGGCCGACGCAGCCCGGTCAGGCTGCACCGCCGCAACCGCAAGGAGACCCGATGACGTGCGCGCCTGACGGTGAACTGCACACCCAGGCCGACTGGGAAGGGCTGACCAGCGCGATCGACGCCGCGCTCGAAGGCATCGCCCAGTCGGCGGAGAACACGCTGAAGTGCCTGAGCGCGAAGAGCGCCGGCCGGGAGCACATGGCGGCGGTGACCGCCTGGCTTGACCAGGTCACCGCCGTGATGTCCCACGGCCGGAACCTGGTCGAGGAAGTCAACCAGCACCAGGACCCGTACGTGGACGCGGTCCAGGGCGCCGGCGGCTCCGACGAGGTGGCCGACCCGGATTACTACGCCGAGATGTAGACGACCACTACCTGAGGGAGAACCAATGACTGCCCCGCTGATCGGCGAGACGAACACTCATGCCGCCTGGCTTGCCTGGGCCGGCGCCTGCATTACCCGGCTTCAGCAGTTGCGTGACCTGCTCGACACGATGGCCGCCCAGGTGGAGGCCGACAACGGCGACCTGTCGCAGGCCGCCGCGATCCGCGTGTTCCAGGCCGAGATCACCGACCTTGTCGCGTCCGGGATCCGGATGACCGACACCGTCAACGACACCCAGGTCCCGGTCGGCGAGGCTGTCGCCGCGGCCGGAGGGCCGGAGAACACCCCGCACAAGCAGTACGCCGACGAGGCCCGCACTGGCCGGTGACGTGCGCGTCCCCCGCCCGGCAGGATCGAAGCCGGGCGGGGGACGCGGAAGCCATCAGGCCCGAACCGCAAGAGGACGGCAGGAGACCCGGAACCATGGCACCGACCGCGAAGAAGCCCGCCGGCGGCAAGAGCGCCGTGTCGAAGCCGTGCCCGGACCCGGACCCGCCCGAGTTCACCCCGCCGGGCAGCGCCCCGGCCGCCTACCTGCGCCAGCACCGGGCGCTGGCCTCGCTGTCCGCGGTAGCCGGCGCGGACGGCCTCGTTGCCGGCGGCCACGCGATCGGCTGGCCGTGGGGTTACGCCCTGGTCGCTGCCCCGTGCACGGTCGCTGCGGTCAGGGTGGCGGTGCGACACGCGAGGATCTCCGCCCGGCTCGCCGCTGACGGCGCGTCGGCGCGCAGGCTGGGCCGGGCACGGGCGCGCAGGCAGGCCGCCTGGGCGTCGTGCGCGGCGTGCTGCACCGCCATGGCGGCAGGGACCGCTGCGGGTGTCCTGAACGGCTGGGGCCAGCTCGTGATGCTCGGCGGCGGCCTGGCCGTCGCCGCTCCCGGCCTGTACCGGGCGCGCAAGCGGCCCGAGCCCCCGCCTGAGCCGCCCGCGCCCGCGCCGGCTGCTCCCCCTCCTCCTGACCCGAGGCTGACGGCGTTCAGTGCCAGGTTCGGGCAGTCAGGCCCGTGCAAGGGCGCCCGGTTCCATTCTCTGCGGGACGTGAAAGACGGGTTCGCGCTGGAAATCGAGCTGCCCGCCGGGTCGGAAACCACGACAGGCGACTTGTTCGCGCTGATCCCGAAGGTCGCCGCCCAGTTCGACGTGAGCAGGGACCAGGTCACCGTGGAGTACACGGCGGACCGGTCGGAGCGGCGGGCGATCGTGACGGTTCTGACCCGCAAGAACGCGTGGAACCGGGCTGACAAGTGGGACGGCAAGTCGACGTATGACCCGGCGACAGGGAAGGTCAGGATCGGGCGGTACGCGGACGGCGAGGACGCTCACTGGCTGCTGCACATACCCGGGTCGGGAGTCGCCGCCGGGATCCTGGCCGGCCAGCAGGGATCCGGCAAGACGGGCTCCCTGCTGGTCATCGCCTGCGAGGAAGGCCAGGCGAAGGTCGACGGCAAGCGGATCATTGCCCTGTGGATGGGTGACCCGCAGCGCCAGCCCCTCGCGGTCTGGAAGGGCTTCGCCGACCAGATGGCATGGGGCCTTGAGGCGTGCGTGCAGATGATCATCATGGCGCACGCTCTCATGTGCGACCGCGCCGCCCGGTTCGGCGACCAGACCTGGACCGACCACCTGGGCAGGGTCAACACCGGCAAGGGCTCGTTCGACCCGACCCCGGAGAACCCGATCATCGACGTGACGATCGACGAGTGGCCGAAGATCGTCCGCGACCCGGTGCTGTCGAAGATCGCGATTCCGCTGGTCGCCGCGATCATCATGGAGGGCCGCAAGGTCGGCGTGAAAGTCAAGGTGGTCGTCCAGATGCCGGACCTCACCGAACTGGGCCTGCGGGCGATCCGCGAATTGCTGAAGGCGTTCAATGTCCTGTCTCACCGCACGGACGGGCTAAGCAAGCACATGCTGGGCGTGCAGGGCGACACGTCGGCGCTGGCCCCCGGCGTGCACGGGCTTGGCTTTCTGCACGGCACGGACAACCGGCCGTCTACGACGATGCGGACCAAGCACCTGCCCGAGTACGTCAAGCCGGGCGAGGACGGCCCGGACGTGCGGGAACTGGCCGAGAAGATCTCCCTCGACGTGGTGGAACTCGGCCCCGAGATCGAGGCGGTCATCAGGCCGCTCGGGTGGGGCGGCCGGCTGTCGGTGCTGGACGGCTCGCAGTTGATCGAGGCGATAGCCGCGCTGCCGGATGGCGTCAAGGACTCCCAGTTGCCGTTCGCGGTGACCGCCGAGCTTCGCCGTGTCGTCAGCGGACCGGGTGCCGGGCCGCGCTGGTCGCCGCCCGCCCAGGATGCGCCCGCGCCCCGTCGACACGACTCGGGTGACCTGCCGCAGCCGCCGGAGTCGAAGCCCGTCACCGTCCCTCTGCTGGCCGCATGGCTGGCCAGCAGGGGCGTGATGGATCTGTATGACGTGTCGCAGATGGCCGACACGGACGCGTTCTCCGCTGATCAGGCGCTCCGCAACCTGGTAGCGGTCGGCGTGGCCGAAGACCTCGGCGGTGGCCGGTACCGGTCGCTCGTCAACGCAGAGAACTGAAGGGGAGAAACCGATGAGCAGGCTCGCGAACAGGCTGCGGACGGCGGCCGGAATGACAGGGAAGCCCGGTTTCCCGGTGAAGCGGATCACGGCAGGGGAGGCCAAGCCCGGGATGATCCTGGTCGGCGGCCACCGGATGGGAGTCATGCCCGACAGGTCAGGCCGCTGGCCGGTGATCACGGAAGCGGACTACCAGGAGCACGGCGAGAACGGCGAGCGGACCGTGTACATCGTGGCCGACGATGACCCTGATGGCTGCTGGCCAGCCCACCCGACCGACATAATCGTTATCGCGGCCGGCTAGCCATGTGCCTCGGGCATACCCATGCGCTCTCCGGCGCGGTGACGGGCTCGGCAGCGAGCATCTACGTCCTGCACCTGCCGCTCCCGCAGGCCGCGCTCATGGCCGGCCTGACTGCCGGCGCGGCGGTACTCCCGGACATCGATCACCCGAACTCCACCCTGGCCCGCTCGTTCGGCTTCGCGACGCACTCGTTCGCCTGGCTGGTAGGCAAGGTCTCCGGCGGGCACCGGCACGGCACCCACACGCTCATCGGCGTCGCGGTGTTCACGGTCCTGGCGTGGCTGGCGGTGCAGTACCGGCACGACACTGCCGGACGCATCGGGCTCGGCGTGCTGCTGACGCTCATCCTGGCCGGGGCGCTGATCGCGCTGCGGCTCGGCGGCCACTGGTCCGATGCTCTCGCTATCGGCGGGGCGGTCGCGATGACAGCCACCGGTACCGGCCTGTCCCTCGTAGCGCTCGCGGTGGGGCTGGGATGCGCCACCCACATCACCGGGGACATGTGCACGGACTCAGGCTGCCCGCTGCTGCTGCCGTTCTCCCGGTACCGGTTCAGGCTGCTGCCCGAGCCGTTTGCTTTCACTACGGCAACTCGCCCTGAGGTGCTGGTCGTCACGCCCGCGCTGGTGATCCTGCTGGCGTTCCTCGGGTACAGCGCGGTCCGCTAGGCAAGTTAAGGAATGACGATGGACGAAATCATCAGGATCATGCCCGGCGATCCCGGCATCGGACCGGACGTGAACGCACAGGGACCGGCGTGGCAAGACCTCGCGCTGTGCGCCGAGACTGATCCCGAAATTTTCTATCCGGAAAAGGGCGGCGGGACCAGGGCAGCCAAGCAGGTATGCCGGGCTTGTCCCGTGAGAACACCCTGCCTTGAGTTCGCGCTGGAGCATGACGAGCGCTGGGGTGTCTACGGGGGGTTGAGCCCGAATCAGCGTAAGGGACTGAAACGGCGGGCAAGGGCCGCATAGTGCGTGACGTACTCCGCGAATCCGGCGGCGGTGGGAGCCTCGAGGTCATGGGCACCCCCCGCCGCTTCCTTGTGTGCGCCGTCAGGTACGCCACGCACCGCTAGGGGCTACTCCGGGCTGTTCCGTGCGAGTGCCGGACGTAAGGCCGGCCGGCTGAAAACCGCTCCCCGCCTGCGGCATCATGGCGCCCATGGGCCTCTACGACGTGGTGCTGGGTGACGGGAAGCAGGCCGAGCGGGGAGCGCTGCTGCTGGGCCTGCTCGGCAACCCGGAGGTAGCCCGGTTCCGGGACGCGTGGGCCGAGCGAGGCGAGGACGGCCCGGTGATCGCGGTGTACACCAGGACCGGCGGGCCGAACCGCGCGGACTACAAGGCCGTCAATGACGCGCTCGCGGCGCACCCGGACTGCATCTGCGATGCTGACGACGACTTCGACCCGACCTACTGCACGTTCCGGTTCCGCGTGCCTGAGGGTACCGATCCCCGGATCGTGAACGCGCTGGCGGCGACGGCGGTAGAGCCGGTGAACATGTCCGAGCGGTGGAAGGACGCGATAGCCCGGGTGGGCCGGGGAGAGCTGAAGCCGTCCGAGACCGCGATGCTGGACCAGTTCGCCTCGATGCTGGCTGACGAGTCGCCGGACGCGCCGAGGATCATGGAAGTCTGACTGTCACCGCTGGCCGATGGACGACTACATCCGCGCACTGGTCGACAAGGCTCCGCCGCTGACGCCTGAGCAGCGCTGCAAGCTCGGTCTGCTGCTGCACGTGAACTACGCCGCCGCTGATCCCCGCCCTCTCGGCGCGTTACTCTCTGTGCATCCAATGCGCACCGGGAGTGATCGCCCATGGCACGGTACGGCCCGGACATCGACGGGGAAAACGACTCCGGAACCCCCTGCGCGAACGGACGGAGATGCGCGGAAGCCGACTACCAGGGCAACGCCGCGCTCTGCCCCCGGGCGTTCTGCCTGACCTGCCGCGACTGGATCGGCCGCACGATCGGCTGGCTCCCCGAAGCGTACGCGAACCTGGCCCTGATGCTGCCCAGGACCGGCCAGGCAGGGGAACGGGTATCCGGGTCACGCGAGGCACCCATCCCCGTGGCGGCGGACGTGGAGGCGTTCATGCGGGAGATGGTGCTGGTCGCGGTCGGGTGGGAAGAGCAAAGCAGGGCGGTCGCCCGGCTGTCGGACTACCCTGCCGGCCAGCGCCGGGACGGGAAAGCGCTATCGGACGCGTGCCGGACCCTGGGGCCGGACGGGCACCTGGACACGCTGCTGTCCCTGGAACCGGAACCGAAATCCCGCTACGCCTCCCCGTCGCGGCTGGCCGAACTGGCGGAGACGAACCCGGGCCTGGTGCTGTTCTTCGACTCGGCGGGGGACGCGTGGGAGTTCCGCGAGATGGGCGGCACCGACGCGGGGCTTGAGTTCCTGGCCATCGCCGGGAGAGCACGGGGCATGCTGGGCCTGAACCGGCAGCGCCGCCGCATCACCGAAGTGGCGTGCGACGGGTACGGCTGCGATGCGCTGACGCTGGTGCAGTACGAGGCACGGGAGGGCGGATGGGAGGAAATAGTGAGGTGCACGGCGTGCCCGCAGGCTTACGCCGGCCAGCAGTTCACCCTCCTGATGGCGCGTGTGTACCAGGCTCAGATGGCGGCACTGGAGGCCGAGCACCGAAGGCAGCGCCAAGCCGCCTGATCACGGACCGTGTTGACTTGCGCTACAGAGAGTGAGACGCTAGCGCCCGTAACACAGTTGTGCCCGCATGCATGCCGCCGCCGCGCTTGCCTGCGGGCCTTCGCGGCGTTGGGGGTGCCTATGCCCCCCCGCGCCACCCTGCACCCCGATGACCTGGTCACGCCCACCCGCGCCGCCCGGATCCTGGGCGTGCCCCCGTCGACGGTGCGGACCTGGATCGACCGCAACGGCATCGAGCCGCTCGGGCAGCTCGGCAGGTGGCCGGCCTATGACTACAACGAGATAGCGAAGGTCGCCGCCCGGATGCGCCGGACCCGCGCCGCGTAGGAGGCTCCCGTGCTCGCCATCACCGTCGCCGTAGCGGCAGCCCTGGCCTTCGCCATCGCCCTGATCCTCAAGGTCGCCGGGCACGGAACCGCGGACCTCACCGCAGACTTCACGCTCGCGGGCCTGATCCTGCTGGCCTTGTCCCAGGCCGCCGGCTGGTACCCGTGGCGCCGGCCCCGCCCGTGACCGATTCCGACAGGCACGTCCCCCCGACCCGGGAAGGGCTGCGGCTGGCCGTCGAGCTGTACGCGGGCTGCGACTACGGCGCCGAGATCGTGCTGCGCACCGCGTCGGCGTTCGACGAGCACCTGTCCCGCTGCGCCCCCGACCCCCCGCCCGTACCGTCCCCGGCGGCCGGAATCCTCGCCGCCCTCGTAGCGATAGACGCCAAACTGGAGAAGATCATCATGACGCAGGAAAACCTTGACGCTGACGTGCAGGCACTCGGCGGGGCACTCGCTGACATCCAGGCCGCTGAGGTAGCCAACACGTCGGCGGTGGAGCAGGTAGCGGCGGAGATCGCGGCGCTTCAGGCGCAGAACCCGACCCTGGACCTGTCCGGCCTGGACGCGCTGGTGAACGGCTCCCCGGACGGGACCACGCCGGGCCTGGTCGCCGCTGCCGCATCGGTCACTGCGGGCGTGGCTGCGGTTCAGGGACTCGTGCCCCCGGCCCCGCCCGCCCAGGTAGGCAACGCGGGCGTCTCGAACTAGCTCACCCTGCGCGGTCTGCCCCCGCCCGCGCCCCGCCCCGGCCGGGATGCGCGCCACGCCCGCATCTCGGCCTCACGGGACGGCAGCCACCCGGCTACGCGCCCGGTGAAGGCGTCCGGCTCGGGGAAGTCCGGGTAGCGTTTCCGCCACGTGTCGATTGTTCCGGGCTTCACGCCGAACAGCGCCGCAAGTTCTGCGGCGCCGTGGTAGATGACCGGCTCAGGCATCGAGGGTGACTCCGGGGAAGTAGACGATCACGTCGCGGCCCATGCTGTCGCTGCGGGCCTTGCCGGCGATCTCGCGGGCCTCGTCGGCTCCGAGGACGCCGCCCATCGCGACGGCGATCTTGAATGCGTCGGCAAGGTGCGAAACCGTGAAACCGAGGCAGGCCGCGCCGTACATGCCGCGACCGGAATAGTCACTGGTGACGGTGACGTGGCCGTCGCTGTCGTAGCTGTCGTCGTCGGCCTCGTATAGTTCGGCCGCGTCGAGGATGTCGTCTAGCTGCTCGCGGGTGATGTTCACCGGGGACCACTTTCGTTGTCGGGATGTTCCTGCAAGGTTGAATCTACGCTTCTAGCTAAACGTTGTCAAGTCATCCATTCAACGTTTTGACCTGCGGCAAGTCAGCATCGCCCACCGGCCGGCAAGCGGGGAGGCTGCGTGGCCGTCACTCCAGCGGGGACACGCGACATAGCCGTAGCGGACCTGGCGCGGTTCCCCGGCAACGCCCGGCGCGGCAACGTCGGCGAGATCCGCTCCTCGGTGCGCCGCCTCGGCCAGTACCGCGCCATCGTCGTCCGCGACACCGGCTCGGGCCTGGTGATCCTGGCCGGGAATCACACCGCTGACGCGCTTCAGGCCGAAGGTCACGAGACGGTGCGGTGCGAGGTCATCACCTGCACCGATGACGAAGCGCGAAGAGTGAATCTAGCGGACAACCGCCTAGCGGACTTGGCAGAGGATGACACCCAGGCCCTCGCGGAACTGCTTGCCGCGCTAGACGGCGATCTAGACGGCACCGGCTACTCGGTCCATGATCTGGATGACATTGCCGATCTGCTGGGCCGGGACGAATCCGGCGGCGGCGAGGGCTCGGGTCATGGTGACGGCCCGGAGGATCGCCCGTCCCTGGCCGACCGTTTCCTGATCCCGCCCTTCGACGTACTCGACTCCCGGCAAGGCTGGTGGCGAGACCGCAAGAGGGCATGGGCTGATCTCGGGCTGAAGTCTGAGGTCGGCCGCGACGGGAGCCTGATTGACTTCAGCGCGGCGGCCGATCGAGGGCCGAGCCGCCTGAAGACAGATGCGACCGAAGGCGGCACGGTAAGCATCTTCGATCCAGTGCTATGCGAACTCGCCTACCGCTGGTTCTGCCCGCGCGAGGGTACCGTGATTGATCCGTTCGCCGGCGGCTCCGTGCGTGGCCTCATGGCCGCAATGACCGGGCGTCGGTACATCGGCAACGACTTGTCAGCCGATCAGGTCAAGGCCAACATGGAGCAGGCCGACGACTTCGCCGCCCGCAGGCTCATCAACCGCGAGGCGGTCACGTGGGCCATAGGCGATTCCGCCGAGTGGGTTAGCGATCTGATGCCGGATAGTGCGGACTTCATACTCGCCTGCCCGCCCTACCTCTGGCTGGAGCGGTACAGCGACGATCCGGCCGACCTGTCGGGCATGGGCGAGGCTGCATTTGAGGACACCTACACGCACATACTGAAGGGCGTTGCTGCCGCCCTCCGCCCGGACCGCTTCGCCGTGATCGTGACTGGCGACGTGCGGGACGATAAGACCGGCCGCCTCGTCGACTTCCGGGCCATGACGGTGCGCGCCGCAGCATCGGCCGGGCTCATGTTCGCATCGGGCGCGGTACTCGTGACGTCGGTCGGCAGCCTCCCGATACGCGCCCCCCGTATGTTCGAGGGCGCACGAACGCTCGGGCGGACGCATCAGGACGTGTCGGTCTTCTGCAAGGGAAGCCGTCAGCGCGCCGCCAAGGCATGCGGCAAGGTGGACCTGTACTTGCCGGATGAGGTAACGGAAGCATGGGGCGACGACAGCCAGACGGCGTGACCGGCGCGCTGCTCCTGGTGCGCGCCATAGCCGTCCCCGACTTCACGCCCGAGATTACGCCGGTTGAGGAGCACGACGGCATCCTCGTCAAGCGCGAGGACGCCTGGTCACTAGGCGGCGCGTCGGGCGCGAAGGCCCGCGCGGTAATCGAGGCCGCCGCAGGCCGCGCCGGGATCATCACCGCCGGGTCGCGGATCAGCCCCCAGCTAGAGCGCGCGGCCCTGGCGGCACGCGCCCTCGGCATCCCCGCGCGGCTGCACACCGGGTCGGGCGGGGAAACCTGCGAGACCGCGTGCGCGGCGGCGGCCGGCGCGATCGTCCTGCGCCACAACCCGGCTCGGCTCAGCGTCATCAAGGCCCGGTTCCGCGCCGACACCGCAGCCCTGCCCGGCTGGGCGTCGATTGGCTACGGCATGGACCACCCCGCCTACCTGCGCCAGGTAGCGGAACAGGCCGCGAGCCTCCCCGCCTGCGAACGGCTCGTGGTGCCCGTGGGCAGCGGCATGACCCTCGCCGGGATTCTCGGCGGCCTGCCCCGTGCCGTTCCTGTGCTCGGCGTCCGCGTCGGCGGAGACCCGGCCCCGTGCCTTGACCGCCACGCCCCCGGCTGGCGCGACATGGTGCGCCTCGCCGCGAGCCCGTACGCCTACGCCGACCGCGCACCTAACGTCCTCGGCGGCCTTGCCCTGGACCCGCTCTACGAGGCGAAATGCCTGCCGTACCTCCAATCCGGCGATCTCCTCTGGACGGTCGGCATCCGGTCGTCCGCGATGCCTGTTCACTGAACGCATGGGTCACTGAACGCACCGGAGGTGGCCGCCATGTCCCGCCGCCCCTCCCAGGACGTGATGGAACGCGACGCCCAGGCCGCCGACCTGTACCGGCGCGGGCTGTCCTACCGGCAGATCGCCGCCCAGCTCGGCTACCGCAGCCACGTCACGGTCGGGCTCGCGATCCAGCGCCACGCCACCGCCTCGATGCGCGGCTCGCTGGCGAGCCCCGAGTCGATGGCGATGCTGCTGGAACGCCTCCAGGACTACCGCCGGGCCGCCTACCGGGTCCTGGCCGCCCGGCACTACAAGGTGTCAGACGGCCGGCTGGTCCTGCACCCCGAAACCGGGGAGCCGCTTCTTGACGACGCCCCGGTCCTGTCGGCGCTGGACCGGCTGCTGAGGTTCGACCAGGAGGAAGCGAAACTGCGGGACCTGTACCCGGCGGCGAAGACCCGCGTCGAATTCGTTCCGGAGAGCGCGGTCGATGCCGAGATCGAGCAACTGACAGCGGAGATGGCCGAGCGTGCCAGTGATCCATCAGGCGCCTCCGGAGAAGCTGCGGCTACTCGCTGAACTGCGGGCCTGGAAGCGAGTGCATGCGGACCCTCAGAAGGAGTGGCTGAGAACCGCCCGGCCCGATCAGCTCCTGCCCGAGGGCGACTGGCGCGTCGTTTATTATCAGGGCGGCAGAGGGGCCGGTAAGCTACTTGATGTGGCTACCCCCATTCCCACGCCTCGCGGCTGGGCGAAACTAGGCGAGATCAACGCAGGCGACGAAGTCTTCGACGAAGCAGGGCGGATCTGCCGGGTCACGGCGACGTTCGATGACATCCCGAAGGTGGCCTACCGGCTGCGGTTCTCGGACGGCACGTTCATTGACGCGTGCTCGGATCACCAGTGGGTGACGTGGACGCATGCCGAGCGCAAGGAGTTTCTCCGCTCCCCCTATGACGACTCATCCCGCCTGCCCGACGACTGGCCGGCGTGGCGAAGGCGGCGGCCACTGCCCGGCGGCAACAACTACCTGACCCGCCAGCAGGTAGAGCCCGCACTGGCGCTCCGCGCAGGCGGTGCAACGGTCGATCAGGTCATACGGCAGACCGGGCTATCCCGGACCGGCCTGATCAGGCACCTGACCGCAGGCGCCTATGTCGAGCGCAAGACCGAGCCGCTAGTGTTCCCGGACTCACCCGGCCCGCGCATCCGCACCACGCAGCAGATTGCCGACACGCTCACGTTCGGCGCGCGAGGCGACACGAACCACTCGGTTCCGGTGTGCGGTGCGCTTGACCTGCCCGAAGCCGGCCTTCCCGTGCATCCCTACGTCCTGGGCTGCTGGCTCGGCGACGGATCATCGGTCAACGCCACGCTCACCTCGGCCGACCCCGAGATCCTGGATCACATCCGCGCTTGCGGCGAGACCGTCAAGCCGTTGCGCCCGAACGGCGACCGGTGTCCGGGCTACCTCATCGGCGGCCAGGCGTATGCCCGCGACCCCGCCGGCCTTACCGGACGGCTGCGCAAGTTGGGCGTGATCGGCAGCAAACACGTTCCGTCCGAGTATCTCCGGGCGTCCGCTAGTCAGCGGCTGGCGCTGCTGCAAGGTCTGATGGACACAGACGGCAGTGCCGACGCCCGACGCTGCGCTGTCGAGTTCACCAGCACCTGCAAGCCCCTTGCTGACGCCGTGGTCGAACTGGCGCGGTCGCTGGGCCAGAAGCCCGTCTGCGCCGAGGGGCGGGCAACGCTGTACGGGCGCGACTGCGGGCCGAAGTGGCGCGTCACCTGGCGGCCGACGATTCCCGTATTCAGGCTGTCCCGCAAACTTGCCCGCTGCAAGATGCCCACTGCGCAGGCGTTCCGCCACTACCACCGCATGATCGTTAGCGCTGAGCGGATCGACCCCGTGGCCATGCGCTGCCTGACGGTCGACTCTCCGCATCACATGTACCTCGCTGGCGAGTCGATGGTTCCGACTCACAACACCCGGAGTTCCGCTCAGGGCCTCGCCCAGCTCATCCAGGACACGCCGGAACCCGCCGACTGGGCAATCGTGGCCCCGACCTACCGGGACGCATGGACAGTCTGCGTCGAGGGTGAGAGCGGGTTTCTCGCAGCGCTGGGGACCAGTGCGGGCGAGGTCAAGAACGGCACGAGCCGGACCGTGGCCTACGCTCACCGGTCCTATGGCGAGATCGGCTTGCGGTCTGGTCACGTCATCTACGTCGACTCGGCGAACGACGGCGCGCTGCGGGTGCAGGGCAAGAACCTGACAGCGTGCTGGTGCAGTGAGATCGGCCTGTGGCTGAAGTGGGCGACGGCGTGGGATGAGTCGATCGCCTACGCGGTCCGCAAGGGAATCTCGCGGATCATCGCGGACGGAACCCCGAAGATCTCCCGGCCTGCGGCGAAGCTGATCCGGCGCTTGCTGCGCGACGAACCGGGCGTGGTGGTCCGCAGGCTCAGGACGGCCGACAACCTCGCGAACCTGTCGGAGACGTTCTACCGATCAGTCGTGGCGAGAGCCACGGGCACGCGGCTGGAACGCCAGGAGCTTGAGGGCGAACTACTCGACGACGTCGAGAACGCTCTCTGGTCAAGGGATCTGCTGGAGTCGATCCAGGTCCCGGAGGTCCCCGGCGGCGCTGACGGGCGGCTTCATCAGGTCACGGTGGGCGCTGACCCCTCTGACGGCACCGAGGATTCCGACGAGTGCGCCTACACCGTCGCGGGGATCGGCGGGGACCGGCGGCTGTACGTCCCTGAGTCGTGGGGCGGCCGGATCGGCGCGGTCCCGTTCCTGAAGCGCGTCGTCCGGGTGGCCGAACGCTGGGACGGCCGGGTCATCCTGGAGAAGAACCACGGCGGCGCCTACCTTGAAGCGACGTTGCGGCAGGTCATGCGCGACCTGGGCGTGTCGGTTCCGTATCAGGTGGTGCACGCATCGCAGGCGAAGCGGACCCGCGCCGAGCCGGTAGCGGCACTGTACGAGCGGGACATCGTGCGGCACGTCAACGGCCCGCACGTGGAACTAGAGGATCAATGCGTCACGTTTACTGGCGCTGCGGGCGAAAGATCGCCGGACAGGCTCGATAGCCTGGTCTGGGCGATAACGCCGTTCCTCGATCACGACTTCGACCTCTCCGGCACCCCCCGTGCTGCCGGTGCCCGCCGCTACGCCCTGCAGGCCGAGCTGGACGAACTGTCCCGCCCCTCCGACCCGCGTCACAGGCGGGCAACTCAGCAGCAGCAGGGAACCGATTACGGCCAGCGGGACAACGGGTGGGGCGTGGACTCGTTCGCTCCCCAGGATGACGACGGAAGGCCGTCAAGGCCGAACGTGCACTCGTGGCGCTAGCGATTACGCTTCAGGCTCGACGAGGCTGACGATCACGTGGGCCTGATACGCCTTGCCTGCCGCCGCGACGCGGTTCGGGTCATGCTCGCCTACCGTGTGCGCCCGGTAGCTCGGCTCGATCCGCATGCGCCAGCCCTCGCCGAAGTACTCCCGTGCCTTGTCCAGCGCCGCCATCTCGATTTCGGCCATGGTGTCGCCGAATGCCTGCACGTTCACCGATCGCTGCTGCGGCTGCGCTAGCCGGCCCGTGTCCTCGGTCATCGTCTTACACCCCCTTCGGATCGCAGAGGGCGCGGCACGACTCGCGCAGCGCCGGATCATCGCCGGACGGGTTGAACGGGTGCGGCTCGATGTCACCGTCTGGCCATGCGATCCACCCGGTACCGGCGCAGTAGCACCGGGGCGGCTCTGGTTCGCGGGACAGGTCGGTGTCGTAGTTAGCGGGAAGTCCCGGCATCTCACTCTCCGTCATCGTCGTCATCGCTGCCGCTGCACGGGCAGTCCTCGTTGGAACACCCGCAGTACCACGGCTGTTCGGGCGAGCACCCGCATTCGGGGCAGGGACTGCTCATGGCTACTCCCTCGGGTTGGCTGCCTAGCCGGCAGTCGGTGCCCCTATGAACAGGCCGTGCCTGATCGGGCGGGTGGCTATCACCGTGGCGTCACGGTGGCAGTCGGCATAGCGCTTGGCGGCGTCGGTCTCGCTTGCGCCGTTCCATGTGACCACGGCGCCGCTGGCTAGCTTGAGTTCGTACATCACTCCTCCTCGCTGCCGATCCTGAATCCTTGCGTGCCTGCCGCTAGCTTCGCGCCCTACGTCCGTACAGACCGTGCGGAAGGCTGGTCCAGTTAGCGCCGACCGGCACCGACCGCCGCAAGCGCGGCGCTGGTGATGGCCTCTTCTGCGGTGGCCTTCATGTAGGCCTCGAAGTCGGTTGCCCAGGCATCGAACGCGGCGTCGGCCTCGGGGTGACGCTTGCACAGCACGTCGATCAGGACGGCCCGCGTCATGCGCTCGGCCTCATCTAGCCCGCTCTCGCCCAGTTTCAGGCCGAGCATCAGCAGCGCGTCGCACAGGGCGTGCGTGTCGTGATCCTCTGCCTTGCGCGTCATCCTGGCGATGCCCTCGTTTGATCTCATGTACTAAACGTACCACGCGGAACGCCTACTTGTACAGACCGTACTTGACGTTATCTCGGTACGGCCGGTACAGTTCAGGGCATGAGCAACGACCCGCCGGCGGCAGTCAGCATCACCGAAGCCCGCGCTGAACTGGCCGAGCTGATCACCCGCGTCCGCATGCGTTACCAGATGACGGCCATCACCCAGCGCGGCCGGATACACGCCGCTGTGATCGACCCCGACTTCTATGACGCCATCCTCCGGGTCGGCGGGCGCGACGAAGCTCTCAGGCTGCTCGGCGAATGCAAGGCGGCAGACGTTCACTGACGCGGGCGGTGATCCCTCCGTGGCCACCGTCCTCTACACCGCCCAGCGTGACCTGCAGGTCTGGTCGGCGGTCGCGTCGTGGATCGCGAAAGCGGGAACCAGCCTTCCCCTTGACCCGGCATCCCCGTTCACGGTCCAGCTCCTGGCAGCGGGCGGCATCGTGCCTGCTGCGCCCGGATCGGCGGATACGGCGAGCCCGGCCGCGATTGTCCGGGGCACCCCCGGATTGCACAGAGCGGTGAGCAACTGAGCTAGCGGGGCGGGCGGCATGACCGGCTCAGCGCCCCGATCTCCGCAGCCGCCTCCACGGCCCGCTTGATGGCGTCGCTCGCTTCCGGGCCTGCCAGCCGGTCCCCGATCGCATCCGTGATCCGCTTGGCCGTCTCCGGGTCCGCTACTTCGTCGACAACGTCGAGCAGGTCGCACGTGTAGCGGATCTGGGCGTGGTACATCGCGTCGGACACGAGCATCGCCCGTGCCTCGCCGTGGCGGGACAGGATTTCGCGCAGCCGCGCCGCTGAGGTTCCCTCGGACATGGGCAGAGCGTAGCCGGGAGGAGTCCTCCCGTGGCCGGTTCCCAGAACGCGAAGATCGTCGCGTTCCCGGACCTGAAGCCGTCTACCCGCAGCCAGCTCATGCGCGGGGAACTCGGAACCAGTTTCGATAGCTCTGACCGTATGTATGCCTTTTACGGCAAAGGCGAGGTATTCGACTACGGCACGTGGGATGCCCGAGATGTCGGGGTCATGCTCACCCGCGACGGCCAGGCCGCTGCCCTCGAAGCCGTCCTGACCCTGCCGATCCGCCAGGCAAGCCGCGCGATCGAGAAGACCAAGGGCGACAAGGGCGAGGCTGAATTCTGCCGCTCCGTGCTGATGGAGCCGCACACCGCCGGCGGGATGAAGACGCCGCTGCAGGACGTGATCGGCCAGGTCACGAGCGCGCAGACGTACCGCCAGAGCTTCCACGAGAAGGTTTTCGCTCAGCGCGACTCGGACGGCAAGATCATTTACGAGAAACTGGCGTGGCGGCCGGTGTCGACCTGCGAACTCAGGCGGGACGCCCGGACCGGCGCGTTCGACGGGTTCAGGCAGCGGCAGTGGCTCGTCGGCGGCGAATCCCGGACGCGGGCGCAGGGATCTACGCCCGGTTACGTCGATATTCCCGCTATCCGCTCGTTTGTCTACGTCAACGGGAAGCACCGCCAGCCGCTCACCGGCACATCGGAACTGGACATTTGTTACTGGTGCTACCAAACCAAGCTAAAGCTCATTTTCCTCTGGTATCAGTACATTGAACAGCAGAGCCTACCGAAAGTCCTGGTCTACGGCCAGTCGGCGAGAGAGGCCAACGCGCACGCGGACGACATCGCGTCCATGCGCGCATCGGGCGTGGTCGGATTCGAGCGCCCGCCCCAGGGTGCTAAGCAGTTCGAGATCTTGGAGTCGGCGGGCAAGGGTGCCGGGCAGTTCAGCGAGGCCCTGTCCTTCCTCGAAACATGGCAGGTCTCCTCAGTCCTCGCGGGCTTCACGGGCCTAGCGTCCCTGGCTAGCCTCGGCCGCGGCTCCCTCGCCCTGTCCCAGGACCAGTCCGCGTTCTTCCTCAAGTCCCGCCAGGCCGTCACCGCCGAGATGGAAGCCGCCATCACGCACGACGTACTCGCTCCTCTGGTGACATTGAATTTCGGCCCCGACGCCGCCTATCCCACGTTCAAATTCGGCGCGCTCACCGACGAGAGCGACACCGCACTCGTGGGCCTGTTCCAGGCAATGTCCGTAGCCCCCGCACTTCAGGTGCCCGCAGGGATCCTGGACATCATCACCACTAGATTGGCCACGTTCCTGAACCTCGACGTTTCCGCGGTGGAGCAGATCATCCAGCAGGCGGCGAAGGACCGGGCGGCACAGGCCCCGGCAGCGGCACCGGGAATGCCGCCGCAGGCAGCCGCCCAGCTCGGCTCGCTGGCGGGCGGGGTCGATGCGGCGCACAAGATCGCGCAGAAGGCGCTGAAGGAGTCGAACGCGGCCCCGCTTCCCGAGGACATGGCGCAGCCGTTCAGCGTGCCGAACTTCGGAACCAAGGGGTAGCGGGTGGCAGAGCCGTACGACATCGCGGAGCGCATCAGGACAGCAGCGTCTGAGGCGATCCGGGAATGCGCCCCCGCTGAGGAGTTCGGCTACTCGGTGTCGATGGGAGCGGTTCAGGCCCAGACCGGGCAGGACGTGATCGTGTGGATACTGCTGATTGCGTGCCGGTCCCCGCTGCTGGGACAGCCTGACCTCGGCGCAACGTCGAAGTTCGCGGGCAACACCGTGAGCGACGCTGACGTGTCGCGGGCGGTGAGGGAGTCGGTGAAGGCGCTGCGGGACCAGTTCGCCCAGATCCTGCGGGACGGCGTGCCGGGCGGCAACGGGCATGTCCCGGCCGCGTACGGGACCAAGCCGTAAGCTGGCCCGGGTCGGCCTGAGCGTGAGTTTCCGGCCGTGCGCCTCGAAGATCGCTTTCGTGTGGAGCAGCACGTCAGTCAGCGCGTCCTCGGCTTTGGCGTAGCCGTGCAGGATGTTGCCGCCCCGCTCGCCGTCGTCGGCCATGATGATGACCTTGTCGCCTTCCCGGTACTCCGGGCAGGCTTTCAGTGCCTCGATCATGGCGTCGCACAGGCGCGTGAGCCGGTCGACCGGAGCGCCCTCGGAACGTATCAGGTGGTCCATCGGGGCAGCGTAGGGCAGGCAGGCGGTGCGACGTGGCCGCCACGGCGCTAGCACCGGCTAACCCTTCGGCGCAACCGCAGCAGAACCCCCCAGCGGCACCGTCCGATGCCGTCCTGATCGCCGCGGTCATCGCCGCGCTCGGGACAGCGCTCACCGCCGTAGCGGTCATGTCCGCTCTCCGCAGGCTTCTCTCTGCGGCCGGGGTCGGCTACCTTGCCCTGGCGGCGTGCGCGGAATTGGTCATGTCGTGGCCTCAGGACGTGCTGGAAGGCACGGGACCTGCTACCCGGTGGGCGGTCAGGACCAACCTGCATCGCCGCGCTGCGTTCTTCCTGGCCGCGTGCAGGCGGGTACAGGCCGCCGTGACTGATGCCCGGTCCCGCCGCGAGCCGGTGAGAGCCGCTGTCCTGGACGCGATCGGCACAGAACGCCGTTACCTCGCCATGCATGTCACGGCCTGCCAGCAGAGAGTCACGGCAGCGTCCCGGGTGGACGGCATGGCAGCGGAACACGGGAATCTGCTCGGTTGGCTGGCCGTCAAGGACCGGAGATGCTCGCCGGGGTGCTCAAGAGCCAGCGGGCGGAACTTCCGGGCCGACCATCCTCCGGTCATCGAAGGCCACCCGTCGTATCCGGGGACAGTTCACAATTCCTGCCGCTGCATTCCGGTCAGGCCGTTTCGGGGCGCTCCGGTACTTCCCTAGGCTGCCAGAACTCCGCCTCGGTGAGCCGCCGGTATGTCGCAGGGAACTGCGCCGGATAGTGCTCGGGATGGCCGCAAGCGCGCATCTCGCCGTCGACGGGCGCGACTACCCGCGCCGGCCGGTGCTCATTGAAGCTGCAGCCGCAGCCCAGTGACACCCGGTAGTGAGTGCTGTCGTCCGCCATGCCGCCCTACGCTTTCCGCAGTTCCCGCAGGTAGCCGAAAACCTTCTCCTGCGCCGCGTCATCAAACCCGGTCGCCCGCAGGGCCTCGCTCACCAGCTGATCCGATTCGGTGGCCTCCGCTGCTTCGAGCCACCGCAGCGCCATTGCCCGTGCCTCATCCGGGCTCACCGAGCCTTTCATCGACCCGCGTTTCAGCAGCACCAGGGGCTCCTTGCGCTTCGATGATCCTGCGGGTATCAGCGTGATCGTGGTCAGTGCCCCGAAGTACCGTTTCTCCCGGTCATCGAGCAGTTCCGTGGTCATCTGGGACACCACGTGCGGCGGGAGATCCAGTTTCACGAGCAGTGTCATCATCAGTTCCGAGTACGCCGCGCACGTGAACAGGTCGACCGCCGTTTCCCGCACGTCGGCTACCGGCGCGTAATATTCCAGCATCCCCCACCGGATCAGGCACGCGGGCTCATCGTCCGGTCCCCTGGTTGACTCAACCCAGATGGACTCGGCGTAGTCGGCCAACTCCGCTCTCCCCTCGGTGCGTTCTTGCCGGTCAACCACGGTAACGGGGAACGGCCGGTGAGCAGGCAATGTCCGCTCCGCAAGCGTCGGCATCACCCGTTTCGGATCCGCATGCGCCCCTCGCTACGCCACGGAAGCTGACGACGGCCGAAGAGGTCAAGCTGCAACTGGCCCGCGATTACCCGCCCGGTGCCCTGGCCTGGGTCGATGACCTGGCATGGACGAAAGGCCCGGTTCAGGTGCCCACCCGCCAGCTTGACCGCTCCGACCCGAACTGGAAACTCGCGGCAGCGGACAAGCGGAAGATCGCCTCCATGGTCTCGTCGCTCCGCTCGGGGGCACGGAAGCCGGTAGTCGCGGTGAGGCGTCCGGGCACGAACCTCCTGCGCCTCGTAGATGGCCACAGCCGGTCACTCGCGAGCATCGCCCTGGGACGGCCGGTCACGGCATGGGTGGGGACAGCGAAAACGGCGTCGGGTCCGTGGGATGCGGTGCACAAGAGGCAGGCGGCGGCGAAGAACCTGGCCGGCGAAGGGACAGCGATCGGACTGGCCTGGGATGAGGCGCTGCACCCGCGCGGCTTCCACGGCAAGTTCGCCAAGGGCGGCGGGACGTTCGCGGACAGCCTTGAGCAGCACACCCGCGACGGCCAGCTCACCCCGGAGCGTGCCGCGCTGCACGAGAAAATCATCGGCAGGGCGCTGGCGGGGACCTCGCCGTCGCATGACCCGGTGGCGACGTTCATGGGCGGCGGCCCGGCGTCGGGCAAGTCGGCGATGCTGAAGCAGAGCCCGGTAAGCGGCGTGGTCATCGACCCGGACGCGATCAAGGCGCAGCTTCCCGAATACCAGACGGGCGTCGCGGCAGGCGATAAGGGCGCTGCCGCTTTCGTGCACGAGGAATCGTCGGCGCTGGCGAAGAAGATCATGTCCCGCGCGGTCGCCGGGAAACGGGACTTTACTCTCGACGGGACCGGGGATTCCAGTTACCCGAAGCTCGCGGGGAAGGCAGCGGAGGCGAAGGCGGCCGGCTACCGGGTGCACGGCCAGTACGTGACGGCCGACACGGCCACGGCGGCGGGCAGGGCCGACCAGCGGGCGGCGAAAACCGGCCGCGTCGTGCCGCTTACCTACCTGCGCGAAACCCACGCGTCGGTGACGGGGGCGTTCCGGCAGGCAGTGAAGAACGGGCTGTTCGACTCGGCGGAACTGTGGGACAACAACGACCGGCCCGACCGGTCCATCCACCTCATCGGCTCCAAGCCGGCGGGCGGCGACTGGTCGGTGCAGGACAAGAAGGCGTGGGCAAGGTTCCTGGCGAAGGAACACGAGAGGTTCACGTGATGGAACGCGGCGAGGCTGCGCACAAGATGCTGATGGCGGCGGCGGCGGGCAGGGATTTCCGTGACGCCGGCGTGCCGAGAACGGCCAGGAACGTGCGGCTGTACGTGAAGATGGCCGCCGAGATCAGGGCGATCCCGGACGGCCAGGTGACAGAGGTCCCGTTCGATCACGCGCTCATGCCTGACGTTCCTCCCGCGTGACCCTCCGCCTCGGCTCGCTGAGGAACTTCTCCACGGCAGCACAGGACCAGACGCGTCCCTGCGCCAGTTCGTCGAGCGGCTCGGGCGCGTCCGGGTGATCCATGATCACCCCCGCTCGCTGCTTGGACACTCCCGCCATCTGCGCTATCTCGGTCAGGCCGCACAGGGCGCGCTTCCACCCGGTCATGCCGCGCTCGCCTGCACGGCCGGGACCGGGATGACGACGATCACGGCGGACACGGCGGTGCCGGATTCGGTGAACGACCCGCCGGGCAGCAACTCGATCAGGCCGCCTTCGGTGCCGGCCAGTTCCCTGATGCGGTCCGCGTCCTTGCCTGACCGGCTCGGGATGCTGCCGGCCATGACCGAGACGAGCAGGCCGCCGGGGCGCAGGAACTTCAGCGCATGCAGGACGTGCTTCGCGTCGACGCCGTGCGCGAACGGCGGGTTCATGATCACCCGGTCGTATGCGGGCACGGGCTCGGTTTCGAGGAAGTCACCGCACCGGACCTCGAATCCTGCCGTGCGCATCCGGTCGGCTAGCTGACGGTCGATCTCGATGCAGTCAACCGATGCGCCCAGTGCGGCGACAGGCCGCGCGATGGCACCGAGCCCGGCGGACGGTTCGAGTACCGTCATGCCTTCGCCCGGGTAGCCCGCCATCCGGATCATGCGCTGGACAACGGCGTCAGGGGTGGGGAAGAACTCGCGCCGCGCGTCGATGAGCAGCGGCTCCGGGCGCTCGGCGGGCACCTCAGGCACGGTCACGGCTGGCTTCCCGCGCTTCGGCAGCGGCTTGGCCGGCGCGGCCTTGGTGACGGTGCCCTCGTGCGGGCACTCGATCGCCTTGATCTCCTCGTACGAGACCTTGTCAGTCCACGTGTACTGAGTCTTCAGGCTGACCGTCTTGGCGTTCACGCGCACTACCTCGCTGCGCCTGCTGCCCCAGTAGGCGATGAAGTCGCCCTTGTGGATCGTCTCCCGCGAGTGGATGACGTAGCCGTTTGCCTCGTGCTCGGCCAGTGCTGCCTTGTCGGCGGCTAGCTGGTGCTCAAGGAACGTCTTGCGGGCCTCGCACTGCTCCAGCCACGCGCCGCTGGCCGGCTTGTGCCCCAACTCGGGGGCGTAAGCGCCGCGCCAGTCGTTTGCGGGCCTCGTGCCGTTGATGTCGTGCCCGACTTTCCGCAGGTCGGCCTCGGTCTTGGCGATCCGCCGGATGATCACGGCGGGGCGCTCGCGGTAGGCGTCGGCGGCACCGACCACCGAGGCGGCCTGCGCGGCGCGCTCGGCGTCGCGGACGGCCTCGCAGCCGGCCCGCATGTTCTGGTCGATGCGCTTCTGCGCGACCCTCGCGCCGCGCTCGGAGTGGTGGCCTACCAGGATCGGCTGGCCGCCGGCGAACCGCTCGGAGTAATGGTCGGCGGTCGCGAACCGGCGCTCGGCCTCAGCCGAGCCGCGCTCAGCTTTCGCGGTCAGCCTGTCGTACCGGTCATCCAGTCGCTCGGCGCGGTCGGCCTTGACCTGCACAACCTCGCGCGGGGTGTCGTCGATCTCGACGGTCACCTCGAAGCCGGCCGCGCGCAACTGCTTCGCGGCATCCTCGATCTGCCAGCGCTTGGCCAGATGGTCCCGTGACTGGGCGATGCCCCAGACCTTGATCGACGGGAACCAGCGGAACCGGCACGCTTTCAGGATGGCGGCCGAACCGTCGCCCTTGTCGGTGCCGTCGACCAGCGTTCCGTCCTGGTGAGTGTGGGTGATGGTGATCATGACTGCTCCTTCTTGAATCCTGGCTGCCAGTAGTCCGCATATGCATCCGGGCGCGCTATTGCGTCATCCACGTAGCCGTGCATCCCCGCGAGAGCCTTCGCCTCGTCGGTGCCGATCCATTCGCCCCACGGCACGCCGTTGACGAAGTGAGCCAGATAGCCCCAGTCGCGGCCTTTCTTGACCTTGAGCTTCACGCCCCGGTAGGTCTCGGCCTTCATGGATTTCCTCCCCCCGCAAGGAGCCTCTCTCCTTACATCTTTAGTTTACCCTGTCAAGGTGACAGAGTCAACAGTTTAGGGGAGCTGCCGTGACGGTCGAGGACCCGGTAGCCGCAGCGTGGCACCCGTTCGCAGGCAGCGAAATCGCCCTGTCCGCCGAGACGCCGGTCGTGTCCACGGTCCATCACCCGTTCGGGTCCCCCTCAGGGCCGGGCCTGTTCCGGATGAAAGGCGCGCAACTTCCGGCGTACGTGCAGAACATCGCGCACGCGCTGCTGCGAACCGGCCGGGCCAAGGACGAGTCGTCGGCGATCCAGATGGCGATCGGCGTCGTGAAGCGGTGGGCTCGCGGCGGCGGGAAAGTGCATCCGGAAGTACGGGCGGCAGCGGCTGAGGCAATTGCCGAGTGGGAGAGCCTGAAGGCTGCCGCGCACAGCCACGCGAACGACGGCCCCTCGGTCGACCTGGCCGGCATGTACACCGAGGCCCTTCACCCCCGGGCAGCGGGCGGGAAGTTCGGCAACAAGGGCGGCCAGCCGGCAGCGGCGGCACGGGCACGGAACACGCCGAAGTCCGCCGCTATCCCTGCCGCACCGGGGCTGGCGGGTCCGATGACGCGGGCACAGCAGCTCCGCTACCAAGCCTCGCAAGACCGGCATCTCGCGCACCAGATCATGCTGCGGGTAGCGGCACTGACACGGCAGCGGGACGCGCTGATAGCAGGCATCCCCCAGCCGCGCAAGGCCGTGTCGGGCGTCAAGTCGGCGGCGGCGAAGAAAGCGGCAGCGACCCGCAAGGCGGGCGGCAAGTCCAAGCAGGCCAGGGTTGCGGCGAGGATCGCGGCGGCCATGAAGTCAGGAAAGCCTCAGCAGTCGAGGGTCGCGAAGCTGAACGGGCAGATCAAGCTGCTCAAGAATGACGCCCGGATGCTGTCTAAGGCAGCGAACCGGCTGGACGCCCAGGCGGCGCACCAGTGACCGGCCAGCGCTAGTACCGCCGGTACACCGCCAGCGGCACCATGACCGAGGTACGGGCGGGCAGCAGGTCAACCTGAAGCGAGTCAGCCGCCGGGTCGAAGACCGTTCCGTCCGGCGGTACCGCCATCCACCGGGCGATCCGCCTGCGGCCCGGCTCGCGGACCAGCACGCATTCCGAGATAGTGCCGTCGCCGTGGCGGATCCGCACCCCTCGCGGCTCGGTTCCCGTCCCGGTCGCCCATCGGGCCGTGTACGACACCCTCATCCTCAGCCGTCTCCCGAACCACATGGATGATCACGGTAGTAACGGGGACGGGGGCGCGACTTGAAAACGCCGGCACCCGAACGGGCGGAAGGGCGCAGGAAACTCGCGGCGGCCGGAAAGGCGCTCCCGGGCGGCGAGGCACCGATACCGGACGTTGCGTACCTGAAGAAAGCCATCCGGTCGGTAGGCAGGCTGGACCCGTCGAAACGTCCCGCGCTGAAGGCGCTGATCATCAGGCGGGCGAGGGAACTGAACGCGGTGAACGAGCCGGGCGTCAAGGGCACGTGGCCATTCGAGGGCGCAAACGAAACAGGGGCGATCGACTTGGCCAGTTCCAGGATGCCGGTCATACGGGGCGCCGCAGACGTGCAGATGGGCCGTACCGCGCCGGGCGTGATCAGCGTCATGCACAAGTCCAGCGGCATGAAGGTGGGCACGATTACGCCGAAGGGCACCGGCTACGGGGCGACCCACAGCGACGGCAAGCAGACCCCGGCGTCAGGCTCGCAGCAGGGAGCGCTGGCGGGGCTGATCCGCTACCACAACCAGCAGGCGGCGCAGAAGAACGCGAAGATGCGCGACGCGGCCCAGTCGGGCGGTTCGGGCATCGCGGCGGTGAAGGGCTATGCGGGCGATCATGCCGGCGTGGATCTCGCCTCTGTCCCCTCGGTGACCTCCTCGGACGGCCCGAAAGTGACCACGACGGGCGACGGGAAAGCCCCGGGAATGAGCCCGGAGTGCGCGAAGGTGTACAAGAAGCTGCGGGGCAAGGGCATGGGCCACGGGCAGGCGCTGGCGCTGGCGAAACGGGCGGCGGCGATGCACGCGAAGGCTGCGGCTAAGGCGGCGTAATCGAGTCGGCTTCGTCCCACTGGCAGGCAGGCTGAAGTTTCACCCAGATCAGCCGGTGCCGCCTCGCGGTGGGAGTTTCCGCTACCTCGCGCTCTTCGTCGTCGCAGATGTCCCTGGCCAGCAGAACCGAGAGGTACCGCGCTTCGGACGGCTCCAGGTCGACGGCGCTCACTGGACCTCATCCTCAGGCAGCGAGCCCGAGCGGAGCAGCCTGATCTCCTGACGGCAGGACCGGATCGTGAGGTACCTGGCGAGGCAGCCGGTACCGAAGGCGCAGCCCGCGAACTCGGCGGCTGCCACGGCGAGCAGCGCCCATCCGAAGAAAACCCGGCCAGCGATCACCTGAGCGAGAACCGCGCCGGCGGGAAGGCATGCGCCGAGCGCCGCGCCGAGCAGCCACCTGCGGCCAGTCCGCGGCCCGCTCATCCCGCTAGTTCCATGTCCGCCCCGTCCGGCCGGTGCTCCCTGCACGGCCATCTCGGGCATCCGGGGGCACGGTGCTGCGGGCACGGCCACCCGTCTGCCTTGCAGGCCGCGCACAAGTCAAGGTCGATGACCCTCAGTTCCGCCATCCGCTCATCGCAGACCCTCGAAGGATCGCGGTACCGGTAGCGCTCGAACAGTTCCGCCGGCCCTTTAGGCAGCCGTCTCAGCAGGGCCTCGATCTCAGGCGACGAGACCGGCAGGGCAGTTTTCATGATCCCCATCCTTTCACCAGCGGCAGGGAGCGTGACGTGACCGCCGAGCAGTCCGAACTGGCAAGCCTCCGCGACGAGATCCGGGCGCTCCGCAGCGAAGTGGCGCAACTCCGGGCAGTGCTGCCCGCCGCACGGGTCTGGCACTACCCGACAGGCGGTGCCGCAGATCAGGGCCTCGGCACGTACGTGGTCAACGCGACCGCCTGCCCGGACATGCCCCCCTACCAGTACCAGTCATCTGTCGCGGCCGGATGCGCTCCCGTCCAGATCTGGGGGGTGCTGCCGTGACCACCACTCTCCTGACGCCGGTCACCAGCGGCAAGCCGCAGCGCGTCGGCGCCACCATGTGGCGAAGGCAGCTCCTGCCGATAGGTGACATCACCTACGAGGGCCGGAAGATCAGCTTCACGCGCGACTACCTGGCGCGGCTGGTGCAGGCGTTCCGCGACAAGGCCTACGACGCGGTGCCGTTCCAGTTCGCCAGCCACGACAACAAGCACACCAACAAGGTGGAGCAGCGGCGCGGCACGGTCCGCGACCTGGAGCTGACCGACGACGGGCTCGACGTGATCGTCGAAGCCGGGAAGGCCGCCGGCGACTACCTGACCGAGTTTCCCGACCTGGGCATCTCCGCGTCCATCGTCGAGGCCTACGGGCGGGCGGACGGCAAGTTCTTTCCCGCCGCCATCAAGCACGTCCTGGGCACCCTGGACCCGCGCCTGACCGGCATGCGGCAGTGGGAGCCCGTCACGGCCGCACTGGCTTCCGGGATGTGGCAGGGCATGGATCTCTCCGGCGACGGCGGCGATGTCCTCGACCTGACGAGTGCCGAGTACGCCAAGCCCGCTGGCGCCTCTCCCGCGGATGCCCCCCTGCAGCCCCCAGAACCGCGCACAGCCGATCCGGCAGCCCCGCCCGCTCCCACTACGGAGGACAAGACCATGGCTTTCACAGAGGCACAGGAGGCCCGGCTGGCGAAGCTGCTGGACCTGCCCGACGACCAGTTCGACGCGCTGCTGACCCCCGAGCCGGAACTGTCCGACGAGGAGCTGCAGGCCCTGCTCGATGAGGTCGGCGAGGACGACGGCACCGAGGATGAGCCCGCCAAGGATGACGCCAAGGCGGACGGCGAACTCACTGCCGCGGGCGCTGCCCTGTCCGCTGAGGCTCAGGCCGCGATCGACCTGGCCAACTCCCGCGCCGACGAGAACGCGCTCGAGCTGGCGACGATCCGCAAGGCGCTGGACACGGCGACGTTCGAGAAGGAACGCGACGCGTTCGCCCGGCTGCACGGCATCCCGCCCCGCATCACCGACCTTGCCCGCCCCCTGCTCGAAGGCACCGGCCGGGTAGTGGAACTCGCCAACGGCACGAGCATCGACGCCGGGGCGATCGTCCGCAAGGTACTGACTGAGTACGGCCGGACCGTCAAGGCCCTGGACCTGTCCGCCGAGACCGGCACCGCCCTCGACTTCGGGGCCGAGGAAGCCGCAGCGGCCGAAGAGGCCCAGGTTGCCGACCGTGCCGCCATCAAGTCCGGCTACCGGCAGATGACCGGGCTCTGATCCCCGTAGGCGTCTCCAACTAGCACCCCCCGCACGTCTCACCCGCCCCGCGCGGGCCTGAACTGTGCCCAGACAAAGGAACGGTGAATCATGCCGGGAGTTTTGCCCCATTACCGGACTGGCCCCGATAGCTACCAGGTGTCCGCGCTCGTGCTCGGCGGCCAGCTCGTCATCCCGGACGCCGGCCCCGCCACCACGGTCTCAGTCGCGGGAGCCGGCGCCATCAACGTGCTCGGCGTGGCCGGCAACGACGCCTCGCCGGTCGTGTCCCAGGCGGCGTTCACCGACCAGTACGCCGGCAGCGCGCCTCTCGTGGACCTGTCTGTCCTGCCCGACTACGCCGCCGTCTACCACGGCCCCGTCGACATCCGGGTGACGTACGCGGCGGCGGCGGCGTTCGGCCAGCTCCTCAAGTCGGCCGCGTCCGGCCAGGTCACCCCCTGGGTGTCCGGCACCGACACCCTCCCGGCGACGATCATCGGCCGCTGCACCCAGCCCGGCGGCGTTCTCGCGGGCGCGACCGTGGCCCGCATGCGCCTGTTCGGCTGACCCTTCCCCCGGCCGTTTCCGGCCACTGAGAGCCATCAGCGGCGTTACTGCCGCCCGACCCCGGACGGGGTTTCTCCCCGCCTGCCCTCCGCAGAGGAGTGACACCCCGTGCCAGTTTCTTCGATCACCAGCATGGACGGCCCGCGCATCACCTATGACGCGCTGCTGAAGGACCCGCTGATCATCCCCGAACTCATCCTGGAAATGACCCAGAACGAGTTCATCATGGACGTGATCCTGCGGAAGGGCGGGATGACGAACAGCGGCGCCGTGCGCTACTCGGAGTCGACGCCGCTGTACGCCGATGACGTGCCCGAGATCCGGGCCGAGTTCGGCGAGGTGCCGGTCGTGCCGACCAGCGTCGGGATTCCGCGCGTGGTGTTCACCCACGAGCGCGCGATGGCGGTCAGCGTCTCCGACCAGATGCGCCGCCGCATGATCATGGACCCGCTGACCAGGCAGCTCCGCCAGGTGAAGAACACGATGACGTACTCGTGGGAGCAGGCTTTCTACAGCGCCGTGGTCGCCAACGGGGGCATCCAGACCCTCGCGGTGGGCGCGCCGTGGGCATCGTCCAACGCGACGATCCGGGCAGACATCGCCAATGCGGTGTTCCTGGTCGAGAACGCCAGCGTGCCCAGCAGCCTCGGCTTCACGTCGTACCTGGGCTTCGAGGCCGACACGATGATTATCGGGACAGGAACGAAGAATACCCTCATTCAGAGCAGTTCCTTCGCGGCGCCGTACATCGGGGACATAGCGTCAGAAAACCTCCAGTACACGGGGGTACTTCCTAATAAAATCCTCGATCTCGACACCTTGCGGTCAAGGCAGATCCCTTCGGGCAACGCCTTGGTGCTTATGCGGCAGAGATGCGGGTTTGTCGCGGATGAGCTGGAATTTCAGGCAAGTCCCCTGTATCGAGACGAAAAGACCAAGTCCAGCAGATCGGATATTCAGCGCCAATCCGCCATAGGGCTTGACGAACCCCTAGCTTTCGTACTTTTGTCGGGTATCTAACCCAGACCAGACATTCCGAACACCGTCCTTCGTGACGCGTGTCCGTTTACCCCCCGTCACGAAGGAGTCATCCATGCCCGCAGCCGGCCAGAAGGCGGCAGAAACGAGCCAGCCCGCACCCGAGGCGACGGCAGAGGAGCGAGACCGGGAAATCGCCGAACTCCGCGAGGCCGTGCGCCAGCTTCAGGAATCGCCCGGAACGCGGCCAGCGGCGAAGCCGGCCGGGGTTGCCACCCCGAGGGGCTCAAACTATGAGGCGCTCACCAACCTCAGCATTCCGCGCGTCACCGCCCCCGGCGAGGACAAGGCCGCAGACGTCGTCCACCGGGGCGACACCGTGTTCCTCACCGACGAGCAGGCCGCCCGGTTCAATGACCGGCGCCGTCACCGCGTCCCGGTTATCCGCCCGGCGAAGGAGCAGAACGACCCGGCGCCGGACGTCAAGGCCCGTGACCTGTTCGGCAGCCGCCCGAAGGCGCAGCAGTTCGGCGCACGTCCCGACCCGGCAGGCTCGACGACGGTCAGGGTGATCGAGGACGCCGACCCGAATGCCCCCGATCCAGCTGACCCGAGGAACGCGCCTGAGGGCAAGGACCCGGGTCTGGACCTGTCCGTAGACCCGGACGCGCACAAGGGCAAGTAGGGGATCCTGGCAGTGACCGAGCGGCTCGACGGCGCGGCGGTAGCGGAGTACGCGCAGGGCTTCACGGGCGCTCCGTACGAGTTCGGGACCGGCGAGCCTGAAGACGTGCAGCCGCCTGATGCCGAGTTCGTGTGCGGGAGATGCCGCCGCAGGCAGCACAGCCGGTGCTCAGATCCGCTGTGCGGCTGCTGCGAAGGGAATCCGTGAACGGCGGGGAGATCATCCGGGCGGTCGTCGCCGTCATCATCGTCGCGGTGGTCGTCACCGCCGTGCTGTGGCTGGCCGGATGGTGATGGCCGCGAGCCTCCCCGTTGAGGCGGTCGCGGCCAGACCGGGCGGTTAGCCGAACCGGTCGAACTCGCCGCCCCGTGCCCCGCCGAGGAACGCCTGCCACTCGCCGGGAGTGAACACCAGCACCGGGCCGTCCGGGTCTTTCGAGTCGCGGACGCCCACCGTGCCTCCTCCCAGGTCAGCGACCTCCACGCAGTTGGCGAAACTGTTGCTCAGGGAACTCTTGACCCACTTGATCTGATCCATGACGTGAGACTTTAACCGGGCATGCCGACGCAAGAGGGGTCAACATGCCGGTTTCGTACTGCACTCCCGCCGATATCCGGTCCAACGTGGCAGGAACGGATGCGGGCACGGGGACGTGCGCTGCGCTTGAGGACGCCCAGTTGCAGGCCGCGATTGCCCAGGCGTCGGCCAAGGTTTCGGCCTATGCCGGCACGGCGTGGTTTGTGGACGCCAATGACCCGGTCATCGTGATCCCCGACCTGATCAAGACAGTCGCGATTCAGCTCGCAACCTTTTACGCGACACTGACTTACCGCAAAGGCAAAGACCTGAGTGCCTTTGACCCGGTCTATCTCGGCTATCAAGATGCGATTAAGACGCTGAATGACATTCAGGCCGGAAAGATAGACGTGGTACCCACTCCGCCTAATGACCCGGTAAGCAATGGCGGGCACGTCGTAAACACCATTCCGTCTATCTTTAAATACGAGGATAGCGGCACCGAGCCGGACGGGCGGGGCGGGATCATGCCGGCGGGTGCTGCGGGATCAAGGCTCATCGACGGGTGGCGGTAGACGCATGGCTCGGAGGAGGTGGTCATGAGCACCTTCGCTGAGCGAACGCAAGAGCTGGAGGATCTGGTCGGGCACGGCGACCTCATTGGTACTGTCGTGGTTGACCAGATTTTAGGGCATTTACGCCAGATATCAGCACGAGGGGCTTTTAGCGGCTAGATTTCAAGCACCCCCGCGGCGGCCAGGCCATGTACCTCACCGAACCGCTGATGACGAACTATCGCGGCTACTTCGAGGACATCGCCAGGACGCTCCTGGACGAAGGCCCGGAACCGGGGATGGTCCGCTCCGTTGAGGACTTGGCGGAAGACGGCGGAGTGGCCACTAGGGCTCCGGTTTTGTACTCCAACCTCCGCGCCTCAGGGCATCCCAGCGTCACCAGCGACGGAGCGACCGTCTACGACCGCGAACCTCGCCAGCACCGGCTATCCGAGGACGAACTGAAGGCTATCTACCGCGCCCATCACCCGGTGCCGTCGAAGTTCAGCCTGAAAGAACTCCGGTTCCTGTGGAGCCGGGGCATCTAGGCGGGCAGCCGCCCGGCACCGGCTATTCAATGACCTGAAATGCGCCAACGCAATCTCGGTTTTGATTGGTTGAGGTGGTGCGCGGTTCTCGCCGCGTTCTAGCTTCCGGCTACGGACGGCTGCCCTCCGGTCACGGTACGCTGCTAATGCCCTGTTCTGATGGCGACTCGCCCGTAACGAGGTGAGACGTGGCCGCCTGCACATGCTCGCCGTGCGGGCTCTCGTTCGCCTCCCTCAGCGCGTTCGACCGCCATCACGACGTCGACTACCGCCGCAGGCCCGCTGTCGTGTGCAGGGAACCGTCATCAGCGGGACTGGCGCTCGGCAAGTACGGGCGGTGGGGTTTCCCTGCTGATCCCGCTGTCCGCGAACGGCTGCGAGCACTCCGGGCGAGGCCGTAATTTCCGTGGCTCACCGGGCGGCGGCTGGCTGTCTATCCACTGCTTGCCCTCCGCGTTCAGTGCGCCGTATATCCCCTCGGGTATGAGGCCGTAGGGCAGTCTGGCGTCGTAACTCAGGGCGCAGAGCAGGACGTGTAGCAGGTCGGCCTGCGAGATTTCGATCCGGGCATCAGGTATCGGGGGCATCAGACGACGAGTCTAGGCATCGGGACGGTGAGCCCGTGCCGCTGCCGACCACGTCCGTCATCGCCTGGATAACCGGCACCCTCGGATGGGACGCCACCCAGGAAACCGGCTCCCCCGTCCTGGCCGGCCCCTACATCCCCGACTCACCTGACCGGCTCGTGGTCATCACCGTGACCCCAGGGCCGGGCTACCTGCTGGAAGGCGCCGCCGACGCCGGCGGGTTCCAGGCGCGGGTACGGGGCGGCCAGAACGACCAGGCCGGCGCCGAGGCCGACGCCTACGCGCTCGACGCCCTCATCCTCGGCGCGCAGTTCCCTGCCGTCATCAGCGGGCGCGTCATCGTCCACGTTCACCGCCTCGGCGGCACCCCGTCACCGCTCGCCTCAGGGCCTGACGACGGCGACAGGTACGAGTTTGTAACTAATTACATCTGCATTGCCGGAAACTAGGGAGATGTCCTACTTTGGGCTACGAGACTGACCAGCTGACCCTTGCGACCGCCCTCGCCTGCACCGGAGCGGTCTCCCCCGGCGTGCTCACCCCCGGAACGATCACCCAGGGCGGCTCCGACTTCGTCCGGGGCCTGCTGCGGGTCAAGTTCGCCGCCATCACCACCGCCCCCACGGCGCTGTACCTGCTGTTCCAGCACCAGGACACCGCCGAGGGCCTGTCCACCTCGTGGTACCCGAACCCCGCCGCGGAGCAGCTCGCCTCGGTCGCGGCGGCGCTGGGCACGGCGGCACCCGCCACCCCGTCCGTCCCCGCCACCACGGTCGCGGTCCAGAACCCGAACACCTACCCGGTGACCGTGGTGATCACGGGCGGCACCATGACCGCGGTGGTCGTCAACAGCGTCACGGTCGGGGCCGGTGCCGGGACCTACATCGTTCCCGCCGCCGGCGCTATCTCCATGACCTACTCGGCCGCGCCGACGTGGGCATGGTCCAGTGCCGTCTCCCCCGCGCCGGGTACCGTCCTGAACCGCCTGATCACGGGCGGCCAGGTGCTGCTTCCCTCCGTCCCGGCGACCACCGACCGGTACTCGGTGCCGTTCGAGGGCTTCCCCGGGTCGACGTTCCGGATCGCGGTGCTCGCCATCGGGGCGTCGGCCGCGTTCACGCTCACCGTGCAGGCCGACCTCCAGAAGTGGGTGCCGGACAATTCATAGCCCGTCTTCGCAGGTCAGCGGCTCTGAGGAAGGCGGTACGACATGGCACGGGTGACCCTGACGCCAGTCAACCTGGCAGGCACGGCAGGCCTGACGCTCCCGACGACGGGCGCGCAGACGCTGGCCACCTTTACCGGGGTGAACTTCACCAACAATGGCCAGGTGTTCCTCGTCGTCTACATCGGGGTGGCCGGGACGTGCACCATGAGCACCTGGATAGGCCGGCAGGTCCAGGGCCAGGCGTACCCGGTGGCGACGCTCACCAAGACGCTCGCGAACTCCACGAACTACCTGTTCGGCCCGTGGTCGGCCGCCGACTTCACCCAGCCGGACGGCACCGGCCTGATGTGGATCGACTTCTCCGTTGTCACCGGCAACTCGGTGACCCTCTACCAGTTGGTGCCGACGCCCTAGGAGGCTCCTGTGACGACGCCTGACGAACCCGGGCGGAAGCCCGTCACCAGCCCTTCCGGCACGTCTCTGGGCGGCTCAGGGTCGGTAAGGGTGCTTCCCGCGGATCAGCCCGAGCCCGACCCGATCCCGACCGGGTTCCCTGAGCCCGCAGCGCCGGATGAGCCGCGGGAGCCGTCCCCGGACGGAACGGTGCGCCTCGCCCCGGTGAACTTCGGGTCGCTGACCGTCCCTCCGCTCGAGCCGGGCGGCGAGTCAGTCGTGATTACGGCGGAGGGTACCGACTGCGACCCGGAGACCGCCGGGCGGGCGCATGAGGCCGCCCGGCTGGCAGGGTTCAGGCTGCGGGAGGTCTAGGCCGGGTCGCCTGGCTGCGATAGCCCGGCGGTCAGCGCGGCCCGCAGTTCCCCTAGCCGCCGCTTCTCCTCGTCCGTCATGTAGGTGCCGTGCGCGGCCAGCCACTCCAGTTTCGGCCGCTCAGCCGTAACCGGCGCCGGAAGTTCGCCCGTCCAGCCGAGCTTGTGCAGCGCCACGTCGACAGGCATTCCGGCGATGAGTTCGGCGGCACCGGGCGGCAGGCGCGCGGCCATCTCGGTCATGGCGTCAGCCAGTTTGCGCGCCTTGCGCGCCTCGTCTGACAGCTCATCCGGCGTGACCATGACCCGCTCGCCGCTGGCGTAGTGCCGCAGCGTCATCGGGTGCTTGCGGGGATCGCCGTTGCGCGTGAAGCCGAGGCTCACGCTGAACACGTCGCCGGCCGGGAACTCCAGCGCGCGCTCGGGGCTGATCTGCGGCCAGTTCGGGCGGCTGATCTCCAGCTTCAGCGCATCGGGCCGGTCGGCCTCGAACTCCCGGATCTGCCCGTCCGCGTACTCGACCCGCAGCAGTACCCGGATAGCCACCGGCACCGGATCACCTATCGCGCTCATCGTCGCAGCCTAAACGGCTAGCACCCATTCCCGCCCCGCCGTGGCGGCTTTCCGCATGCCTCAGCTAAGGAGACCCGACCATGGCCGGCGCACCGCTTCTCTACACGCCTCCCGCAGTCACCACCACCAACGTGCTTTACGGGCTCGGCCTGGTGTTCACCGCGCCCCTGAACACGGCCCTTCCCTCGGACCAGAACCTGGGCGTCGGGTCGTCGTGGACTGGCGGCGGGTGGTCCTACATCGGCGCGACCGACGCGGGAGTTACCCTGACATGGACGCCTTCGGTGGTCGATATCAGTATTGAGGAACAACCTACACCAGTAGCGAAGATAGTGGACAAAGCGACCTTCGAGGTCAGCTTTAACTTCTCGGAAGAGACCCTGACAAACCTGAACGTAGCTTACGGGGCAGCGGGCAGCATAGCGGTCACCGCGCCGGGGGCTGGCCAGCCTGGCAAGAGCGTTTTGTCGATGTCGCTCAACTTCCCGACGCTTGCCTGTGCCGTCATCGGCAAGAACCAGTTCGGGTTCGCGCGGGTGCTCAGCATCCCGGGAGTCATGTCCAGCGGCACGGTGGCCACGTCCTACCGGCGCGCGGCGAACCAGAGGCTATACCCCTGTACCTTTGGTGCCACTTGTGCCTTCTCGTCCATCGTGTGGGTGGATTTGACGGCAATCGCGACTTCATAGCGTTTGTCCGATTCGACATCGGGATAGGCCGCACAGTGTGTTCAGTGACCCATAGGATCATCGATCCGATAGAATGTGCGAATTAGGCTCCAGTGCCTGCACCTCTCCAAGTAGCAGGCACCAGAGCGTCACCGACACCTGGTAAGAGGCATCGACGTGGCCGATCGTACATGCTCGCTCTGCGACAATCCCTGGCACAAGCGCGACTGGTGCGGCGCTCACTACAAGCGCTGGTACAAGTACGGCGATCCGCTCGGGCAGCCGGCACCAAAGGTAACGCCCGACCTGCCCGGAGAGCGATGGCTTCCCGTGGTCGGCTGGGAGGGGCTGTATGACGTCAGCGACCTCGGGCGCGTCCGCAGTGAATCCCGGCTAGGGCATCCCGGCCGCACGCTCAAGCCGTTCACGTCCGGCCAGTACGGCTACCTCGCCGTGAAGCTGTGCCGGGACGGGGGCGGGGTAACCGCCTATGTCCACCAGCTAGTCGCGCAGGCGTTCGTCGGCCCGTGCCCTCCGGGTCAGCAAGTCCGGCACGGTCCTGGTCGCTATCTCGATAACCGGCTAGCGAATCTCTGCTACGGCACACCCGCCGAGGACGCAGAAGACAAGGTGCGGGATCGGTCGGCGAATCGCGGCGAGAAGAACAAGCACGCCAAGCTCACGTGGGCAATCGTCGCGGACATCCGCAGCCGCGCCGCTGCTGGCGAGTTGCAGGCCGACCTCGCGACCGAGTACGACGTGAGCGGCCCGAGCATCAGCCTGATCGTCGCCGGCAAGACGTGGCGCCACTACTGACCAGGAGGCCAAGATGACCACGGCATGGACCTCTAACACGGTGCCGGGAAGCCTGACCGTCACCGGGAGCCCGGCCGACACGAACTCTCACATGTCGGCCGGGGGAAGGTGCCCCAGGTGCGAGCGGATGACCTGGGAGCAGCGCTGCCCGGGCGTGGCGGGAGCCTTCATTCATCTTGGCTCGTAGGCCCCGTTACCGCCGGTCGCTCCGTGCGGCCAGCGTTGTGGGCGCGCTCGTGGGCCTTCGCGTTCTTCCGTGCTTCTCCTATCGTGTCGGCGTAGTCGTTGATCGCACCGCATCCGGGGTTGGGGCAGAACGAGTAGTACATCTTGTAGACCGTTACCTTCTGCCCGGGTGCCAGCGGCTTGAGGTCCATCACTGCCTCCTGTTACCTGCGGTCGCTTTGCGCGGCCGGCGATTCCGGTGTCTCCGGCTTCGCTGCCGCCTGAGCCCTTTCCCTGCGCCTCCCGTACCTTCCGGCCAGCAGAAGCGCTACCACCCCGGCCGCTATCAGCGTGACCTGCCAGTGACTGACCAGGAACGCCCCGAGCGCGACTATGCCCAGGGACAGCCCGAACGCGAGGAACAGGGCCAGGCACCCGCCGTTGCTGCTGCTGCCCGATGACCAGAGCGTGGTCCGTACGGGTCCTAGGTGCGGTCCCCTGACGTAGATCCTCATGGGGTGTCCACTTCGCTGCCAGACGGCTCGCTGGCATGCCGTGCGCCGTCGTCGTCCCACCTGATCGGGTCGGCGCCGTCCAGCCCGGAGAACGTGGCCGGCGATTCGTCCAGCCACTTCGCGGTCAGTTGCCTGTTCAGCCGCAGGTTCTCGGCCTCCAGTCCCGCCACCTTGGCCAGCAGGCTCGCGCGGGTCTCGATCTGCGCCCACTCGCACATCTCGTCCAGCACCCCGGGCGCGTCCTGGGCAGCGACGCAGACCGGTATGCCGGAGTCGCTCGCCCAGGAGACAGCCGTGATCATCAGGTGGCCTTCGTCGCACCGGGTTATCCCGAGCTTGCTGCCGGTCGCGGCTTCGTAGGCGTAGCTCACTGCTTCTCCTCTGGTGCTTCCCTGATCTCCAGGTTGGCGGGGTTGTTGTTCCGGGGATCGCCGTCCTTGTGGATGACGATCTTGCCGTTGACGCTGCGGTGTAGCCGGTACTCGGCCAGCGCTTCCTTGAGTACGGCGCGCACTGGCCGACCGGTCTCGGCGGCGTAGTCGTGAAGCCATGCCCGGTCCCCCTCCGTTGGCCGGAAGGAGATCGGGCCGTGCTTGTGGCGGTCGCCCATCAGGCTGCCCACACGTCGCGGAACATCCCGGCGCGGTAGGCAACCTCGCCGACCTGATCGGCGTAAACGTCGGTGCGCTCGCCCTTGACCCAGACCTTGCCGGCGCGGGTGAAGATCCGGCGCACGGTGTAGGTGTCGTTCCCTGCAAGGTCGATCGTTACTGAGTAGCCGTTGCCGCAGGGAAGCGTGATCCCGGTCTTGCGGATCGTGACCCGGCCGCCTGAGATGGCGCGGATGTTCCAGATCCCCAACTGTGCGGCGATCTCGTGGCCATCCGCATCGGCGTAGTCGTCGCCGTCAGCCGGTACGTCCTGTGTGGCCTTGACCGCGTGCATCGCGACGCGCTCATAGCGGGCGGCGAGCAGGACCAGTGCGGCGTCCATGTTCTTCTGTGCCCTCGCGGCTGTCATCCGGTGCTCCCTCATTCGGTGGTAGCACCACTCTATCTGTGGTAGCACCACAAGTCAATCCGGAAAGGATGCCGTGGCCACCTTCAACGCCGGAACGGTGCTTGAGAGACTTGACTACGATTTTTCGGCGCTGGCCGGCCCTCCGAACAACATCAGGGAGCTAGCCGAGGCGAAGGGCACGATCCGGGAGCCCACCTCCCTCCAGGTGCAGGCATACCTCCAGGCATCAGCCAGGGAGATGCAGCGGCTCCGGAGGGAAGCCAGGGCGGCTGTAGCGGACGCGGAAACCGCGGATGCGGCCGGCGAGGCAGCCGAACCCGGCCCGGACGCGACAGACGCCCAGCTCGCCGCACTGGCCAGCGCGGACGCGAAGAAGGGCGACGCCACCCGCAGGCGCGAGGCCGCCATGTTCTCCAAGCTGTGCTCCGGCGACCCGTCGACGGAGATCCTGCTGCTGCTGCCGCACCGCATCATGGCCGCGTTCGTCGAGTGGCTGATGAAAGAGGTGATGGACCCGGAAGCCGTGACCGGCGCTGGCAGTCCGCCTCTAGCGATAGTGCGGTCTCCAGCCGCCGGCTGATCCTGCATCTGGCGAGACGCCACCTCAACTACGGCACGGCCGAATGGGACTCCCTCGAATGGTGGGAGCAGCGGAACCACGTCGAAGGATTCGCCGCCGAGGGCCTGATCGAGTTGCCCGAGTCCGGCGAGGAACTGGCGGAGAAGGCCGGGATCACGCAGCGGACAGCGGATACCGGAGCGGACGTTATTGACCTGCTGGCGATGAGGGCGGAACTCGCCGGGGGGTGAGTCCCACGGCTTTTAACGCAGGTGACGTCGAGGCAAGACTCACGCTGGACAGGACGCCGTTCAACGACGAGCTGAGGGCCGCCAGGGCGGACGCCGACAAGTTCGCCCGCGAAGGTGTCACGGTCCCGATCAGCGCGGACCCGGCCAAGGCCGACGCCGAGATCGAGAAACTGAAGCGCAAGAAGCCCGTCGTCAAGGGCAACGTCGACCTGGACACCGCCAGGGCCAAAGCCAAGATCGCGGAACTGAAGAAGTTCTCCGACCAGACCATCGGCGTCAAGATCGCCGGCGGCCTGTCGCAGGCCCCGGCCTGGCTCGGCCCGGCGATCCTGGCGCTTCCCGCCGCGATGACGGTCCTCGGCGCGGCTACCGGCACGGCGGTGGCGTTCGGGTCGGCGCTGGCAACCGGCGGGATCGCCCTCGCGGCGTACGGCTCGGTCGCCAAGTCGGTGATCGGGCAGGCGTCCTCGGCGGCGTCCAAGGTCCAGCTCGCGCAGGAACGGTACAACGCGGCCATCGCGGCGGGGGCGTCGAAGTCGTCGGCGTACCTGGCCGAGCAGAAGGCCATCAACCTGGCCTACGCCAACATGTCACCGGCCCAGATCGCGCTGTCGAAGCAGCTCGGCGCCATGTCGGATCAGTGGACGGCGGTCAAGAAGTCCCTGACCCCGGTGATCGCCGCGTCGGTGGCGCCGTGGATGGCCGGGATCACCAAGGCCATGTCGTTCGCGAAACCCGTCGTCTCTGACGTGTCGCAGGTCGTGTCGTCGCTGGGGTCGGCGTTCGCGTCGCTGGTGGCCTCGCCCGCGTTCTCTGCGTTCGCGAAGTTCATCGGCACCGAGGGAAGCAGCGTCATCAACGCCGGCGGCGGGGCGCTGCTGAACTTCTTCCACGGCTTCATCATCTTGCTGCCCCAGTTCAGGCCCCTGATCGGCGACGTGGACCAGGGCATCACCCACCTGGGAACCTCGTTCCTGACGTGGTCCCAGTCCGATGCGTCGCGGGCGGACATCCAGAAGTTCCTGGCCTGGGTGCATGACAACGGCCCGGTGGTCGGGCATCTGCTGCTGGCGGTCGGCGGGGCGCTGAAAACGCTCGGCGGGGGGCTTCTCGGGGGTCCTGCGGGCGGGGCCGAGATCCGGCTGCTGACCGGGTTCTTCGGCCTGATCGCCAAGTTGCCGCCCGGCTTCGTGCAGCCGGTAGCCGACCTGGCGGCCTCGCTGCTGCTGATCTCCAAGTTCAGTTTCGGCCGCAAGATCATCTCGGTCGGGGTGAACTTCGTCGGCCAGGGCCTCGCCAAGCTGTGGAACCTGCTCACGCCCGGCGGCAGCCTCGACTTCACCACCAAGGTCAGCGGCGCAGCCGCGATGCAGGCCGCCGGGGACACGATGCTCACGGCATCGGTGAACATGCAGCGGGCCGCCGAGACGATGGTGGGTGCCGGGGCCGAGGGCGGCATCGCCGGCAAGGGCGTCGCGGGCGCTGAAGGCGCGGCGGGGGCTGCGGGCGGAGGTGCTGCCAGGGCGGCAGAGGGTGGCGGCGCGAGGATTCTCGGCGGGGTTTCGGCGCTCATCCCGGTGGTCAACTTCGCTGCCGCCGGGGCGTTCGCCATCGCCACGCTGGCCAACGCCTTCGACAACGTCACCGGCAAGGCCGGCAAGTTCGTCGCCGAGCAGGCTCAGGCAGACAAGGCGACCGGCACCAACATCGCAGGGTACCGGAAACTGGCCGATCAGCTCCACAAGACGCTCAGCAGCAACGCCGATATCGGCAAGGCGCTAGGCCTGAAGAACCTGCGCGGCGCGGGGGATCAGATAACGGCCCTGGCGGCGGCGGAAAAGAAAGCGTCGTCGATGGCCGCCGCGCTGGCCCAGGCCGCGTTCGCCAAGGCCACGAAACAGCTGACCGCGGTGATCCAGGCCGGGCACATCCCGCGGGCGCAGTTCGCCGCCGACCTCACCACGTCGGCGCTGAACAGCAAGAAGGCGAAAACCCTCACCGACGCCTACACCCTGGCCGTCGCGCACAACGGCACCGCGTCGGATGCCGCGCAGCATTTCCGGGCGCAGATGGTCGCCGACTTCGTGCACCAGGGCCTTAGCGCTCAGCAGGCCAACAAGCTGGTCGACACCTACACCGCCGGCGTGGAGAAGAACGGCAGCACCGCAGCGGGGAAGGCTGCGGCACGCGCGCAGCTCATCAGGGACTTCATCGCCGCCGGGGACACCGCGAAAGAGGCCGCGGCGAAGGTCGACAAGCTGATCGGCCAGATCGCCGGCGTGCACTCCAAGGCCGTCACGATCTCCGTCAAGGGCTCCGGCTCGTTCACGATCACCAACGCCGGCACCATCTCCGTGGGCGGGGGGACCGGGAAGCTGCACGGCGGCGCGGCCACGGGCGGCCTGATCACCGGTCCCGGCACCGGCACCTCCGACACGGCGGGCCTGTTCCGGCTGTCGAACAAGGAGTACGTGCAGAACGCGGCGGCAGTCGCCCATTACGGCATCGCGTTCATGGACGCGGTCAACGAGAAGCGGTTCCCGAAGATGGCCGGCGGAGGGCTCGCGGCCCGCTTCTCGGGCACCCCGGACGGTCTCGGCGCGTTCGATGCGCGGGAATGGCGCGCAACCCAGTCGATGATCGAGTCGGCTGACGCCACGGCAGCCGCAGCCGCTCTCCGCAAGTCCATCGCCGCCGCGCGGGCGCAACTGCTGGGCGGCCTCGGCAATGCTACCGGGGGGCCGCTGGCGATCCTGGAGTACGCCAAGCAGTTCCTCGGCACCCCGTACGTGTGGGGGGGCACGACACCCGGAGGCTGGGACTGCTGCCTGACCGGGGACTCCCTCGTGCGCACCGCTGACGGCCTCAAGCCGATCGTGAGCGTGACAGCGGGGGACACGGTCATCACCTGGGACCAGGGAAAGCCGGTCCTCAGGCGCGTTCTCAGGCGCTCCGAGCCGCGCTTCCAGATGACGTACCTGGTGGCGACGGCATCGCGGGAACTGAAGGCCAGCGGCAATCACCCGTTCCTGGTGATCCGCCCTGGCGGGGAGTACGCGCCCGGCGACGGGCACGCGTGGATTCAGGTTGACTCCCTGCGGCCCGGCGACCTGCTGGTGAGGCTGGAGCAGGGCCGGTTCGAGACCGAGCCGCTGCTGTCGGTGACGCCGCTCGGCGAGGCCGATACCTACGACATCACGGTCGACGGCACGCACAACTTCGTGGCCAACGGCCTGGTAGTCCACAACAGCGGCTACACGTCATTCGTCTATCACCATTTCGGGATTCCCGCGCCCCGTACGTCGCAGGAACAGCAGTTGTGGGCGCAGCCCAGCGGCGACCAGCCGGCGGCACTCGTGTTCTTCTACGGAACCGGCGGCGGCGCGACCCACGTCGGGCTGAGTATCGGCAACGGGACGATGATGAACGCCGCCGACCCCGCCCTGGGCACGCTGATCTCCGGTTCGGGCGGCAACACCGGCTTCGGGGTGCCTCCCAGTGCCTCGACCGGGGGGCGGGGGCTGGCCGGGCCGAACCCCCGTCTCCGGTCGTTCGACAACGGCGGCTGGCTCCCGCCCGGGATCACGCTCATGGACAACCGCACCGGCAGGCCCGAGCACCTGACCAGGGACAGCGGCAGCCAGCCGCAGGGAGCGTCCCTCAGCGACGTGGCCGGGCTGATCTCCCGGCTCATCGGGGCCGTCTACGACAACGCCGGGATGACCGCTGACGGGGTCGCCGAAGCCCTCGGGGCGGCAGCGTCGAAATCTGCTTACCGGTCCGCGTACTCGCCGAGATGACCAGGGGCGGGTGAATGACGGACTCGCTCATACTCTGCGAGCAGATCCAGCTCCTGGGCGGCGGCGTCGCCTCGACGATCCCCGAATGCGCGGGCGCGATGTTCCGGCTCGGCCCCGGTTACTCACTCGGCTCCCCGGACCCGCAGTCGTCGTTCGTGGCCAGCCTGATCCTGGACGGGGAACGGCCGGCGGGCCGGCGGGCCGGGAACCGGACCCCGTCGATCCCCGTCGTCATCCAGGTCCCGTCCACCGGGAACTCCCAGAACGACCGGGCCACCCTCGCGGCGGCACGGGAAATGCTAGTGCGGGCCGTCGACGCCGAGACGTTCACCCTGAAGTGGACCCGCGAGGGCGGCCTGCCGCTGGTCCTGGACTGCTACCGGGCCTCCGCCACGGTGGTCGACTACTCGATCCCGCTGGACCAGGGACTCGTGTCGACGCTGACCCTGTCATTCACCGCCGCGCCGTACGGCCGGTCCGACGTGCCCACGGTCGCCGATTTCCCGTCGCCGATCAGCGGGAAGGCCGCGCCCGGGTCGACCGTGGTGATCGACGACTACTCGACGGTGACCGGGACGCACTGGTCACGGTCAGCGACCGGGCCGGGGTCGAACTCGGCGTTCTGGTTCACCGGCACGGACGGCGCCGGGGCGCTCGCCGTCTACACCCGGACCGGGATCGGGCCGGTCAACCTGGCCGGCCTGAACGGGCTGACGGTGTGGGCCGGGTTCGGGTCCAGCAACTGGTTCGAGTTCTGGGGCCGCCGCAAGGCCGGGCCGGTGCAGTTCACGTTCACCCTGAGCGACGGGGTCCACACGGCCAGCACCCACGTGACCCGCCGGGTCAAGATGTCCAACAACTCCTACGCCCCGGTGTGGCAGCGGATCCGGGTGCCCCTCCCCGTCACGGGATCCCTGAACCTGGGCGCGATCACCGGGTACACGATCAAGGCGTCGTCGCGGGCCGAAGGCGACATGCGGTACTCCGACATCTACCTCGACACGTTCCAGGCCGTCGCGTTCGCCACCACCGCCGCGCAGCAGCCGGTCACCGGGACCGTGATCGACCTGGCCGGGATCGCCGGGTCGGCGCGGTCCCCGTTCTCCCTGCAGGTCCAGCAGCCCGCCGGCACCACCAGCCAGCACACCAAGGTGTACTCCACGCCCGGCGACTTCCTGCACCTCGCCGCGGCGGGGACCACGAGCATCCAGCGGGCCGAGACGTACGGGGCGGGCGGGAAGGGTTCCTCCGACTCGTCGAACCTGTTCCGGGCCGGCGGCGGCGGCGGCGAGTACCACGGCGAGCCCGGCATCCCCGTCACCCCCGGCAACACCTACCCGGTGCACGTCCCGGCCGGGGGGAACTCGACCTCGGGGACCGCGGACCTGGCGTCGTTCACCGGGGACGGCGGGCTGGTCGTCACCGCGCACGGCGGGTCGAACCGGCCCGACAACACGGCGACGTCCGGGGCGGGCGGCACCGGGGCGTCGGCGTTCCAGCAGCTCTCCGGGCAGCAGGGCAACTTCGACGGCGGGATCGGGACCTGGCTATCGTCCGGCAACGCCACCGTCGCCGCCGACGCCTCCCAGCACCAGGCCGGCACCGGGGCACTGAAGCTGACGTCCGCCGCGTCGGGGGATATGTCGGCCGGGTCCTGCTCGGGCAGCAACATCCTGACCCAGGGCGAGCCGTGCGACCCGCTGTTCCCGGTGGCGGTCACCGGGTACGCGAAGACGGCGGTGTCGGGGCGGTCCTGCTCGGTGGGCGCCGAGTTCTTCGACGCCTCCGGCACCAGCATTTCCACCATTTTCGGCTCCGACTTCACCGACGTGACCACCGGCTGGACCCTGGCAATCGCCACCCTGACGCCCCCCGGCGGGTCAGTGTGGTGCCGGGCGCGGGTCCGGGTCAAGGCCACCGGGGCGGCGTCCGAGGTGCACTGGTTCGACACGCTGACCCTGACTTCCGGCCTGGTGAACGCGGGCGGGCAGGGCGGCGCGGGTTCAGCCGGGGGGCCGTTCGCGGGCGGCGGCGGCGGCGCGGGCGGGCCATCGGGTATCGGCGGGAACGGCGGCGGGTTCGCGACGGGAACGGGCGGAACCGCGGGCGGGGGGCTGGCCGGGGCGGGGGGCGCGGCCGGCACCGTGCCGGTCAAAGCCGGGAAGACGGCAGGCGGCGGCGGCGCGGGTGCCGCGAACCCCCTGCCGGGCACGCTGGCCGGCGGCAAGGGCGCGAACGGCGCGGTCGCGCT